ACTTTACGTGCAGTTATCGAAAAAGGTAAAGAACCTTATACTGATTTTAGACCAGATGAAGAAGTATCTGCTATGTTGTCTGTATCATCTATTAATAAGCGAATGGTTACTTCTATTCTTACGAATGGAGCTTTGAATAAGCTTATGATAGAACTAGATCGTACTATAAAAGATAAACTTGGAATTCCTTATGATGTAAATAATCTATAAATAAAATTCCCAGTAGGCTTAAAAACCTACTGGGAGTAAGAAGAAGAATATAACATGAATATGAACTGGAGTCGAGGACCTGGGAGTCGAACCCAGCCTCTTCGGTTTATGATACCGCTGCATAAAGCCAGCTGTGCTAGTCCCCATTATTTTTCTTTTTAATATATAGTAATTGGTATTGTAAATTATTACATCTAGTAATACAATAGATTAAATATATGTATGTTCTCTAAAATGTATTTGTCTCCTAAATTTAATTGTTAACTATTATAACTGAAGGTATGTATTTTAATGGAGGATAAATCACGATGGAGAATAATGAAGCTTCGGTTGGTGTTTATACTGATTATGGTATAGCTACTATCCTAAGTAATTTCTCAGATGGTATGATCCAGGATATTATTAGAGAATCTCTCGATTATAGATTTAGACCATTCGGATTGAGAGCTCCAAATTATCCAGAGATCATAGACCAGCAGTTAAATAATGTCAAGACTCATAGTACCGGATATGATAATGAAATAGAAGAGCAACGTGTAGGTGCTATGAATAGTATTATTGGTACTATACTTGATTACTATCAGTTATATATTACTACAGAAATACCAGATGAATTATTATATTCAGTATGCTATATTCTATATCAATTGTTTGTATCTGAGTTTACAGAAAGAATGACAAATTTCTTTACTCAATATATATTAAATAATATTAATAGTATTATTAATAAAATTAGAATTGATAATTTGGGTGGTAGTAATAAAACATCTAAAAATTCATATGTAAAGAAGATTTATAATAATAACCAAGATCTTGAATTGGTATATGAAAATATGGGTTATATTGTAGATATATTGGCTGGATTAGATATACCTTTTGAAGATCTAGTAGCATATCTCTCTGATAAGAAAACTGCAGATTTTATATCTACTTATGTATCAGATAAAGGAGATATTTATAAGAACTACTTTGCTAAATTCTTAGTAGATCAAACTACTAGTGCTGATATGATTACAAAAATTAGATTAAAGTACGTAGAAGCAACTATAGAGAATAAAGAATTACTAGATCCAACTACTAACCCTTATATTAAATAAAAATACTATTAAAAGGAGAATTTTATATGGATTCCGAGAATAAGATTACTGTACCTGATATTAATAATGATAATGATATTTACGACGAAGTTGCTCGTATTCCTGAAGAGGATTTTGATAACCATGATATTAATACAACTCCTGTAAAGAAAGATATAAATGGAGAAGATACTACAGCAGATAGTAATAAAGCTATATCTATGGAGGAGGGATTAGATAAGATCGGAGATGCTTTATCTGATATTACTAATGAAGAACTTCTTTTCAATGGGGACTATGAAGTTACTGCAGAAGATGTGAAGAAATGTGTAAACGATTCTACTATTTCTTCTCCAAAGTTTGAATTATCTGAAGAATCTGCTCTTGAGATTGTAAAGTTAATTAATAAGATTAGAGAAAATAAGAATTTTGTAAAGAATACTAATATCTATAATGAATTTCCCGATGAAGTTAAGAGTATGATAGATCAATTCCTTGTATCTAATGGAGTTGTTCCTACCATGAAAAGCAATCAAGTTCGGTATATGAAGAACTCTGTTGCTAAATCTCTTCTTGGTGAATTCTCTACATATATTGAAATGAATAGTGTTACTAAGAATTTCAATGCGGAAATAGAAAATATCTTTAAAGAGATGGGTACTAATATATCTAGTCTATATAAAGATTATAATAGAGAAAGAGATAATTATCTGAAAGAGATTCTTTCTAAGATTCCTGAAGATAATGTAGATAAGAGACAGATTATTACAGACACTATGGATGCTATACATGATAGCTATACTCTCTCTAGGATAAAAGAAGCTGTTCCTAAGATGAAGAAGATTAGAAAGATTGAAATGGAAAAACCTAGAGCTAGAGTATTTAGTGATTTTGAAGCCAAGTATAGAGAATCTCCATATAATATGTATTCTCTTGATATAGCTTTGGATGTTTTGAATAGGTATAATCATAATGAAGAAGATCCTACAAATAATCTTAGATTCTTAATTGCTTTCTGTAAGTATTGTAGTAATTATAATCCTAATATTGTTCCTGAGCATAGCTTTATGTTCTATACGATCTATAATATCATTACATTAGATATCTATAAAGGTGCAGATTTTGAAGAATTCTCTGTAGAGTTTTTAAAGAATATTAATGAGATTATTGATCTTATTAAATATGATAAGTAATATTATATAATATAATTGCTCTAAGGGATATTCCCTTAGAGCAAAATCCTTTTTAATAATATACTATATTAATGAAAGGAGGAATTGATGTTTTAATGTACTTTACTTATGAAAATTTTGTAAATCATAATGTTGTAAATATATTTACAGACGCCAGTATGATTAAACATTATAATGGAATCATGTCTGGATGTTATGGAGCAATAGTTTGTTGTAACGGTAAGATTATAGATAGTGAATATAGAATTATGCCTAATTGTACTAGTAATAATGCCGAGATTAGGGCAATACGATCTGGTGTAAATCTTGCTATTAAATGGAGAAATCTATTTCCATATCAGCCTATATTTAATCTATTCTCTGATTCTCAAATATCTATATATGGTATTAGAGATTATATCTACGGATGGAAATATAATGAAAATGATTTAATTGGTAAAACTAATACTCCTGTAAAGAATCAATCTATATTCTTAGAGATAGTTAATCTTATTGTAAATTCTGGATTATATATTAATTTCTTTCACCAAAAGGGTCATGTAAAATTAAATAATTATGGTAGTATCAACAATGCTATACATGTATTTATTGACGCTAATGGTGTAAGAGATAGAGTAGAGATTAAATTCATTAAGTATATATCTAGAATGAATAATTTAGTAGATGATACTTCCAGAAAGCAATTACAGATGGTGGCAAATTGGGATGATTTCAATAAAGAAGATGTATTTGAATTCACCCCGTTTGATCATAAGAACAAGTTAAAGCAGTATAATATGCTGCAAGGGTCCAGGTATTATATTTAAGGAGGAATTAATAATGAACGAAGATAATCAGAATAGTGATAAGAGGAATCCTTTTGTAAAGTTGGATAAATGTGGTGCTATTATTAATGATATTGATTATGATAGTAATGGTAGATTAAGTTATATGCCGTATAGTGGCGTAGATAATACTGAAGGTAAGAATAAGGTTGTTTCTACACCCGATGCATATACTGCAGCTTTATCATATACGACATGGTGTAATGATGTTATCAGCAAACAAATATTCAATACACCTGCAGAATTAAGTGTTGAATATGCTAAAACTACTCTTAGTAATATTGATTATATTATTAATAGTAGATTTAAGTTTGAAATAGCTACAGCTATTCTTACTATATTCAACGCCAATACCAGAGCTATGGTATTGCCGTATATTATTGATTCTGATAGCGAATTGATTAATTATAATTCGTTTATGCTCGCTAGTCAGCATCTACTCGTAGAGAATTTATTCGATAAGGATAATCTTCCAAAAGATTCTGCCAAATATTATGATTATAATAGTAAGTATAAAAATAATGAATTCGATAAATATTGTGTTGGTGTAAATGAAGTGGTTGTTAAGTCTTCAAGAATTATTTCATTCTTATCTGCGGATATTGCTAATATTTATAGTAAGTATATTTATGATATTTTACCTGCTATAGATATTACAAAATTTGCAAACGATTCTATTGATTCTCTTGGTATTGATAGATCTTTGGTAAGTAATGATAATGATTTGCCGTATGTATCTTCTATACTGAATGAAGCTGCTTATAGCGACTTAATGAAAATTACTGAGATTGTTGAATTACTTGTAAACCATTCGTATTATGTTTTTACGAATTTATATATGAGTATCATTTCTAGAACACCTAAGCAGATGCTTGAAGATAAATCATCCAATCAGCAGCCTGCTATAGATACTAATCCACATACAAATTCCAAAAGCTTAATGAACAATATCATGTTTAATGAATATATGAATAATTAAAATATTATTTAATCATATACTATAAATATGGAAATGTTTATAGTATATGATTTATACTAAATTTGTTTCTAGAAAGAGAGGAGTATAACTTTGTGATAACGTACGATTACGTCACAAAAGAACCTTTGAAGGAAGATCCGAATGATAATAGTGGAGATTTTGCTTTCAATGTTGCTGATGCTTATAATTATAACCCACAACAACAATATATTCCACAACAGCAACCTACTCCAGTATTTACAGGAGCTCCTATGAATACACCGGTAAATCCATATTTTCAACAACAGGTACAACCTCAGTATTATAATAATGGATTTACAGGATTTGTAGGAAATCCATATTTCTTACCTCAAGGGGGAATGAGTCAACCGGTTGGTGTTTATAATCCATATTTTCAGCAGCCAATGTTTTTCCAACAAGCACCTCAACCAGTAAAAGATCAAGTAGTGTTTGTAGATGGTTATAGTCCTTATGGTAAAGGATTATTACCACAGGGGATAGAAGCACAATGTGATCAATTACAGATGGATATGATGCTTGAGCAAGAGAAAGTAATAGCAGAACGCGAGAAACGTATTCAAGGATATTATATCAATAATGGTTATTATAATGGATATAACTATTATGGAATGCCTTATATGAATACGATGGATCAAGGTGTATATAACAGATATATTGCTCAAGTACAAGAGTTGACAAATCAAGCAATTCAAAGAAGGAGTGATTTTAATAAGAATATATCAAGATTAGTGCATAAGATTGTAGGGGATGATATTTCTGAAGAAGAAATTGATCGTATCTATGACGGTTATAGCTATACAATTCCTGGTACAAAAGTTCAGGAATATCAGATTCAGGATAAATTAGATAGATTAGTTCCAGTAGATAATAGTGCTTATTATCAACAGCAGTTTGATAATGTATCTAGAATGTATAGGAGCTTAATGCCTGAGACTGATAATCTGAATGAATGGTTGCATAATTGTGGATATTTGATCTTGGAAGATAAAATGGAAAATCATATTCATAATATGAAAGATGCTTCTAGATTTTATACCCCAGATACATTCCATATGTTCTTGAGAAGATATGCTAAAGAGAATAATATACAGAAGAATCAAGAACAGGTTGTACAGGATTTGAAAGGGGGTAATATTAATACTCTTCCTACAAATAGAGATGAAGCTGCAAGATTATTATTTGGTAATCAAGTAGCTGCAGAAATGGCATCTTTCAGAGAAAAACTGGAAGGTGGATATGTTCCTATAGGTCCTCCGAATCAAGCAGGAACTCCTGTAGTAATGACAGATGAGTTAGAGAATGAATTTGAGTTAAGAAGAGGAGCTTTTGTAAACTCTATATTTAATAATCAAAATCATGCTCAACAGAATGCTATGAAGGGAGTGACATAATGGAGCTTCCTGATCAGAAGATAATAGATACTATTCAATCTAGAGTAGTATCTCAAGATGAGTTTAATTACGATCATCTAATGGCAAGACCTCTATATAGTATGGTTTCTCAATCTGATATAGATGAAGTATATAGAATAGCTACATCTATTAGATTGGCTGGTAATCCCAGAAAGAGATATAAATTAATAGATGAGGTAATGCATAATAGAGGATTTAGAAAACTCAGTGCAGGTACTAATAGAGTAGCTTATACCTATTTCGAAGATCCTAGTATAGTGGTTAAAGTTGCTGCTGATAAAACAGCTATTATGGATAATCCCAGAGAGTTTGTTAATCAGCATAAACTTAAACCATTTTGTACTAAAGTATTTGAAGTTGATCCTTCTGGTACTATGGGAGTATTTGAGAGGGTTAAGCCTATTACTAGTAGAGAGGAATATATTACAGTAGCTTCAGATGTATTTGAAATGCTGGATATGATTACCTCTAAATATGTTTTAGCAGATATTGGGACCAAGTTCTTTATGAATATTGGAATTAGGAATAATTTTGGAGTAGTGCTTCTAGATTTCCCGTATTTATATGAGATAAATGATCCTAATAGTTTAGTGTGTAAGAAACCTGATATAAATAGTCCTGGAGGATTCTGTGGTGGGTTGATAGATTATGACGAAGGTTTCAATACACTAAGATGTAATAAATGTGGTGCTATTTATAGAGCACAAGAACTGGGAAGTTATTTAAAAACTAATAAGGTAATAATGAAAGGAATCGGAAAAATGGATGCAAAAATCAGAGTAAGTTTCACAAAGAATGGTAAGAAGTTTGAAATTGGTAATGCTACGAAACCGGATATTATCAAGGAAGAATCTCCGGTAATTAAGCATATTGAGGAGGAGAAACCTCAGACTGTTTCTGATAATAATACTATTAAGGTAAGAGTGATTGGCAAGAAAAACTTCAGCTATGATGTCAATACTAAAGAACCTAATGTAGATAAGACCGAATATAATTTCGGATCTAATAATAAGAGAAAATATCAGCAGCAGCACTATAATCCGGTTCCGGTAGCTACAAATACAGAAAACGGACAGAAGATTCCTTTTGCAAGGTTTTCTAAGGTAAATAATAGAAACAATCTGGTATTTACTGTAAAGATCAATAATAGTATTCATGAGATTGTTGTAGATCCCAGCAGAATTCCAAATGATACAAAGAAGTTATTTATTAATGACTTTGAGAATCTCTCTAATAATGCTCATGAGCTTGAAGTAGCTAAATCAGATATTAATATGCTGGAAACGAAATTATTGGCTGCTAATACTGACAGAGAATATAAGATCAATATGCTGAATGATACTATCAAGAAAAATGAAAATCTTCAGGCACAGATCAAAGATCTTGAAGAAGAGTTGAATAATAGTACTGTTAAAGATGATAGGATCAAAGAGTTGGAAGATGCTAATAATAAGTTAGCAGAGGCTGAAGCAGAAGCTTCTGATAAAATAGCAGAACTCCAGGCTCAGATTGATAATATGAAAGAGGAGATTATTGGTTATAATTCTCAGAATGAAGCTCTCAGAACTGCATTAACAGATGCTCAGAATAATGTAAATGATTTGACGGATGAAAATCTGTCAATCAAAGAAGTTCTGGAGCAGTATCAGGGTAGTGATCCGGAACAGGTAGAAACTTCCAGTGAGTATACTGTAGAGGAAAACGAAGATTCTGAGGAAGAAAGTAATAATATCTACTTTATGAATGCAGTTCATGCGAAGTTGAAAGATATTATGGACGTAACAGGTAAGAAAGTAAACTTCGAAGAAAATAGCGATATAAGTAAGGATACTGAAATTATCTTGTTCAGGGATAATGAAGGTGGATTCTTGTCTGATTTTTATAATAATATATTCGCTGGTGTAAATCTTACGGAGTTGGAGATTAATAGATCGGAGGATAATTCTAAAGAGTAAATATGGATAATCGAGTATTGACCGGTAGAATTGATATTACAGATAATATCATTCTTATAAGAGAATTGCTTAATAGCTTAGCTGACTCTACTGTCATAATAAATCTCGATGAAGATAATAAACTAGAGGGTAATATAGTTATTCAGGGGACGATGTTATTACCGCCCCCTGAAGCTATAATAGCTGAGCAAGATGGTGACGAGTATAGTTATGATACCATACTCAATGAATATTATAATATTCCAGACATGCAGTTATTTGTTACCGGTATTATAAATATGCTCTATAGGGGAAATAATATTCTATTCTATTATCCAGATTTAAATCCTACAGAATCAATAACTATTCCTAAGCTGTTGAATTTGTTTTGGAATAAGTTTGGGTTAGGGATAGGAATTATTGGTATCAGAGAATGTAGTTACAATTATGCTAATATACCAATGTGGTTAAATATGCTATATTCTGTAGATGCTATATCTGCTTATGAATATTTATCAAAATATCCCAATGATGCAAAGATATTGGATTCGTTTATGAGTAAGCTGATAGGAGATATTAGACCAATAGATAAAGGATCTGAAAATAAGATAAATACGATCTATAGACTTAGAAAGATACTTCATGAGAAACCAACAGTAAGAGAGGCATTCGTAAAAATGTGAGTGAGTATAATAATATTATATTGAATTTAATCAATAGAGACTTGAAGAAAATAAAGAAAGTACGGATTGTAATAACTATATTTATTATAAGTATTATAATCTGTATATTATCGAGGAAAACAAAATGTTAATGTACGGAAATGCTATAGCTGCAGATTATGTATTTGATAGACCTAATACTAAAATATATAATCTTACTTCTTTAGCAGAAAGATACGCACCGTATAGAATTCCAATAGTTCCTCCAAATAGTCTTGGATCTATCAATGAGTATGAATTTGATATCAATTATATGCATTGGATAATAGATAATGATATTAATTTCTCTACATTCATGACTATGATTATAGATCTGTATAATGGTATCGACATATTTATAGTGGTATCTGAAGATGATTGGAGTCAAATAATAACAGAATCTCTACTAAAATTAATACAACAACGTTATGGTATTATTGGTAGTTATATTAACGATGTAGACGATCTGTTATCTGCGGAAGATATTGGATTTGCAGAAGGTTATGGTATATATAATCTTGATAATGATATAGAGAGATATAATTATATCTATCAGGATTATAAAGTAAAGAACGGATTGGTAAGATCGGATGATTACGTTGTCTGAATTAGCTTCTAAACATAATTATCTAACTTCTATTCCATTTATATTCGATTCTAATATCTGGGAGTATGATATTAGTCAAGCTAATATTAATACTCTCAGAGCTTTTAATAGAATATCGGATGAAGAATATAGAAGATTATCTGTATCTCCTAAGATGGAAAGAGAAATCGTTATAGGAAATTGGATTAAGAAAGATCCTTCTATTCAAACTGATATTTATAAAGGTATAGAAGAAGCAAAATATAAATTAATGGAAGAGGGTAATATAGATCCGAATAAAGTAATAAGAATTGCTAATGATGCTGTATGTTTTTCTAGCTATATTAATATATCAGATTTAGGATATAAAGATGTATATATTAACGGTAATCATAAGGTTACTTTTAGACAAAAAGGATATTATACATTCTATATGAATCTTAAGACTAGTAATGTATTATTCTTTTTTGGACCTGGAGATAATAGTGGTTATGATGTAGATATTATAGGAATAAATAATAGTAAATTATATTTACATAATTATTTTATATCATTTATTGTAGATATAATTAATTCATATCTTAATGGCGGTAAGAATACAGCATTAATACATTTCAATAAATTCTATAATGAATATATTAATAGAAAACTACCAATAGAATATTATAGAGAATTTAACGCACTATCGGGTTATATAATTAGAAGTACTTATGAGAATTTTGTATTAGAATATATAGATCAACAATATATAGATAGAATCAATATTGATTGTAATTTGAATATTCTAAGAACAATATATTCTTATCTAATAGCAGCACCATAAAGTCCTAGGGTTTTATATCCCTAGGACTTTATTTTTTATTCTTTAATTACATTAAATTCAATAGAGAAGTTTAGTACATATAATTTTGTACGTAGTTGTATCAAATCTATTAGATCTTTATTATTATTTATTACATGAGTGATACTTAATAGTGATATGGTTTCTGGAGTCATATTTTTCAATACCATAGTGGATATATAAGATATCATTCTTTCTATATCCTCACTATTTAGGAATTCTTTCTGAGTTTTTGCTATTTCAAGAACTTGGTATATATTAGCAGCATTTATAATATACTTATCTAATACTTCATCTATTCTATCTACAGCATTATCTTCAAGAAGAATTTTTATCCTACCTAAATCAACAGCTCCATTATTATCATTTACTTGTTTATTTTTATTACTAATTCTAGTAGTAATAAGAAAACTAATAACAGAACAAAGCACCAACCAAGACACTACTATTATGATAATAAGCATTAGAATCATATCACTATTTTTCATTTATTTATCCCTCATTCATATTTATCTATATTTAGAATTGTTTCCATTCTCTTAGTCATATTAGACTGTTTACGTTTTATATATTTGATCTTGGAAACTGTTTCATTTTGCCATTCTCTATAAGCAGTAATAACCTGATCATGATAAGGACAGAGAATAATCTCTTCCTCTTTCCCCATTTCTTTCGCTTGCTGTATTAATTTATCAACTTTATTATTCCATAGATCGTCTATCAATTTATCCAATTCATTACTAACCACATATTCTTGTTCTACTATTATTGCTAATAGTTGCTTATGTAATTCGGTACAAATATTTATTTTCTGTTGTAATTGATTATTCTTTTTTATATTTAATATATTAACTATAACTACTATCGCAATACAGATAATCAATATTGTTTGGATTGTAGTAGACATGGTGGGTTCTCCTTATTCTTTTTTATCGTCCTCTTTTTTATTATCTTTATGCTTGACACGGGGATCAAACAATTTAGATATTTTTGGAGTAGTGTTTATCAATTCTTCTGGATCTTCAATATTGTCTTCATTAAAAGGTCCAGATACCATAATATTCTTATTATTAAATATAGGTATATGATCTCTAGGTTTATTTTTTAATTTATGTATAGAATCTTCCAGATTATTAATCTTTTCATTAAGCATTTGTATCATCTTATCAAGATTATTGAGTCTGGAAGAATAACTAAATAAAACTACAATTAATAATATTGCAATAATTATTAACCATATAGACTCATATTCTCCGGCAGGCTTAGAAGCATTTGCTTCTTTTACTGCTAATAAAGATAATAAATGCAATTCTTTATCCTCCATATATCTTAATAGTATATTCTAGTATACACTATTACTTTTATCTTCTATATAGAAATCCCCACCCGTGTTAGTTTCAATCTCGTTAGCGTCTTTATAGGGTATTAAATCCATTGGAGAAACATTAGCTCCAAATTCATTATAATATGCAAAATTCAATATCTGTTCTTGCGGTATTATTTGTATCGTAGTTGGTAATTGATTTTGGTATTTATTGATATATTTATTAACTTTATTTGCTATATCATATGTAATCCCGTAACGATATCTTGATAATAATTCCCACCATTTTCCAAATGTCATATCTGGAGGTATATAAGCTTCAGGATCGTTTGTAAACATCTGGTGAGCTGTTACCGATAAAAAGCAACAAGGAATTCTATTAGCTCTATGCTCATTTATTAAAAGTTGTATAAGGTCAAAAGAAGAAATATACCCTACAGTATTTAATACATGCTCGCAGATAAGAATACAATCATCGAATAGCGTCAATATATTATGGTGCAATTCGATATCAACTCCGTCTTCAGATTCAATATCTCCCATAATTTGACAATGATCGAACCCTAAACCCATTAGATATGCTTTATATACTTTATAATCGGGACTTCTTCTAAATCTAGTTTCAGCATTCTTTATAAAATTCCTATAGACTTCAGGATCACTTAAAGTAGCTTTCGTTTGATAGAAGTAAATATCATAGGGTGCAGAGGGAGAATGAATTGCCGGGTTCTTATCACCCAGCGAGTATACATCGTAATCATTTACATTTTGGTTGGTTTTAGATTCAGATTCGTTTATAGATTCAAACACTTTAATTTTTTCTCCCATAATATTAGTACCTCTCTATTAATTTAATGTGAACGGGGTAAATTTATGTATAAATAATAATATACTATAATAGTGTATAAATAATTAATCTTCTATTATAGAAAGGGGTAAAAATGAAGATATTTATAAGTAGTAATAATAGTTATAATTCTAAAATGATAATGGATTATAACTCTTTAAGAAGCATGATCAATGAATGCTCGGACGACTATGAGTTTGTAGAATTCCTATGGGCTCATATGTCTAATAATCCCAACATAATAATTGGGTTTATAGAGCAATCTGAAACTGTAGACAAATACGTTTTCAAGTATAAGTTCGGGAACGATCAAACGATATATTCCCATACTTATAGCTTGAAAGATATTGCATCTAATATCAGAAAAACGTGTGGGTTCTTTAACGAAAGGAAGTAATAAAATATAGAGGGGGAGATTTATCTCCTCCTTTATTTTTTCTTTTTTCGTGTAATAGGCTACCTTTTTCACATATTATTAATCTCAAATCTTCAAGAAAGGAGGTACGTCTTCCTTGGCATTTTATATAAATAATTCCGCAAATACAAGTCATCCCCTAATGGATGCGATTGTAAAATATTCTAAAATCATATTGGATGATATGGTTTTAAAGAATGAAGAGGTTGCTACTAGTTATGAAACTCCTTCTTCATTAGAATGGTCTGATTATTTTTTAGCTGTAAAAAATGGATCTATGAGATTGGGATTTTTCCCTCCTACTTTATTATATGCATATCTTAGAGAGTATGGATATTCTGGATATGCTGCTTCCAATATAGTAGAAGATCCGACCAAAGTTACAAAAGAAGAATCAGAACAAATATTAGCATTTTGTAATAAAAGATTCTTAGAAGATTACGAAGAGGAGAATTTATATTATAGAAGATTAAACGGATTACCCCCGATAGATACAGATGAATTTGATATTTATATTGATTATGAGACTTATGGTCAGTATCTGGATATAGATAATGCTAGAACTGATTTTGATTTCTCAAAACCAATACATGAATATTCTGTTACAGAAATTACTACTTTGGAAACAATTGGTATTATGGATATACTTTATGATAAGTATATCAATAATAACGAAGATAAAGATAGTAGAGAAGGATATAAATATCTTAGATTCTTAGGTGGAAGAAAGATAGATATTTATACTGCTAGAATTGCTAATAATTGGGATATATTATATATGCCTCCAGTAGATATATACGTATCTACTAGATTTAAAGAATTATACGCAGCAAATAGAAACGTTTATGAAAGAAAGATAGATCAATTAGCTTACAGTGTACGTTCTGACCATTTCCAAGAAATGGTAATGTTTATGATCGTTTGTCAAACCTTTAATGATATGATCGTAGATACTCCAGAATGGTATATAAGAAGAGATATAATTGATCTTAGATCTGTACAATATTTCTTGGAATCTCAAGGAGTAAAATTCTTTGAAGATATTCCAATGAGATATCAGATTAGAATAGTAAAAAATCTTAATCGATTAATTAGATATAAATCCACCGATAAGAATATCTTTGATATTCTTGAAATTTTTGCCTCTGAAGACACTCAAGTTTATCAATATTATTTATTGAAAAAATATCGTACCACTGATCTTAAATCTCATACTATTACTGGATTTCCACCACCCCCAGAAGAATGGGAAATGGCATCAGAATACGATTATGGTGAAGTGTTAGACGATGAAGATTCGGACGATGATTCTGGTGAAGAATCTTCTGAAGTAGATGAATATGAATTTGATTTCCAAGATTTCGATGATCCTAATTATATTGTAAACGACGAAGTTCTTTATATGTATGATTATGGATCTGAAGAGACTCCTAATATTGCTGCTTGGACTACTCTTCCTAAGGATGCGTTTGGTAATTACGTATTAGACGGTTGGTGGGAAGATAATGAATTATATCATTATGGCGATGAGGATCATACAGATATATTAAACTCTACCGGAGATGGTTATGGAAATGATATGATCGGTAATGATCCTTTGGGAGATCCGTATGAAGTATTTGATTACGGTATGGAATCTGCTACTGCTGAATATGACGATCTTTCTGAATTCGAATTATATACTTATGATTTTGGATGGGAAGAAGAGCATATAGTAGAAGATTATAAAACCACTGAAGCCAGAATGCAATATGAGCAATCTACTAGAGTAATCAAGGATCAAGCTGGTAATATTTATGATTTGGAATTCATTAAAGTTCCAATAGACGATCAATATGATAATTATATTAAAGATTTTAATTATCGTGTAGATTATGACGAGATTACTTTAGATGATAAATATTGGGATGGTGAAGATAACCACGCCTATGTAAAGAATCAGCATCTTGCTACCAGTTATTATGATAATGGTACGTATAGAGATCATGACTTTACAATAGAAGGAACTAAATTTATGGGCTTAGAGTATAATGTTTCTCTAAGTCAGTTTAGTTATGAGCAAAATTATTATCTTGGTATGTTATTAAATACCAAGATAGATGTAAGTGCTATTAATATTGGAATTCCTTCTATACAGCAGAATACTTTCTTTAATATTCGCAATATTATATTATTCTTATACTGTTGTAATGGTCTATATACCGGAGAAGATATAGATGTAAACAATCCTTCTGAAGCAGTTATAAAGAGAGATAATAATCCTATACCAGACTTTGAACCGTTTATTGATATAGATGGTGGTTATGTATGGACTGGAGATGGTAAAGATGAAGATGGTGGTCCTGTTGAATGGGAATTACCGAATCTTGATTTTGGATCATTTAATCCAGAGGATGAAATCAATCTGAGAGAATATATAGATTGTGGAGAAGAGGAAGAGTATCCTACTTTTGAGAGTGAATTTGACGGTACTGTATACGACTATGGTGACGAAGAATATTATATAATTCCTGGTCATATGGATAGGGAATATGATTTTGGAGAAGAAGAGTCTATAAGGGGAATAATGGATACCACCGGTGCTCAAATCTTTGAATTTGATCACGATTCTCTATATCCAGCGGATAATAACATTAAAGATCTTAGTGGATTGTATGAATTTGGATATGAAGATGGTTATGAATTATTAGAGAATTATGATATCCAGATACAAGAGTATTATAAGGAATTAGAAGAGCAGAATAATATATATCATACTATAGATGACATCGTAGATTGTGAATCTGAAGATGATCAGAAAGATGAATGGTATGATTATAACCATTACCAGAATATGGAATTTGGTTATGAAGATCTCGAAGAGTATCTTGCTAATACTGCTCCTGATTATGCCTCTTATATATTCCCTACCGATGATATTAATAATGATCCTGTAGCTAGAGAAAATGCTACAATAGAAGGAATAGATGAAGAAGATATAAGAGCCAGAGTCTCAGATGAAATATCTGAAATGGGAGACGAAGATTATATACAATTCATCGATATGAGAGAAGGTCAAGCTTTTATCGATGGTAGTTATGATTTTGCTTTCTACGACGAACTTCATCCGATTGGAGATAAGCCTAAGCCCGTAGAGATTCCTTACTATTGGTTAGAAAATGGTGAAGATGAATGTGGGGATGAAAGTCCTGAGATAGAATATATTGGACCGGATGATGCTATATTTGACGATGAGGACGATGAAGAAGATGACACTAATGCCACCTTTGTAGGTCCTTGTGAAGATGATGCTCATCCAGAAGATATATTGGCAATGGCTGATTATGGATGTGAAGATGATGGTACTTATATAAAGTTTATTGGTGAAGATTACGATTGTGGTAACGAGGAAGATTCCGAAGAGATTATGGATATGAGTAATGCTCTTGAAATAGACTTCGAGACTTTCTATTGGGATTATGATCGTATGAGCGAAGAACAAGTAGATCTATATTATAATGGTATTAATGGTGGAGATGAAGATAATAGTGAATCAGAACCAGTACCAGGATCTATATTAGTATCTACTGTAGAGAAAGTAAATGGTTATGATAGAGAAGATGAAGACGTAATGCATATTGTATACGACTTCGGATATCACTATGATTTAGACCAAGAAGAATATTTATACGATTATGATTATGGTGAAATTACCAAGACTTCTATTGATACAGAAGAATTATTACTGGCTGAAATGAATGAGCCAGAACCTCATTTCCATAATATGGATTTTGGATATGAGGATAAAGATAATCTATTCTATTCTGAGTATACTGTAGTATATGAGATGGGAGATTATGTATCTATAGAAGATTCTGATCCCAATACCATATCAGATGGTAAAGATTATGATATGGGAATGGTTCCAGATTATGGTAATGATTATATCGAAGAAATAAGTTATGATTTCTTGGAGAGTACTGAGACTTCAGATGATTACATTATGTGGAAGGTGTATGACTTTGGTTATATGCCTGATAGTAATGAGACTTATATCTATAGAGGGTTTAATAGTAATGATAATGTAGTCTACGGTAGTAGATCTAATAATGCTGAATATATTCTAGGTGCTAATGAGGATGATTACGTATACGTATTGTCCGAATATGATTTAGACGATATTTGGGATTGTGGAGAAATTACCGAAGAATCGGATGATACTATAACTCCGGATAAAATTGAGTACGATGAAGGTACGTTTAATTTCTATACAGACGAAAAGTATTATCATCTACTTAGAGTTACGAAAGATAATTATACCTCTATTATTGGTCAATATTATATTAATCAGAGGAACGGAGATCTATATAAGATCACTAATGAAAACGCATCATCGTTTATTGGCAAATTAATATCTTATCTTGATTGGTGGTGGAATATAGACGATCACCAGTTCTATGAAGAGGATTATAATGGTAGTAATGCTGGAGAGATGGATCTTGTAATTAATATCGATAATTATGAAATGATTATCGGTCAACAATACGTAAATCCTCTTACCGGAGATAGAGAAGTAATTACCAGAGAAAAAGCTTTAAGTTATACTTATACCGATTTAGAGTTCTTTATAGATAATGATAATAAAGAGAAATTTATTCATTCTCAATATTTACATAATGTAGAGAATAAATGGTATGAGATTACTTGGAGTAATGTAGATAATGTGGTAGAAAGAGCTAATACTTATTACGATGGTAAAATTACTGTAAGAGTAAATAGTAATAATTATAAGAAGCTTGTTGGAACTACTTATATAGATCCTCCTTCTGGAGATCATTTGGAATTTGATTTAGTTATTGGTAAGAGATTTACCTATACGAATGTAAGTATTCTTGATTGGTATTGGAATAATACGAATAGAGATTTCATTAAAACGTATTATTTGAATGCTGATGGTGGTAGAATGCCGTATAATTTAGTAACTCAATCTTATTATTATGATTATATTAGATCTGATCATACTCTATTATATAAAGATTGTATGGGAAGAATATACGGATTTAATATGGCTGTAGAATTAGAGCAGCTAGAAGACGATATTAATTTCAATCATTCTAAATTTGGATTTAAGAGAGCTTATACTCTTAAAGATCTTGGTTGTGATACGTATATCGTTCAGAGAAAGTTTAATAGCTTAGCAGAATTATATCAAGTATATGAGAATAATACTAAGTGTTATAATAATATTAAAGCTCTATATGAGAATGCTGAGAGTAGGGATGAAAAGAGAGTAATAGAATACGTATTTTATACTTTATTTACTAGACCTTATGATATGGAATTCTATATTATAAATAATGGTGATATTGCTAAGACCTACGATCAGGTTCTTGAAAAACATGATTATACTCTGTATAAGAAATATAGAGAACTTCAGGACGAAGTTGAGACAACTACAAGAATTTATAATGTAAGAAATATTATGAATGATCTTGTAGATACTCTTAGCTATTATATGAATAGGGATACGATTAAGTATGCATTATCGTTTATTTATACATGCTCGTTTGATGCTATGCTTAATTATATTCAAGAAATGATAGACTTCTTCAAATCTTGGAAAGTGCAATTCGTAGGTAGAAAGATTAATTATTCTGTCGATGATAAGATGAATAATACTGCTATTTATGGAGATCAGATTGGAGAAGCCAAATATAAATATTACGGTGCTGCTAATGGATACATGTCGGATACTGTTAAAGTAAACGTGATGTATTTCCCACGAGATGGTGCTGATAGAAATAATAGAAATACGAACTTCGATGCTGAAGTAATAGATCTTGCTGCTCATTATGTAGATAATGATATCTTCTTCGAGAAAGATTACGACGGTTGTAGACTTGGTAAAGAAGAGTCTATGTATGCTGGCGAAGATCAGATCGAGTTAGATGGTGGAAGATTCTATGAAATAATCAACGAAGATGGTTCTACAGATATTCATTCTCAGATAGATGAATATTGCTACTATCAGATTAATGGTGGTAGATTAGATAAATGGTTTGATCTTCACGACTTAGATGGTGGTGGAGTTAGAGATTATAGAGATAATGGTTGGGGAGATACTAGAATTATTAATGATAATTCTACTGGATATTGTGATATTGACGGTGGTAGTTTTGCTGAGAAGTATATTGGTTATGATTATATGATCAATGGTAATATTAATCAAGAGCTTGGTATCAGTAGAAAACCGTATAATTATAATATGGTAGATCCTAGACCTAAGAATCAAGAATTTAAATCATATGATATTAATGGTGGAATTCCTAATATTCATACAATATATACTCCTACAGCTATTACTAGAATATCTAGTTTCAATGAGGTGTCTGTAGACGTAAGAATAGCTTCTATTCCTAATAATGGATTAGAAATTGTATATACTCAGGGTATTGAACCTCCGGTTTGGCCTATGAGAAATGTAGATTTTGGAGATGAAGATAAACCAGATCAATTAGATGATTATGGTGATCTTGATAATCCTGGAGATAGTTTCATTATAGGAGATATTACTGCTTATGGTAATGAAGATGAAAGTCCTAATTCTGTAGAGAACACCTTTATAGGTCTGGACGAATATTATAATGAAAACGACGAAGATTATGCTATATCTTATATAGATAATAGAACGTCTGTCAATTATAGAGTATATGAATTTGGTGAAGAAGAAATAGATAGAAGTGTCGAAGATGCAATAGAAGGAGAACTTATTTATGATTACGGAGAACTGATATCTGGAACCGATAATAAGGAAGATATGGTTGATCCTGATTATAAGAGTTCTGATATAGGATTATATTTCGATTATACTAAATATGCTTCAGCGAGTAAGTTAGCAAATGCTGCGAATACTTTAGACACGTACGGTAAAGAAAGAGAAGATGAATTGAAAGATCTGAATTATATTATGAGTATTGTTCAGAATGAGGAAACTGCTACTACTTATGTACGTGGTGTTATTGCTAAGAAGTTATTTAGTATGGGTTATATATTAAGCAAATTTGGTGAAGGAGAAGAGACTTACAGAAATAATCTTGTAGATTATCTAGAAAGAATTTACAGTAAGGATCTATTCTTCTGGTATAACGAAGTTGATCCATTCTCTTGGACTGACTTTGGAGGTAATAAGATACGAACCGGTACCGAAGTAGAATTTGGTGATATTGATTGTGAGGATATGGATATCAGTGGCGATGATATTGTTAGATTCTTATATTTATTCGGTAACGATGACGAAGCTGGTAATTCTGAAGAGAATATACCATTAGGTAATTATGACTTTGGAGATGAAGATATATTAGCAAGTTAATTTATACCGATACTCCTTCTATATTATATAGAGGGAGTATCTTATTTTATATAGTATTATTTTGATAACGAGGAGGAATTAAAATAATGTCTGGATTTGCAGTAAAAGATAGGGTCCAAATTAATGATGTACTTAGAGGAGGACCTAGAAGAACAAGGATTATAATGAGAGATCATAATACTGGAGAAATATTATATGAAGGAAGTAATAAGGTATTAGCTCCAGGTAGTCAGATTTCTATTTGTAAGCAGTTTGGATTACAACAAACTGTTATCTTTCCAACGTATAATACAGAATTAGAATTAGACCATTCATTAGAACCATTCCCAGCAATTCAACCGTATAATGATCCGATAACTTGTTTATGGTGTGCTGGTAGATCTGGTGCTGGATCTTCTGCTAATGAAGTGAATGTGGTTGCTAATAATCATAGAATATCTCCAGATCTTGTTGATGGTACTTTAAATCAGTATGTGGATATTGTACCATTTAGATATGTAGATTCTACAGACGATTTAGATGCAGATGAAAGAGAAACTTATTTTGGTAGAAAGACTTTCCTTGATCCTACTACTGGAGAACCTAATGGGAAGATAGCTTATTTCTTTAAGAAGTTTGAAACGGAACCTATGCTGAATGTACGTTATTTAGACGGTACTGAAGTTACTAAGAATGTATATAAGCTGGATTCTTCTCAACAGGTAGAAGTGTATGTAGAAATGAAGCTGGCTATTAGTAGACAAGATTTTAGAGATTATTTCGATGATGTATTGGGATGGGGATCAGCAGATATATCGGCAATATCATTATTAACCGCCTGGTACGACGACACGGTATGTGAGAATCCTGATGCAGATGATGCCGATAAGGTATATTATAAATACTATCAGGATGTAGTACCATTTAGTTTGTTCTATTTTGGAGCACAGTCATTAGCTGATTTGAATAAGGCAATAGACTTTACATATCAGGTATATTATTAATATCATAATTCCTGCTGTGGTGTTCTCAGCAGGAATTATATAAAAGGAGTATACGATGGCTGAAAGAAAATCAATTTTATGGAGATCTAAAGGATTAGATATAGATTTAGATACAATAGAGAACGGTAATCCTACGAAAGATAATTTAGCAGATATATTATTAAATATATCAAAAGATAAAATTACTTTTCGATTTATTTTTAATACTTTTGGAACTTTTGACGATGATAATGGTAATCCTAAATCATTAGCAAATCCATATGATTTGTTTGAAGTTCCAGAAGGAAAGTTTAGTTATTTTACCGATAAAGAGAAAACCAAATCTAAATCTAATAAGAATACTTTTACTACTACTATCGGTATATTTATATTGAATATATTTCTTAGGGATTTTAATTTTAGTAGATTATTTGACGGATATTTCCAAGATACTCTCAGTAAAAAGAAATATGGTAATATAGAACAAGTATTATCTTATGCTCTTATAGAAGATAAGATAACTGTAGAAGATCTTAAGCAATGGGAAAATACAATGCAATGGTTTATGCCATTTGAAACTATCTTATCTCCTAATCATACTGAAAAAATGATTACTTGTACGAAAGCCATTAATAAGAAAAAAGAAGAATTGGTAAAGAAATATAAAGATAGAATAGAGGCTGGAGATGCTGTTATAGCAGAACAGATAGAGCAAGAGTTATTAAATTTTGCTAAAGAATACTTAGGCGATGATCCTTCTCTTGATACTATTTTATCTGATGCTTCTGGAGACTTTGATAACAACTTCAAGAATATGTTTGTTATGAAGGGTGCTGTACAAGATCCTGATCCTACAGCGAAACAAAAGTATCATATAGTTACTGGTAATTATATGGACGGTATTCCTGCTAATGAATATCCTATAGTGGCTGGATCTGGTGTTCATGGGGCTTATGCTAGAGGTAAGAAGACTGAAGTTGGTGGATATTACGAAAAGCTATTTATATCAGCATACCAGACAATTAAGTTAGATCCTCCCGGTAGTGATTGTGGTACCAATTTAGGAATTACTGTAAATCTTACTGAGAAGAATATTGCTGACTATATGTATTGCTACGTAATGAAACCTAATGGTGATTTAGAATTAATAGATACTTCTACTAGAAGTAAATATATTGGTAAGAAAGTAAAACTAAGATTTGCTTCTATGTGTCAATCTAAGACCGGTATCTGTAATAAGTGTGCTGGAGAATTGTTCTATCGATTAAATGAGAAATATATTGGTATTGCTCTAGCTCAAATTCCTGATACTATGAAGCTTAGGTGTATGAAAGGCTTCCATAACGCCACTATTCAGTATAATACTATGGATGTAGGGAAAGCTTTTTATCCTTGGGACGATGAGTAATTATTTTCTAGGAGGATACTAATGGGATTTGTATATGATAATACTGGAAAATTACAGGATCAAGAATACTTATTAAGAAAAGCTGAATATCTTAGATATATTACCAATCATGTAAATAATGTACGTAAAGGATTTGATATTCTCTTTGGTAGTAAAAAGTATAATTCTTTTCCTAAAGGAATCTCTCAGAAAGATTGGAACGATTCTGTTACTATATTAAGTATGATTATAAACAAGCACGATGAATCTAAATATACTGAAGAGGAATTCGAACCGTATAGGAGACATTTCTATCCTACTAAGTTAGAGAAGGAAGAAGACGAAGATTCTCAAACCAAAGCAGAACAATTATATGAAGCTGCTTGGGAACACCATTATAGGAATAATGATCACCATCCAGAATATTGGAAGTATATTAGACTGGTTAAAACTGAAGATGGAAATTATGATTTACAGACAGTAAACGAACCGTCAGAAATTGGAGTTCCGATGCCGTTAGTATGTGTAATGCATATGTTTTGTGATTGGTTTGCAATGGATACTTTTCATAATTCCACTAATCATGCTGATTGGTATAGAAGTGAAGCTTCTATAAAAGAGCGTGCTTGTTTAAATCCTGAAACGAAAGAATTGATAAAAGATATGTTTACTATGTTATATGGAGAGGATGTATCATCTGTAGAGTGAGGTGATATAATTGGCTGTAGAATCGAAAGTAGAAAATATTACTGCGTATAAATTTAAAATTAGTTTAAAGTTTATACAAGGTAAGAAATATTATAATATACGACAGGACTTTATTAAGTATATTGTAATAGAGAGTATGTATTTCAGGAAGATGATGCCTATAATATACATATCTATGGTGGTAAGTGCAGAATTATATCAAGAAATATACGACTCTCAGAATATGCGTTTAGAAGGAGAGAAAACGAAATCTAAATTTGTATTGAAAATAGAAAGAATTAATAAGCTATCTCAAGCAGCATTATTTGAAACTTCTATTAAAGATGAATTTGATTTCATTATATCTAGAGAGAATCCTAATTATGAGAAGGAATTAGAGAAAGCAGATTTAGTTGGTGATGCTTCTCAGAGAGTTATTAACGTAGCATTATTATCATCTTCATTATTAAACGCTATTAGAGCAGAAAGGGATGTTAATAATAGTATTGTTGTATCTGGAATATTCTCTAATATAGATATGAATACTCTTATCGCTAAAGTATATGAAGGTATTGAGAAATATAAATTAAAGACCGTCATAAAAGGACCGGTTCATAATACGGAGTTTAAGAAGAATAAATTAATTATACCTCCTATGAATAGTAGGAAACAGATATTAAAATTCTTATTTGATAAAGCTCCTTTTTATGATACAGACTTTACGTTCTTTATAGACTTTGGTAGATCTTATCTATTGGATAGGACTAAAAATGGAGTAAAAGTAAAAGATAACACATATCATGATGTAATCTTTGAGGTATATGATTATGTAAATACTAACGCTTATAAAGAAGGAATTACAATAAAGAATAATTCTTATATTATTTATGTAAATCCTTCAGATGTCGCTATTACTCCTAATAGGGGTCAAGATAAAGTAGCAAATACCGTTATCACAGTAACTGATAGAGGTACTTTAGATGCTGCTAATATTGATATTAATAATTATACTTATAATGATCCTAAGTACGTATTTAATAGAGGAGTTAATGCTACGCTGGTTAAGAATAATAGCGAATCGAATAGTGTAACTTTCTCTATTAGTAAAGCAAATATAGACGCATCTATATTCAGTCCCAATAAGAGGTATAGAATTAAGAATTATGGTGAGTATAAGAAATATGACGGATTCTACGTATTACAAACAAAGAAAGAAGTCATATATAATAACGCTACAGAATTTTCAGCAAGAACTGAATTCATATTTCAGAAATTGGGTAAGATAAAAGATATAGGTTATACGAATGAATTCGGTGAAGTAGAACATGGTAATGGTAAAACAAGTGAATCTAATTTTACTAACGCTATGTCTGGAGTTAATATATCTAGTAACTACAATACAGTATCGTATGCTAGTCAATCAATAACTCCACAAGAACAGTCTGTAGCAGCAAATCCATATAATCCAATAGACCCTAGCACAATGATTCCTGTTACTTCTACTAATAATGGTTCTGGTACGGGTTTAGGTTCTAACTCAATACAAGAATATAAAGAAGGAAAATTAAAAGGATCTAAATTATCCACAGAACCAATAGCTCTAGGATCTAGTCCTGAGTTATCTATAGAAGAACAGATTAAAATAGTAGAAAATAATAGGGTTGAAAGAAAGCACGGGGACGAAATAGATGATAGTTCTTATGGTCCTGTAAAGGTCTATAAGAATAATGAAAATATTACATTAAGTAAACGTATTAATATCTAATTTCAAAGACTAAGGAATTCATTTTCCTTAGTCTTTGAACTTCTAATTGAGTTAACTTTATAATAATGCGTTAAAATCTAAAGAAAGGAGTCTCCAATATGGTACTAAAGATTGGTTCAGAAGTTGAGCAGAATTTAGTACTTACGATTGTTTATGACGATGATTCTACCAGAACGGTTGTTGTCTGTGAAGGAGATTATATCTCCATGGCTTATAACCGTAATGGTAGTAGACGAGTCGTAACCGGTATGGTAAATACTATTCATGCTAATCCGTATAATGGACAGCTGTCTAGAAAAGACTGGTATATAGTAGTTTCTAGCGATGATCCGGAAAATATGAGTTCTGCTAAAGTTCCAATTAATAATATACTTGATCTTAATGTTCTCCGCCAGAGACGAGGAGTGCATCCTATTAATACACCTAATAACGCTATGAGGGTAACAGATATGAGAATTAAGGATAATTTTCTCCAAGTATCCTCTAATGACGGAAGAACATGGAGGACTGTTGGAATTAATGCTGACGGATCTCTTAACGATGATCCTGTTGGAAGAGATAAGGATATAGCAGATAAGATTAAGTGCCTAATTGGTTCAGACCAAATGGCTACGACAGACGAATTTATAGATGCTATTGTAAGCCTTATAGATAATGAAGTTTCTAAGAGAACTAACCGTAGACCTCTGACTATTACAGAGGATTCCGATTAATTTAGTCGATAATTTTATACAATTAATTAAATTTATATAATATTTGGTATATTAAGTTCTTAAAATTAAATAAAAATAAATAGAAAGGAACGATAAAAAGAGATGAGTAATCTGTTTATTAAAGCAAGTTACGGTACTAAGGCAAAGACTCTTGCTAAGTCTGTAGCTAACGGTACGCTCAGAGTTACTGATACTAACGAATTATACGTAGATATTAACGACTCTAGACTCCATCTTGGATCAATTGTTACTGGATTGACAGCATCGCAGATTGCTGCTTTACCGGCTGCTAGTATTCTTCCTAAGATTTATATTTCTAGTGATACTAATACACTGTATTGGTACAGTGTTTCCGAAAATAAGTGGTCTGTAGTTGGTGGTGATAGTGTAGCTCATGCTGAAACTGCTACCAGTGCTACAAACGATGGTGCTGGAAATAGCATTGTCGATACCTATATGACAAAGGCTGCTGCTGCAACAGAGCACGCTGCAATTAATGAAGAAATTACTTCTATTAAGACTACCATCGATGGTATCAATAGTTTTGAAGTAAGGACTGTTGCTGCTGTTGCTGATATGCCGGTTCCGGGTAAGAGTAATATTCTTTACTTTGTTCCGAATGATACTATTACTGGCAATAACAATAAGTACGATGAGTACATTTGGTTTGTAAATGAAGCTGAGGATAATGGTGGTCATTACGAAAATATCGGTACTACCGAAGCTAACTTTGGCAACTATTATACCAAGGCTGAGATTGATGCCAAGGAAACCACTATTAATAGTTCTATCAGTGCATTAGATACTGCTTATAAGGCTGCTGACACTACTCTTCAGGGTAATATTGATACTCTGAGTGGTACTGTTAGTGCAATTGATACAGCTTATAAGGCAGCTGATACTACACTTCAGGGTAATATCGATACTCTTGAAGGTACCGTATCTGCTATGGATACTGCTTACAAGGCTGCTGATACTACACTTCAGGGTAATATCGATACCTTAAGCGGTACGGTTACTGCTAATAAGGCTATCACCGATCAGACTCAGACTGATCTTGATACTCTTGAAGCAGATGTTGCTACTATCAACCGTTTCAAGAAGGCTATTGTTGATGCTCTTCCGCAGGATAACATCGATGAGTATACTCTTTACTTCGTACCGGAATCTGGTCTTGATGGAGATACGAAGAAGTATGCTGAATATATCCACGTTGCACAGCATACTATTCCTGCAGCTGAGGAAGGCGAAGAAGCTACTGTAATTCCTGCTCACTTTGAGCGTATTGACTCTACAGTAGATTTCCTCAATTATTACACCAAGGCTGAAGTAAATGCTATTTCTGCAACACTTCAAGGTAATATTGATACTAATAGTACTAATATTACTACTCTTGCTGGTACTGTAACTGCTAATAAGACCGCTTCTGATAATGCTGAGGCTGCTCTTGCTGGTCGTCTTGATGCTGTAGAAGCTGCTATTGGTAGTGGTGGAGAAGGTGATTCTCTTACTACGAGAGTTGGAGCTCTTGAAGAGGCTCTTAATGGTGATGGTGAGGATGAGATTGGTCTTATCGCTACTGTAGCTGCTAATAAGACCGCTTCTGATACTGCAGAAGCTGCACTGGCAAATAGAGCTACTACTCTTGAGACTGCTGTTGGTGCTTATCCGACTGCTGCTGGAACTCAGACCATCGCTCAGAGATTAGATTCTCTTGAGAGTGCTGATACTTCTCTTGCTGGTAGGGTTACTGCTAATGAGGGTAATATTGCAACTCTTCAGGGTGCTGTTGGTAACTATCCGACTGGTGGAGATACTATTACTACCAGACTGTCTGATATTGAGGATGCTATTGGTACTGGTAATGGTACTGATCTTGCTACTCGTGTAGGTGCTGTTGAAGGTGAAGTTGATACTCTCCAGACTCAGATGGGTAATTACCCGACTGGTGGAACTAATCCTGATGTAGCTACTAGGTTCACTAATGTAGAATCTGCTGCTACGACTCTTGCTGGTAGAGTTACTACTGCTGAATCGGATATCGATGCTGTTGAGGGTAGACTTGATACTGTAGAAGATGATCTTGATGCATCTGTAGCAAATTCTCTTGCTGCTAAGGTTGCTACTCTTCAGACCGATCTGTCTACACTTAGTGGTACTGTATCTACTAATGAGACTGATATTGAGGGTAAGGTTTCTACTCTTGATACTAAGGTTGAAAATTATAAGACTGCTACAGATACAGCTATTGGTAATGTAGCTAGTGATCTTGCTGCTCTTACCACGACTGTTGGTAATATCAACAAGTTTGAGATTGTTGTACTTGAAGTTGGTGAATCTCTGCCTGCAACTGGTGCTCTCTATACTCTGTACTTCGTACCGGAAGAGCCGGATGTTATTACCGGTAATGCTAATAAGTACGATGAGTATATGTGGGTTGAGAAGGAAGTAGACGGTGTTAAGACCGGTGCTTATGAGAAGGTCGGTGTTACCGAAGCTGACTTCAATAACTATTACACCAAGGCTCAGGTAGATGCAATCAAGACTACTCTTGAAGGTGCTGATACTACTCTCCAGGGTAATATTGATACTTTAAGCGGTACTGTATCTGCTATGGATACTGCTTACAAGGCTGCTGATACTGCTCTGAGTGGAAGAGTTACGACTCTTGAAACTGCAGTAGGTACTTATCCGGCTAATACTGATTCTATCGCTGATAGACTTTCTGATATTGAAGATGCTATTGGTAGTGGTGACGGTACTTCTCTTGCAGATCGTCTTGATACTGCTGAGGGAGAGATCGATACTCTCCAGGATCAGATGGGTAACTATCCGACTGGTGCGAATGATCCGGATGTAGCTACAAGATTCACCAATGTAGAATCTGCTGCTACGACTCTTGCTGGCAGGGTTACTACTGCTGAGGGAGATATCGATGCTCTTGAGACTAGAGCTACTAATCTTGAAGCTGCTGATGTAGCTCTTGACGGTAGGCTTGATACTGCTGAATCCGATATCGATACGATTGAGGGTCAGATTGGTACTTATAATGTCGCTACCGATGGTACTATTGCTAGTAGGCTTGGTACGATCGAAGATGCTCTCGATGGTAGTGTAGCTGGTTCTCTTGCAGTTCGTGTTACTACTGCTGAAGGAGATATCGATGCTCTTGAGACTAGAGCTGGTAATCTTGAAACTGAGCTTGCTTCTCATGATTTTAAGTATGCTGGTTCTCAGACCGAGAATGGTGCTGCTGATAATGTAGTAGTAACGGCTACTTCGGCTAATGAAGAGCGTGAATTGCTTCTTGCAAGTCATGATAAGGATGCTGTAGAGTATGCTTCTGGAGTTAAGGTGAATCCGTCTACTGGACAATTAGCTATTAATTCTATTAAGCTCGGTGCTGCTACTCTTACGTTTGATACAAATTCAGAATCTCTTGTCGTTAATTTCTAATCATAGAAATAGGAGGTTGCTTAAATATGGCTCTAAAGGTTTGGTTACCTCTGAGCGGCAATACTGATAACTACGGCTTGAGCGACGCACAAGTACAGTCGATTGGATCGATTATGTACGCTTCTGGATTATTCGGAAGTAAGTGCTTTAAATCTGGAGACGGAGCGGTAGATGTTCATATCGCTTCGTTTCCGTCTGTGTTTACATTAACCATGTGGGTTAAGCCCGACTCTCCGGCAATGTCTACAACTCTTATTGAGCTTGGTACAAATGGAGATAGGATTGATCTGGGTTCCGATACAAGAACGTATAAGATGAATGGTGGTAGTATTGTTGCTGATAATACCACCATTTTTGCTATTAATGACGGTGAATGGAGCCACGTAGCTATCACCGCCGATGGACGTTTTGTAAAGGCTTACGTTAATGGAGAACTCGTTACTGAAGTCGCTCAACTTTCTACTTTTGCTGCATCAGATATTTATATTGGACAAAGATCGAATGGAACTAACGGATGGGATGGATATATCCAGGACGTAAAGTTATATAATTATATTATATCGACAAGAGAGTTGCAGAATATGTCTCTTGGATTAGCGTTGAATTATACCTTTAACCATAATGGTTTAGGAAACGTTAATCTCATGGTTGGATCTGCTGCTGTACTTCATGTGAGTGGAGTAGATAAGGTCAATCGTGTAGAGAATAATTCTATGTATGCTGTATTAGAAGCAGATACTTATACATTATCTGCTGAGACTTCTGGTACTTGGGTTGCTAGTAATAGTAGTTCTGGTGCTAGTGTTGTTAATAGTGATCCTAGTGCATATCCTGTAGCATTAGAGTTATATACTTTAGATAGTAATGATACTGTAGCTTCCAGGATATTTGTTAATATGACTGGTGGATTTGGTACTGTTACGATTGATACTGCTGGGACTTATTATCTTGGTGGTATTATTTATAGTGATGGTGTTACTAATGTAGAAGCTGATTTCTATGCTGTTAAGTTAGAAAAGGGAACTACAGCAACTGCTTGGATTCCTCCGGTAGGATCTCCTGAATATGAGTATTATGAGATCGGTAAGAGCGAACAGGATGTTTCTGGTAATAGATTGGACGGAACAATGAGTTCTCCTGCTCCGATTTGGACGGAAGATTCTAGAATATATACTGGATCTTATGATTTCTCTAATAACTCTTATATTGAATCTCCTATATTAGATATTGATAATCTCACCAATTATACAATATCTGTATGGGCTAAGACTACATCGTTTACGAACGGTATACTTTTCGGATTTAATACGAATCCTAGATTCAATTTCTCTACTATTGGTGGAGTATTCGGTATCTATGATACAGATGCTGGATCTCAGGTTCCGTTTGGTGAAGGTGTTTCCGTATCTAGTTATACTGGTGAATGGCATCACTTTGCTATTACCGGAGATGGTAGTGTAAATACTTTATATATTGACGGTGTTCTGATTGGATCTACGAGTAAGTATTTTGCTCTTGGTAGATCTAAGCTCTATATCAACGGTTGGGATAATTCTAACAATTATAACTATAATGGCTTACTGTCTGATTTCAGAATCTACGCTATATCAATGACTGCTGATCAGATTGATTCTCTGGTTCATAATAGATTTGCTGTAGATGATACTGGTAAGCTTTATAGTAATGAGATTGTTGGAAATGGTGAAAAGCTGTCTATATCAAAGAACGGCGTAATTAAGGGTTCTGAATTTACAGTATTCAGTACACCTATAAATAATGAATCGGTTTCTACAAACGACGTATCTAGATTTAGTGTCTCCAGTGACAAGATTTGTGCTGTAGACATGTACGAAGTATAATTTTTATAGAATTAAAAATTAATGAAAGGAGACCAGAATTCATGGCTCAGTTTAAGGAATTACTGGTATTTGGAACTACCAGAGTACTTGATAACGTTTATGCTAAGAATTTTGTTGGTAATATTATCGGTAATGCTGATACTGCTACCAAGGCTACACAGGATGCACTCGGACAGGCTATTACTTCTACATATATTAAGAATGCTAGTGTATCTGGTAAGGTTGTTACCTTTACTAAGGGTGACGGTTCTACATTTTCATTCGAGACCCAGGATACTCATGTTGCTGTAGCAGACGATCTGCTTACTGCTGATGCTACTGCTGCTTTATCTGCCAATCAGGGTGTCATTCTTGCTGGTAGGGTTTCTGATTTGGAATCTGCAGCAAATTGGGAAATGATCTCGTGAAAATAAATCTGTAGTTTAATATATTGGGTAGATGTATTTTATACATCTACCCTTTTGTATAAACAACAGATGGAAAGGAGATAGGCTTTTCATTATGGCACAATTTAAAGATTTGATAGTAAGTGGTTCTTCTAGATTTATAGGAAAGACTTACGGTTCTACTTTCGTTGGCTATCTCGATGGAAATAGTGAAAAGGCTACTATTGCCTATAAGGATAAGAACGGAAAGGATATTACTGAGTATATTAGTAATCTTTCTATAAATAATAATATTATTACTTATACCGATGGTGGTGGTAATAAGAAGACTCTTACTGTTCATGATACAACTTATAGTCAGGCAACAAATTCTAATCTCGGATTAGTTAAATTGTATGGTGCCAGTGGTACAAATACAGATGGTACCATGACGCAGAAAGCTATTTCTAGTGCTCTTGATAATAAGGTTGATAAGAATACTCCTGTAGATTCTGCTATCAGTGACAGCGATAATCAGCAGATTAATACCACTTATATCAAGGATGCTAGTGTATCTGGAAAAAAGGTTACATTTACTAAGGGTGACGGATCTACTTTCTCTATAGAAACCCAGGATAATAATACTACTTACGGTACTGGTACAACAGCAGTTGCTGGATTGACTAAATTATACACTACTACCGGTTCTAACACCGATGGTACGATGACACAGGGTGCTATTAAGAGTCAGTTAGACGGTAAGCTTAATAGTACCGCTACTGCAGTAGCGGCTAATAAGGATAATAAAGATCAGGTTATTGATTCTACATATATAAAGAATGCAAGTGTAAACGGAACTTTGGTTACCTTTACTAGAGGTGACGGATCTACGTTTACAATAACTACTAAAGATACCAATGACAACACTACATATGCTACTGGTACTTCTACTACTGCTGGATTAACCAAGTTGTATAACAGTGTTGGATCTAATACAGACGGTACAATTAACCAGAATGCTCTTAAGAATATTTTTGATACTAAGCTTAATAGTACTGCTACAGCAGTAGCGGCTAATAAGGATAATAAAGATCAGGTTATTGATAGTACCTATATTAAGAGTGCTTCTGTATCTGGAAAAGTAGTTACCTTTACTAAGGGTGACGGAAGTACTTTCAATATCACTACTCAGGATAATAATACTACTTATGGTACCGGTACAACAGCAGTTGCTGGTTTGACCAAATTATATACTAGTACTGGATCTAATACCGATGGTACTATGACAAGAAAGGCTATTAGTGATGCTATAAGTTCTGCTTATAACGATCTTAATACTAAGATTGGTAATATTAATAGCTTTGAAGTTGTTGTCTGTACTAGCGCTAGTGATCTTCCAACTACCGGTGCTTCTCATACAATATATTTTGTACCTGAAGAATCTAGTGGAAGTAATAGGTATGTAGAATATCTCTGGATTGAGAGTGATTCTATGTATGAAGAGATTGGATTTACTGACGTAGATCTGTCTGGATATTATACTAGCACTCAAACAGATACAGCTATAACTAATGCTACCGATAATAATATTGTCAATGCTACAGTAAGCGGTCGAGTAGTTACATTTACTAAGAAAAATGGTAGTACTTTCAGTATTACCACTCAGGATACTGACAATAATACTACTTATGCTACTGGTACTTCTACTAGTTCTGGATTAACTAAGTTATACACCAGTACTGGATCTAATACAGACGGTACTATTAGACAGAAGGAATTGACAGATCTCTTAAATGCTGGTATTGTAAACGCTTCTGTATCTGGTAGAACTGTTACGTTTACTAAGAAAGATGGTAGTACGTTCTCTATTAGTACTCAGGATAGTAATACCACATATGCTACGGGTACAACTGCAGTTGCAGGTTTGACTAAGCTTTATACTGGTACTGGTTCTAATACCGATGGTACCATGACACAAAGTGCTATTACAAGTGCTATTAGTAATGGTGCTGTTGCTTCTGCTACAAAGGATAGTGGTGGTAATACCATTAATACCACTTACATCAAGAATGCTGAAGTTTCTGGTAAAGTAGTTACGTTTACCAAGGGTGACGGTTCTACGTTCAGTATCACCACTCAAGATAATAATACCACGTATGGCACTGGTACAACAGCAGCAACTGGATTGGCTAAGCTTTATAGTACAACTGGTACAAATACCGATGGTACTATTAGACAAAGCGAATTATCTACTCTTATTAATAGTAAATTGAATGCTGATGCTACTGCTGTGGCTGCTACTAAGGCTACTAATGATAGTGCTAATCAGCAGATTAATACTACTTATATCAAGAATGCTACAGTTGCTGGTAAGGTGGTTACTTTCACCAAGGGTGACGGCTCTACATTTAGTATCACTACTCAGGATACAGACAATAATACTACTTATGCAGTTGGTACAACAGCGGTTGCTGGATTAACCAAGTTATACACCGGTACTGGTTCTAATACAGATGGCACAATGACACAAGCTGCCATTAAGAGTCAATTAGACGGTAAGCTTAGCACCAGTGGTACTGCTGCAGCTGCTACAAAGGATAGTGGTGGTAATACCATTAATACCACTTATATCAAGAACGCTTCTGTATCAGGTAAAACAGTTACATTTACTAAGGGTGATAATAGCACGTTTACTATTAGTACTCAAGACAGCAATACTACGTATGCTACAGGTACAACAGCAGCTACCGGATTAACAAAACTGTATGCTGCTACTGGAACTAATACAGATGGTACTATTAGACAGAAAGAATTATCTACTCTTATTAATAGTAAGCTTGATAGTACAGCTACAGCAGCAGCTGCTAATAAAGATAATAAAGATCAGGTTATTGATTCTACATATATAAAGAGTGCTGAAGTTTCTGGTAAAGTAGTTACGTTTACCAAGGGTGACGGAAGTACATTTACTATCACCACTCAGGATACAGATAATAATACTACTTACGCTACAGGTACTTCTACTAGTGCTGGTTTGACTAAGCTTTATACTGGTACTGGTTCTAACACAGATGGCACAATGACACAGAGTGCTATTAAATCTGCATTAGACGGTAAGCTTAATAGTAGTGCTACTGCAGCAGCTGCTACCAAAGCTACCAAGGATAGTGCTAATCAGCAGATTACTACTACATATATCAAGAATGCTGAAGTTTCTGGTAAAGTAGTAACGTTTACTAAGGGTGATGGGTCTACTTTCTCTATAGAGACTCAGGATACCGATAATAACACTACATATGCTACTGGTACTTCTACTAGTTCTGGATTAACTAAGCTTTATACTGGTACTGGTTCTAATACCGATGGTACCATGACACAGAGTGCTATTACAAATGCTATCGCTAATGGTGCTGTCGCTTCTGCAACTAAGGATAGTGGTGGTAATACTATCAATAGCACTTATATTAAGAATGCTAGTGTTAATGGAAGAACTGTTACCTTTACTAAGGGTGACGGAGCTACGTTTAGTATTACTACTCAAGATAGTAATACCACATATGGTACGGGTACAACAGCAGCTACAGGATTGACTAAACTGTATGATGGTACTGGAGCTAATACAGACGGTACTATTAGACAGAAGGAATTGACCGACATCTTGAATGCTGGTATTGTAAACGCTTCTGTATCTGGTAGAACTGTTACATTTACTAAGAATGACGGATCTACGTTTAGTATCACTACTCAAGATAATAATACCACTTATGGTACTGGTTCTTCTACCTCTGCTGGATTGACTAAGCTTTATACTAGTACCGGAACTGCTACAGACGGTACGATGACGCAGAACGCCATTAAGTCTGCATTAGACGGCAAGCTTAATACTGGCGGAACGGCTACTGCAGCTGCTAAAGATAGTGGTGGAAATACCATTAATACCACTTATATTAAGAATGCTACCGTATCTGGTAAGGTGGTTACGTTTACGAAAGGTGACGGAGCCACTTTCAGTATTACAACTCAAGATACTGATAATAATACCACGTATGCTACTGGTACATCAGGAACTGCTGGATTAACCAAGTTATATACTAATACCGGAACAGCTACAGACGGTACTATGACACAAGCTGCTATCAAATCTGCATTAGACGGTAAGCTTGATAGTGGTGCTACTGCAGCAGCTGCAACTAAGGCTACCAACGATAGTGCTAATCAGCAGATTAATACCACTTATATCAAGAATGCTAGTGCTAGTGGAAGAACTGTTACCTTTACTAAGGGTGACGGAGCCACGTTTAGCATTACTACTCAGGATAGCAATACCACTTATGGAACTGGTACTTCTACATCTTCTGGACTGACTAAGCTTTATGCTGGTACTGGAGCCAATACAGATGGTACGATGACACAATCTGCTATTAAGTCTGCATTAGACGGCAAATTGAATGCTGATGCTACTGCAACTGCAGCTACAAAAGATGGTGGTGGTAATGTAATTAATACTACTTATATTAAAGCTGCGTCTGTATCTGGCAAGGTGGTTACCTTTACTAAGGGCGATGGGTCTACATTTACCATTACCACTCAAGATACCGATAATAATACTACATATGCTACAGGTACATCAACATCTGCTGGTTTAACCAAGTTATATACTTCCACTGGAACTGCTACAGATGGTACCATGACACAGAGTGCTATTAAATCTGCATTAGACGGTAAGCTTAATAGTAGTGCTACTGCTGCTGCAGCTACCAAAGCAACTAATGATAGTGCTAATCAGCAGATTAACACCACGTATATCAAGAATGCTACAGTAGCTGGTAAGGTGGTTACTTTCACCAAGGGTGACGGATCTACATTTAGTATCACTACTCAGGATACAGACCATAATACTACTTATGCTACAGGTACAACAGCAGCTACAGGTTTGACCAAACTGTATGCTGCTACTGGAGCTAATACTGACGGTACTATTAGACAGAAGGAACTGACGGATATCTTAAACGCTAATATTACAAATGCTTCTGCATCTGGTAGAACTGTTACATTTACTAAGGCTGATGGGTCTACGTTTAGTATCACCACTCAGGATAATAATACTACTTACGGCACTGGTACAACGGCAGCTGCTGGATTGACTAAATTATATACTACTACCGGAACTAATACCGATGGTACAATGACACAAAATGCTATCAAATCTGCATTAGATGGTAAGCTTGGCACTGGTGGTACCGCAGCAGCAGCCACAAAGGATAGTGGTGGTAATACAATCAATACCACGTATATCAAGAATGCTACAGTAGCTGGTAAAGTGGTTACGTTTACTAAAGGTGACGGATCTACATTTAGTATCACTACTCAGGATACAGACCATAATACTACTTATGCTACAGGTACAACAGCAGCTACAGGTTTGACCAAACTGTATGCTGCTACTGGAGCTAATACTGACGGTACTATTAGACAGAAGGAATTAACCGACATATTAAATGCCAATATTGTAAATGCTTCTGTATCTGGTAAGGTAGTTACCTTTACGAAAGGTGACGGTTCTACGTTTACTATCACCACTCAAGATACAGATAATAATACCACATATGCTACAGGTACTTCTACTAGTGCTGGATTAACTAAATTATATACTGGCACCGGTACAAATACAGATGGTACCATGACACAAAAAGCTATTAAATCTGCATTAGACGGTAAGCTTGGTACTGGCGGTACTGCTGCAGCTGCTACTAAGGCTACTAATGATAGTGCTAATCAGCAGATTAATACTACTTATATTAAGAATGCTAGTGCTAGTGGAAAAACTGTTACCTTTACTAAGGGTGATGGATCTACGTTCAGTATCACTACTCAGGATACCAATACTACGTATGGTACTGGTACAACGGCAGCAACTGGATTAACCAAATTATATGCTGCTACCGGTTCTAATACCGATGGTACCATTAGACAGAAGGAATTGTCAGATATCTTAAATGCTAATATTACAAATGCTTCTGTATCTGGTAGAACTGTTACATTTACCAAGGCTGATGGATCTACGTTCAGTATCACTACTCAAGATAATAATACCACTTATGGTACAGGTACAACTGCAGCTACTGGTTTGACCAAATTATATACCACTACTGGAACTGCTACAGATGGTACGATGACACAGAATGCTATCAAATCTGCATTAGACGGTAAATTAAATAGTAGTGCTACTGCGACTGCAGCCACAAAGGATAGTGGTGGCAATACTATCAATACCACTTATATTAAGACTGCTTCTGCATCTGGTAGAACTGTTACGTTTACTAAGGGTAACGGTTCTACATTTAGTATTACTACTCAAGATAGCAATACCACGTATGGTACTGGTACAACAGCAGCAGCTGGATTGACTAAATTATATGATGCTACTGGAACTGCTACAGACGGTACAATGACGCAGAGTGCTATTACGAGTGCTATTACTAATGGTGCTGTTGCTTCAGCTACCAAGGATAGTGCTGATCAGCAGATCACTACAACCTATATTAAGAATGCGACTGTATCTGGTAAGGTTGTCACGTTTACCAAGGGAGATGGATCTACGTTTAGTATCACAACTCAAGATACTAATACTAATACCACATATTCTACAGGTACAACAGCAACTGCTGGATTGACCAAGCTTTATACTGCTACTGGTACAAATACAGATGGTACCATGACACAGAGTGCTATTAAATCTGCATTAGACGGTAAGCTTAATAGTAGTGCTACTGCAGCAGCTGCTACCAAAGCTACCAAGGATAGTGCTAATCAGCAGATTACTACTACATATATCAAGAACGCGACTGTATCTGGTAAGGTGGTTACTTTCACCAAGGGTGACGGTTCCACGTTTAGTATCACCACCCAAGATACTGATACCAATACCACATATTCTACAGGTACTTCTACTAGTGCTGGATTAACTAAATTATATACTGGTACTGGATCTAATACAGACGGTACAATGACGCAGAGTGCTATCAAATCTGCATTAGATGGTAAGCTTGGCACTGGTGGTACGGCTGCTGCAGCTACAAAAGATAGTGGTGGAAATACCATTAATACCACTTATATTAAGAATGCTAGTGTATCTGGAAAAGTGGTTACTTTCACTAAGGGTGACGGAAGTACATTTACTATTACCACTCAGGATACTGATAATAATACCACTTATGCTACTGGTACAACAGCAGCAACTGGATTGACTAAATTGTATGCTACTACCGGAACTGCTACAGATGGTACTATTAGACAGAAAGAATTATCTACTCTTATTAATGGTAAATTAAACAGCACCGCAACAGCAGCGGCTGCAACTAAGGATAGTGGTGGTAATACTATTAATACAACTTATATCAAGAATGCTTCTGTATCTGGTAAGGTTATCACTTTTACAAAGGGTGACGGATCTACGTTCAGTATCACTACTCAGGATACCAATACTACGTATGGTACTGGTACAACAGCAACTGCTGGTTTAACTAAGCTTTATACTACTACTGGAACTGCTACAGATGGTACTATGACACAGAAAGCCATTAAGAGTCAGTTAGACAGTAAGCTTAGCACAAGTGGTACAGCTGCATCTGCTAAAGTTCTTAATAATAGTACCAGTTCAAATTCTCTTGGTACAAATGTATTAATAGATTTCGGAGATGAAGGTTGATATAATGTAATTTTTACTATTATACCAGAGGTATAAAATACCTCTGGTATTTTTATAGCTTTTACACAATAGGATAATTATATTATATATCAGGAGGTTTTTATGAATACTGAAAACAAATTCGATGGTACTCCTTCTATAACACTACCACATAAACCTTTCTTCAGTATAATAGTACCGTGTTATAATAGTGGAAAATTTCTACCAACTTTATTGGATTCTATTGTTGGACAAAATATGAGAGATGATATTGAAGTGATATTATCAGACGATCATTCTACAGAACCGTATGACGATGTATTGGAACCATATTTAGATAAGATCTGTATAAAGAGAGTACAAACAGATTATAATTTTGGTCCCGGAAATACAAGACAAAGAGGATCAGAATATGCTGAAGGTGTATGGATGACGTTTGCTGATCATGACGATCAATTTGTTTATGATACTTTTAATGATGTAAAGAAAGCTATTGTAGATAATAACGAACAGTTTTACGTTATTACTAATTTTGTAGAGATGGAGAAATCTACAAGAAATATTATAAATAAATTTGAAGGATGTACTGGATGGACTCACGGTAAATTCTATAATAAAATAAATATGTGGGATCAGTTTGATATGCATTATGAGAAAGATATAAGATCTCATGAAGATATTTATATATGCTCTCAAGCTAATTCTATTATGAATTGTTTAGGAAGAGATCCAATGGGGGTAGATATTTATACTTACGTTTGGTATGCTGTTCCTACATCTATTACCCGTCATAAATATACTACAGAAGCTGGTAATAGAACCTTCTTAGAGCATCTATTTAAAGATTATATACATTCTACTGCGGATGTATATTTTGATTTCTATGATAGGAATAATATTAGTAAAGAATATTGTATAGAGTCTACAGTAGATATTCTTTGTTATTGTTATTTCTATATACAGTCGTTTATGTTTAAAGATCCTAAGAATTATATTAGAAAAAATCTAGAATATGCTAAAGATTTACTGATAAATATTAAACAAAGATTTGGATTTACTAATCAAGACATTTATGATATACTGGCTGCTAATAATGCTAGGGAATATTATCAGGTTAGTAAATCAGCTTTTATAGCAACAGGACCAACTATTCCTTCTATGGGATTAATGGAATTTTTAGATTATTTAGACAATTATAGTGAGTTATAATACGAATTCTCAGTAGGATAAACAATTCTACTGAGAATTTGCTATATTTGTTAGCTTTGCACATATTATTAAATATCGTTATTTGTTTCGTGTAACTATAAATATGAAAGGAAGATAATAATCATGGCTGATAATACTCTTCTTAATAATGTGGATTTTTCTTTCCGACGAGGTTCGAAAGCCAATTTTAATAAATCAGCTTTTAAAAACGGATCTCTAAATATCTGTATGGATACGGATGAATTTTACGCAGATATAGACGATAGAAGAATTCCTCTGTCTGGTATTGTCATATATGATACTGAGACTGAAATTTTTGCTCTTGAGAATCCTGAACCCGTAATATATTATGCGATCAGTACCAATCAGTTATATCACTACGATCCAGTAAATTTAAACTGGACTTATGTAACAGATGGAACTGCAACTCCTGGCAATGTCGGGTTTGTTACAAATGCTGTATCTTCTGGTAACCATTCTATTATATTTTATAAAGCGAATGGTTCTACCTTTTCTGTAAATACACAAGACTTAGATACTACATATTCTACTGGTAATTCTACATATTCTGGATTATCTAAATTGTATTCTGTATCTGGTAATCATACAGATGGTACAATTACCCAGAAAGCAATAACAGAATTATTAGCCGGTAAAGTATCTACTAAGGATGGTAAAGCTCCTCAAGCTGTTGCTGACGATAAAGGTAATGTGATAGATCAAACCTATATAAAGAGCGTATTAGCAAATGGTAGAATTGTAACTTTTACCAGAGGAGATGGATCTACATTTTCCATTAGTACTCAGGATACTAATGATAATACAACTTATTCTGGTGGTAATTCTACTTATGCAGGTTTAACCAGATTATATAAAGAAGCTGGTAATAATGAAGATGGTACCATGACACAAAAAGCTATTAAACAAGCTTTGGATGGAAAAATGTCTACTGGTGCTACTGCTTATGGTGCAGAATTTGACGGTAAAGGTCAAAATATTGCTAATACTTATATTAAGTCTATCACTCAGAATTCTCTAGACGGTCATGTCTTTACCATTACTTGGGGTAATGGGAATACTACTAATATAGAGACTGTAGATAACAATACCACATATTCTGAGGCTACTGCTAGTAATTTAGGATTAGTAAAATTATATTCTTCTCTTGGTGTGAATATGGACGGTACCATGACACAAGCAGCATTGTATTCAGCGTTTAATAGTAAAATGAATGTTGGAGATACTGCTATAGCTGCTATTCATGATGGTGCTGACCAGCAGATAGATACCACGTACATTAAGAATGTAAATGTAAATGGTCAAGTAGTTACATTTACTAGAGGTGATAATAGTACGTTTAGTATTGTTACTCAGGATACCAAGGTAGATGAATCTACAATAGCTACTTCTGCTTCTGCTGGTTTTGTAATGCTTTATCCTAGTACTGGAGGTAGTACTGTTGGTGCTATTAATCAGAAAGCTACAACAGATTTATTAGAAACCAAATTAGCCACAACAGCTACAGCTGTTAGAGCAAAAGCAGACGCTGAAGGACAAAATATATCTGATACTTATATCAAGAATGCTCAAATATCTGGTACTACAGTTACCTTTACTAGAGGTAATGGTTCTACTTTCAAAGTTACTACTCAGGATAATAATACTACATATGCTCAAGCTGTTGTAGACAGTAATAAAGAAGGATTAGTAAAATTATATAGTACTACTGGAAGTAATACAAACGGATCAATCACCCAGAAGAAAGTATCAGAAGAATTATTAAGTATAAAGAATAATGGTTTAGTTGGAGCCACCTTCTCCAGTGATATTAATAGAATAACAATGGAGAAAGGAAATGGATCTACTTTCAAATTTGATCTGAATAATACTACGTATGCTCAAGGTACTTCTACCACATTAGGATTAACTAAGATCTATGGTGGTACTGGGAATAACTTAGATGGTAGTATAGATCAAAAGAATCTTACAGATTTATTAAACGGTAAGCTTAGTACAGTTGGTACTGCTTATGCTGCTAATAATGACGGTAATAATCATAATATTGCTAATACTTATATCAGTGGTGTTGGTATTAATGGTAAAGTAATTACCTTTACAAAAGGAGATGGATCTACATTTACTATTACTACCCAAGATAATAATACTACTTATGCTACCGGTAATACTGCTAATACAGGATTAACCAAATTATATACTACTACCGGAACTAATACAGATGGTACTATTAGACAGAAAGAATTATCTACTATTCTTACTGATCTTACTGATAATAAACTTGGATCTTCTGCTACAGCAGTAGCTGCTGTAAAAGATAATAAAGATCAAGTAATTGATAGTACATATCTTAAGAATGCTCAAATAGATGGAACTACAGTTACTTTCACTAAAGGTGACGGTAGTACGTTTAATATTATTACTCAAGATACGAATGATAATAGTACATATAGTGTAGGTAGTTCTACATACTCTGGATTAACCAGATTATATTCTACAACAGGTACAAATACGAATGGTACTATTAGACAAAGTGAATTGTCTACTCTTATTAATGGTAAGCTTAATAGTACTGCTACAGCAGTTGCTGCAAATAAAGATAATAGAGATCAGGTTATTGATTCTACATATATAAAGAATGCTAGTGTAAATGGTAGGGTGGTTACATTTACCAGAGGAGATGGCTCTACATTTACTATTATTACTCAAGATACGAATGATAATAGTACTTATAGTATAGGTACTTCTACTAGTGCTGGATTAACTAAGCTTTATACTGGTACTGGTACAAATACAGATGGTTCTATGACGCAGAATGCTATTAAATCTGCATTAGATGGTAAACTTAATAGTACTGCTACCGCAACTGCAGCTACTAAAGATAGTGGTGGTAATACCATTAATACCACTTATATTAAGAATGCTGAAGTATCTGGTAAGGTTGTTACTTTTACTAAGGGTGATGGGTCTACGTTTAGTATCACCACTCAGGATAATAATACTACTTACGGCACTGGTACAACGGCAGCTGCTGGATTAACTAAATTATATACTACTACTGGTACAAATACCGATGGTACAATGACACAGAGTGCCATTAAGAGTCAGTTAGATGGCAAGCTTAGTACTAGCGGTACTGCTGCAGCTGCTACAAAGGATAGTGGTGGTAATACTATTAATACCACTTATATCAAGAACGCTTCTGTATCAGGTAAAACAGTTACATTTACCAAAGGAGATGGATCTACATTTACTATTACTACCCAGGATAATAATACTACTTATGGTAGTGCTACCAGTAGTAGTGAAGGATTAGTAAAGATTTATTCTTCTACTGGTACCAGTACAGATGGTACAATGACAAGGAAGGCTATTAGTGATGCTATTACTAATGGTACTGTAAATAAAGCTAAATATGATACTTCTGATAATCAGATAGATGGATATGTAAAGAATATAGTAAAGAGCGATGCTGATCCAAATCAGCTCATTATTACTCGTGGTGACGGTACTACATTTACCGCAAATATCAGTAGTACATTTTCTACTAGTAATAATGGTTTGGTCCCATCTCCAAATAATGCTAGTACGAATTATTATCTTAGATCTAATGGAACTTGGGGACAATTACCCAATTTATCTACGGCATCAGCTGGTATAACTCCTAGAGCAAATGCTGGAACGTTTAGCTTCCTTAGAGGAGATGGAACTTGGGCTAGTTTTAATACTATAGGATATAATAATCTTATCAAAGATATCAGTTTAGCTGGGGATGATATTGAAGATGATATTATAGTAACTAGAAATGACGGATCTATCTATACTATTAATTTGTCTAATTATGGTAGTGAAGATGTGGAAGATGAAGATCCTGAATCTGTTGTAAATATGAGTAAAGACTTTATGATTACTAGGCAAGGAGGAGTTAAACAAATACTTTCTGTTGGCGAGTATGGAGAAGAGTCTGACGATTTGGATGATATTGCCGATTATGGTAGTGAAGATGACGATGAGATTCTTGATCATACTGACGGGGATACTCAATATGCTTATAATGGATCTACGTACAATTATCGATTAGGAGAATATTCCAGAAAAACATATAGTCAGATAGATAGAGTAAATGTTGTAAATAATAGCACATTTACCAAAGCTGCAGAATCTGATCCTGATGTAGAGTATAATTCTACAGATATATATGCAGAAAGAATTAAAATTACCACTCCTGTTGAACCTGATACTACAGAAGATTAAGAAGAGGAGGAAGAATCATGACTCTTCTAATAGAAAGGAGGTATATACATGCCTGATTTGATCACTATTAATCCAGACTCTAGTTATGATGCTGTATATACTTCTAGAGATCATGACACTAATGCTATTACAGCAGATGGTGTTTATACTTCTTATAATAAAGTAAGAGTAAGAAAATCTGGTGATACAAATTCTGCATTAGCGCCCTCTACGGGCGTTAATGCTGCTATTCTTGCTAAGAATAGAGCAAATCTTACATTATATGATTGCTATATAGATAGTAATGGAAAATATTCTCCTGCTATATTTGGTAGAGATGTAGAAACAAAACTTATTGTTTATAGAAGTGCTATCTATACGAATAATGAGAATTCTCCTGTAATTGCCACTTATGGCGGATCTGTAGAAGCTTATAATTGTGATATTATAAGTAATTATGAGAATTCTGCAGCTTTGGATATATACGGTTATACTACTACTGTAAGAGGTGGTAATATTATAACCAGGAGTGAAAAATCTCCTATCGCTATAGTAAGATCTGATCTTAACTTCTTTAACGTAGATAATATGTCGTCTAATATGTCAGACGGATTTCATATTATTGGCGATGAAGCTATTATCAATAGCCAAGAATCTACAATCAATATTAATGCTTCTGGATATTATCCTGAGGATGAAGATGATATTATAGATCATAGTGAAGATTTTATTGGAGTATATATTGGATCTGAATCTGGTAAGATTAGTGGTACGTTTACTGCTAATGGTGGTGCTATCAATATAGACAGACCGGAATATACTACAGTATTTAAAGTACAAAATGCTGACGGTGAGATTAATCTTACTGGAGTAAAGCTAAATAATGGTTATAATAAACTATTATCTGTTATTAATACTACTAGTAGTAAATGTAAAACTAAATTTACTGCTATTAATCAGACTCTATCAGGTATAATAGAAGTAGACGAGAATTCTGAATTGAATTTAGAACTTAAATCGAATAGTAGTTATACTGGTAGAATAAATCAATCTGGACAATCTGGAACTGTTAATGTAACTCTTATTAATAGTTTCTGGTCTCTTACTGGTGATGCTTATATCTCTAAACTCACGTTAGATAAAACCTCAACGATAAACCTTAACGGATATACTCTTTGGGTAAGTGGTTATAAATATATTCCAGAAGGAGAAGAGGGTGGAGAAGAAGATGAAGGTGAAGTAGAATATATTGATACTTTCACCAATGAAAATGATAATGAGCACGCTTGTGAATATATCTCCACCTCAGGTATATTATCTACATCAAGAGTTATTAAGTCTGGTAATAGTAATGAATATGATGCGAATGAATATGGTAATAATGCTGCTGTATTCGTAAATGAAAGTAATGTTACTGTTGCTAATAAGACTTATATTACTACAGAAGGTATCGGATCTCCTGGTGTTACCTCTTATAATAGTTCTAGTGTTTCTGTAAATGATTCTATTATAGAGACCACCGGAGATAATTCGTCTGCAGTTTCTTCGTCTCATGGTGGAAGTTTATACTTATATAATGCTACATTGAGTACGGAGGGAGAAAGATCCCATGTGGTAAATATGGTACCTTTATCTGGCAATGTAGTATTAAATGGGGGTTCTTATACTGCTAAGGGTGAAGGATCTGCTGCAATTAATATTGATAGAGAAAATACTGGTACTATAAGAATTTCTGATTCTATTATTAGATCTGATCTGGATAATGGTATTAATGTAAACGGAGTTCAACCCGGAGCTATTTCTATCAGTGGATCTAGTATTTATGCTAATAAATATGGTATTAATGTTGTCGATTATAATAACGATCATAACAACATAACTCTGGATATTTCCAATACATATATGAATTCTTATGGTGCTGAAGATAGTGCTAATATCTATATAAATAGTGCTGAGGTTACTATCAATCTCACTAATTGTAATTTATATGGTGGAAGTATTTTTAGAGTTGTAAATAACTCTATTGTATATCTGAACGTATCTGCTGGATATCTCTCTGGTGGTATATATGTAGATAATACCTCTACATTATATATCAACCTTATGGAAAATGGTAATCTTGTTGGATTTATTAATACCATTGATACAGCAGAAAAAATAAATATTGTAATGAGAGATGGGGATTGGGTCTTAACTCAAGATTCTTTCATTACTAATTTGGATATAGATAAGTATTCTAATATCAATATCGGAGAAAGAACTCTTTACGTTAATAGAGTTGCTAGTGATTTTATTGTAGGATCAGTAGTTCATTATACCAGTGAAGATAATACAATATCTGAAGAAGATGTTGTTATTATAGAAAAGACTACTGTTGGTGAAAATACTACATTTACTCTTTATGATACAGATGATAGAATTACGTATAATGACGTATCTAGAGATCGATTAGTATTTACTGGTAAGATTATAGATATAGATCCGATACTACAACTGATAGATGAAATGGCTAGAGATGAATCTGCCGGTGTTGTAGAAAGTGGAGATACTGTTGTAACTTCTACGTCTAATAAACATAGTCTATTAGTTGACGGAACTGCGGTAGAGTTAGAAGATATTCATATAAAGAAATCTGGTGACTCTAAGTTTACCGATGATATTTCTAATACTACAGTATTAGTTACAAATGGTGGAAATCTTACTTTAAAGAATTCTGATATTAATAGTAAAGCTACTTATGCTAATGGTATAATTTCTATTGGAGAAGGTAGTATTGTTAATGCTACTAATGTAGAAGTATTAACAGAGTCTATTAATTCTAGTGCTGCTATAGCTATGGATAAGGGAGTTATTAAAGGAGATAATCTGAATCTTTCTACAACAGGACCTAAATCTTTTGGTGCTAGAGTTGAAGGGGATGGATTCTTAGATTTAGAGAATTCTACTATATCTGTAGCTGGTGTAGGATCTAATGGAATTATAGTAAAAGATTCTGATATTACTCTTAAATCTGTTACTATTACTCATGATAGATCTATAGCTCCTATAGATATATCTGGTGAATGTAATATTATATTATCAGGCGGTAATATTAGTGATAATAGTTCTGAGATTGCTACCGGAGGTTTGTATATACACAACGAGCGATCTACAGATCCTGTATATCCAGATGGTTATGACGAAGATGATAATCCTCCTCATGACGATGAAGGAGATACTCCTACTCCACCACCAGTACCAATAGATCCGGATATATATGTATTAAGAGGAGCTTATCATTATACCGTTGATTATGATTTAGATGGTGGAGTTTATACTAATAGTATTGCTGGTGTAGATAATCCTGATGTTGCTGTAGATGAAATTGTTATATGGGTTTCTTTAGGAGCTTTAGGATATATAGATAATGCTACTATTATTAGATCAAATGATAAATCTACTGGAGGAAAGAATTCAGAAAGATATGGTGTTGGATCTGCTGTATTGATTTCTAATGGTGGATTGGAGATAAGTAATACTACTATTAATACTCTTGCTTTGGGAGGTAATGCTTTATTCGCTTATAGTGCTGCTTCTCATATTAAAGCAGATAGTGTAAATATCTCTACGTTAGAGAGTGAATCTGCTGGATTACAAGTAGCAGACGGTGGTATTATCGAAGCTAATAGTACAAATGTAACTGCAGGTACAAATACATCGGTAGAATCTCCTGCGATTAGAGTATCTAAGGGAGGAGGATCTATTAAAGTAGACCACGGTACGTATTATACTGGTGGATTTGATTCTCCTGCTATTGTAAATAATGGTGGTGTTATTACTGTAGATAATGCAAATCTTACTACTGTAGCTTCGGAATTAATAGATATTATTGGAGCTGGTGAGGTTGAATATAATAATACAATATCTACGTTTAATCATGCGGATGATTCCGATAATGATTGTAGTTATGGTATTGGTATGTATCAGATTAATGATTTTATCACTGATTCTGGTATATGTAAATTTACCTCTAATGGTGGTAATATTAGATCTAAGCACGGTGGTATTTTCTATATTACCAATACTGAAGCTGAGATCAATTTAAGTTATACGAATATTATAAGAGATAATAGTAGTGATTTCTTTATAAGGGTTACTGGTAATAGTGGTAAGAAAAATAGAGGAACTCCAGGATCTAATGGTGGTAAATGTATTGTCAATATGAGTAGCCAATTAGTTACTGGAAATGTCTATTGGGATTCATTATCTACTCTTACTATAAATCTTACTAATGTCTCTGAGTTAACCGGAGCTATTATAAACGACGAATCATTTAATGGTGGTGCTGTTGGATCAGAAGGTTATTGTGATTTGAATATTGACAATAATTCTAAGTTTATAGTTACCGGGAATTGTAGATTAAGGAATATTACGAATAATAGTAATAGTCTTATTAGAGATAATAATGATAAAATAGTAACTATCGTTAATACTAATAATACTCTCATAATTGAAGGTAACAGTGATTACGTTATTAGTATTGCTTCTTATAGCGGAATTACTGAAGAGTCTTGAGAAGGAGGTATTATAAATGTCTAAAAATATAAAATTAGATGAAAATATCGATAATACCGCTTCTCAGGATATCAGTTTAGATACTGATACAGAGGTGGTAAAACGCTCTGATGTAAAATTTGGAGATTATAGTGTAATCTTAGGGGATGGAGACGATTCTTCCTCAGAGAGCGATTTTAATGAAGATACATCCGGTGAAGAAGATACCGGAGAAGATGAGATAAACTTTGATATAGATTTAGATACTATGAGAGTTAGATCTAATGTATCTCTTAATAATTATCAAAGAATATCTGCTTCTTATGGTTATGCTATATTTATAGAAAATACTGCTCTTAAATTAAATCTTGGTAATGTATTATTATCGGGAAAGAAATTATTTAGAATAAAGAATTCTTTTGTAGATATGACTCTTACTGGGTTGTCTCTAGCTTGGGAAGTAAATGAAGAAGATGATTTAGATTATGAATCTACTTTAGTAATTAAACTTACTGAAGGTTCTGAATTTACTGGTAATTTTAATAAGAATAATAGAATAGAAATAGGTAATATTTCTGTTACTGTAGATGATACTTCTCGTTGGAATCTTACTGGAGATTCTTATATAGAAGAATTTAATATTACTGATAATAGTAGAGTAACTCTTAACGGTTATAGAATATTTGTAAGAACTAGAGTAGAACCTGAGAAAGAGGGAGGTAAAGTAACCTATATTTGGCGGAAATGGGTTCAATATCCTCCTAAGATGGTTTCTGAGGATACTGGTTACGATTCTTATGGAGTTCCTACTACTAGAGTTCTTAAAGTTATCAAATACCAATTCTTACCGTCATATAATGAAAGGCGTAAGTCTTATATTTATTTCTGTTATGATAGAATGCAGCTATATTTATATCAAAGTCTTTATACAGATCCATTCTGTATTGTAGATCAGATTCCAAATAATCCTGTAGAGAATATGCTGTATATTACTACAGAAGGAAAGATGTATACCTATTATAGTGGAAAGAGAACGTTTATTGGTGAAGTAGAAAGAGATACTACAGGAACTCCTGATCAGGATCAGATCGATCTGATTAAACAGGTAGGAACTATATATTTCATGAATGCAGAATCTAGATATATAGATTTTCAATCCAGAACAATACAATTACCGTTCCATAATGGTAGTTATATATTAAGTTTATCTTTAGGATCTGATCTAAGAATAGATGAGCATACAGTAATTAGATATAATCCAAATATTGAGCAATTTTATATAGCTGGTCAAAACTATCAATATGACGATAGATTAAATAATGTAAATAAATATGTCGGTTATGCTACAGAGACTACCCAAACCTTTATGGATAATTACACTTTCAGAACTTATGTAAATATATCCGATAAAGATCATAATGGTATTCAGGTTGCTGATACCGGTGGATTATATGTAGATGTTTCTGATTTAGCATCTCAAGAGAAATATGAGTTAATGGTACAATCGTTTAATAGATATAAGATTATTATAGATAGATATATGGATCAGCTTGTAGAAGCTGTAAATGAATGTACCGGTGAAGTTACTCCAGATCTTATCAATACTAAAATTGCTGAAGCTCTTGTAGAATATAATGATACAATAGATACAGCTATTGAAGAATATGATAATATGAGAGCTTATATAGAAGATCTAGAGTATAGAGTCACAACTCAAATGAGACAAGCTCTCCAAGATGATAAAGCAGAAATATATAATCTGATAAATGAATCTAGATGGAGTTATTTTGATCCCTCTGATACATATTCTGCTCGTAATGTAGTTGTATCCAATAAGTCTAAATCATGGGATAAATTGTTTAAAGCTTCTGTCATTTCTTGGTATAGAAGCTATCTATTATTCTATAGAAATGAATATGCTGACTATGGTGGAAAGAACGACATATTCGGATATAATGCAAAAGAGAGATGGTTATTGAATCGTATATTTGCTTATGATCTTGAATCTCTTGGTAATCCTGATGTTGTGGGATATAACTATTATTTATCAGAAAACGATCTACCAGAAACTGGAGAAGAAAGACCTGTATATTTCGTTATAAATATTACTAAAGTAAATAGAATCTATAAGATATTTAAATGGTATGATTCTGAATACCATTTATTATACGATGGTAGTACTACTTAATATAATTAACAGGTTGAATTGCAATAAATTTGACCTGTTAATTACATTTAGATAATTATAGTATAGAAAATAGTTCCGAAAGGAGATAAGTTGTTATGGCTTATGCTAAAATAAGACCTAGACGGGGAACTGAATACGAATGGGCTTCATATAACCCAGTCCTTGCAGAGGGAGAACTAGCAATACAATTTCCTGATAGTGGAATAGGAACAGGATTATGTAAGTTTAAGGTTGGAGATGGAGTAAGCCCTTGGAATAATTTAGTATATGCATTCGACGGAACTGCAGCATCTGCTATAGATGGTGGTGGTATAAACGCTACTGCTCTTATTCAGGTTAGATCTGCTACCGCTAGTGCTTGGGCTAACACTAATCCTATACTTGCAGAAAGAGAAATAGCTTACGATATTACAAAGAATGCTATTAAGATTGGAAATGGTAGTAGTAGATGGAATAGTCTCCCTTATATAACTGCCGGTACTATTATGGAAGATGATACTACTTACGATTTTGGTACAGAAGATGGCGATGTTCCAATGTCATTATCAAATATGGAAGATTATGTAATTGATAATACTAATTATGAAACAGACCCGTTCGATCAATATGGTGATACTACTCCCTCCACAGACGATGATACTGCTGAACCGGTAGAACCTGTTGAACCAAGCACAGAACCAACAGAACCTACTACAGAGGACGATGATAATAATACCGAAATAGATAGTGGTGATGCTGAGACTGTAGTATCTACAGCAGGATTACAAGATATTCTTAAACCGATATCTTCTCTTGATAAAAAAGAAAATGTAGAAAAAGAGGTTAAGATAGAACCTGTTGAAGAAATTACTGAAGATGATACTGTAGAAGAAGCAGAGGAAGAAGATCCAGAAGACGATGGCGAATTTGGATCTGAAGATGAAGAAGTTGTAGAAGAATCTACTGATAATAAGAATAAAAAATAAAACTATCAACCCAGAGTCTATAATAGACTCTGGGTATTTTATTTAGGTTGTCATATTCACAGTGACAGTTCCGATAATGGTTCCATCTTCTGACACCGGAACTTTCTGATTACCTTCCTCATCCGGTTCTCCCATCTGAGGCAAGTGATATGTATATCCAGTATACATATCATAATAATCGGTACTTTTTCCATAGGTTCTTATGATGTCTTCAAGTTTCATAATATTCACTCCTTTATTTTGTTTAGTAACCACATTTACACTTTTATAGTATATTATTAAAAATTTATAAAAACCCATCATTTAAATATGATATATTTTTTAATATATGAAAACGCTCAGTAACTGCCAAAAGTAGTTACTATAGTTTCAAATGATGGGTTTTTCGCTATTTACCGGAGGAACATTTACATAATTGCTTATTAGTAGTGATACCTTAGTATCGCTCCTTATCTTTATGATTACTATAATACTATCCAGAGAGCTACTAATAAGTATGAGATGAGGAGTTTAATTTTCCTAAAAGGAGGAATTTAAATATGTCTAAGATTTTTAAGCCCAGACGTGGTAAAGCTTCTACAATGAACGGAACTAAGTCCTCTACAGTGCTTGCAGCAGGCGAAATGTTTATAGAATTGCCCGATACTGGTGTTGGAACCGGTACTTGTAAGATGAAGATGGGCGATGGTGTTACTGCTTATGGTTCTCTTCCTTATGCAATGGGCGGAGATATTGCTACTACTGAGATCACCGGTGGTATTAACGATGATACTTCTAGTACGGCTACTGCAGCTCTTGCTAACGTTACGACCGGTAAGACGCTCGGATCTATTATCGGATCTCTTCGTCGTGCTTGCTCTCTGAACGCTGAGGCAATTGCTACACTAAATGATGATTTGAAATCCAACTATTTAATTTATAATACCATAGATATTAAATCTGTAGGTACTTTTATAGAACATGAAGAGATTGTAACTATGGATTTGATTAGTGGTTATAAACCTATTGCCATTGCAGGATGGCACGCAAAAACAGATAGTAAAATATTTTTATTTAATTTATTTATAAGCATTGATAGTAGTAATTCTTATTTTATTGATCTTGGATGGAAAACTAGTAATGGTACTAAAATTACAAATAATATTGTTAGAGTTACTGTTTTACATAGGCGGAGTAATTGATATATTGATAAAAGTGTTTTGATGAAAAGTTTAATAAAGTAACAGCATATTATAAATATGGTACATTTGATAAAGCATTAAATGTTGGTGATAAATACCAAATAAGAGATGAGAATATTGTAGGTTCTTTATTTAATTTATTTTACGTAACTGAACATCGAGATTGTTGTATATGGAGTGTGCAGCAATCTATTATATCCATATATGTTTTATATCCTATAACGACTAGCCATAATTATACGTTTATCTATTATAAATAATAACCGATCGATGAAGATATATTGCATGGTTATATAGATATTTCAACACAGTTAAAAACTTCGCCTTATACAGCACCATATGATTGTTTTGTAAGGATGTCAAATCGTACTACAAATGGGGTCAGGCCTTATATAAATTACTTAATCAATGGAAAAGATTTTAACTGTACTGGATATACTTCGAATGCAGATTCTACGATAAATGACATAGTGGGATTACGAAAAGGTGATATACTAAAGTTAAATAGTTCGTACGCATATGAACAAACTGGAACATTTACTGCTCATATACTGTAATATACCTAATTATAAATCAATTTAATATAATTACTATAATATTTTATGATGAAGCTGCACAATTGAAAAATACACCTGGTCTTATCAATAGAATACCTGTAGCTAGTGAAAATGCTAACAATTATATATCTACAGGTATTTATTATATCTGTGATCATATACAAAACACACCTACAGATTGTACTTATTGTTTTTTATTAATATTAAGATCATATCTTTCAAACCAAATTGTACAGATGATTATCACAATGATAAGTTCTAATTTATATAAACGCGACGGAGATGATAGTAATAAAACTTGGAATACATGGTATAAAATAGCTTTTATAACTGTTTGATATGATGAAAATTCATATCGTGGAACTTTTGATGGTACACTTCCAAATGCAACATCTATATCCGGAAATGATTCAAGAATACTTGTTGCAACTGTCACGGTGAACACACATGCACAATATTTAGTAATAAGAGGTGCAAACTGGGTGGCGGCGAATGATACTGGAACTAGACTTATTGCTGTAAGATCAGTAGGAGGTGCAAGGGATCAAACAAATATTATAAATTCAATAAAAGGAAAAGTAATGTATCAACAACTTATAACAGTAGAACGTTATGATGTTGGTGAAATCATAGAATGTTATGCATCTCAAAATTCTGGTACAAATATAAATGTATATGCTTACATATATACAATTACATTAAAAAGATTATAATATAAAATTATATTTACAAACAAGCATGATGAAAATGGTCCTATTAATAAATTAAATAAAATAACTAATTATATTGGTAATTCATTTTCTTTAAATTATACCTCTGGTCAAATTAAAGATCATATACCTACAGTTATAGATAGTTTAGATAACGATGGTAAATTACATATAGGTGAAATATTTAGATCTGGATGGTATATTTGTTTAGCACAAAAATTTATAGATAGTAATTATGCTTCTGGTTTAGTTTTTGGATATAGTAATAATAAAATACTTTTTCAAATAAAAGCTGCAGGCACTTGGCAGGCTGTAAGAGAAATATAATTTTAAACCGATTAATGATAGGATTATATTTTTAACTTTGGCTACTACTACATATATATCACAAAGTGAAAATATGGAATATATTGGAATAGAATTTGAATTATCGAATGTTGCACTTATACGATATAGTACTAATTGGAATTCGGGTCGTCCGGAAGTATTAGCTATTTGTGACAATCTAGATGGTAGTGTCAGATCCAAATTATATGGTGAATCTAATAGTACTCTATCAATAGAAGCTGTGACAGGAATTTTAAATAGTGGTACTTATAGATGTTATTGTAAAAGATACCGTGGTTCAACATCAAGTGTCAATTCTTATGCAGTTATAGGTCATGTTTTTAGATAATATAAAAATATCCCCGTAGGAATTTACTCCTACGGGGATATTATTTTAACTTATTCTCTTAGCATATTGATTCTTACTGGCTAATTCTACTCCTAATAATTCGTCATATACTTTCTCACTATCAGGAATATATCTACCGTATTTAATTATAATATTATTAAACACTTTTAACAGTTCTACTTTATCTTCTATCTCATCTTCTTTATAACCAGTATAGATTACTATATCATCTTCTATACCAGCTTTTCTAAAATCGGAAATTAATAAGATTAAATCTTCCCAACTATCAAAAGGTTCTAATCCTTGAAATACTATACTATCACTATAAATATTATTCTTATATCTATTTATTAATCTATCATTAGAAATATCTATATTAGAAGACTTTGCTAACTTAGAATTCTGACATACCAATTTACCACATTCTTTTTCACACTTAAAAGAACAATTAGGCATCATAATAGTAGTACTACACTTCTTATAGTTTACAAAATCTTCATCTATAATACCTTTAATAATCATAATTCTAATCTCTCATTAGCATAATGATACCATTTTCTGGCATCACGTTCTCTCTTTCTATCAGCACTATATGCTCTACGAGGCTCATAGAACCCCACAACGCGAGACCATGTATCCATTACTGGTTTTCCACATATAGGACAATAATCGGTTCCTATAAATGCATGGTGATCTTTGCATTCATTTATAATAGCATTAAAAGCAAAATATATTACATCCGATATAGCAATCTTGTTAAGCATATCCCAACCCACATCTGTGTTAGGGAACGGAGATTCAAGGTTACAGTGCAGAATGGACCCACCTGAACATTCCTTGTCTAGTATAGAACTAAGCTTAAGCTTTTCATCTATAGTAGCCCGTGCCGTGAGCGGAACCCACTGATTCGAGTAAATGAATTTATCCGTATCTCTTTCAAAAAGAAGATTATCTTTCTGGCAAAGAATTACAGCAGCTCTCTCAGCAGGCACAGATTCTATATTGAAACTGTATCTCTCTAAGATATTATCTCTACCTTTATACCACGTTTCATCTCCATATATATCATAGAAAGTATCTTTAACTTCATTTAATACATCGAATATTCTCTTAGCAAAACTTATACCTTCTTCTGTATATGATATATTGCCAAATTCATCCATTGTAGTATAACCAAAGTATTCTACAGCTTCAAAAATTCCTAATATACCTATCGAACTATAACATTTATCTAACTCTACACCACCTTCACAGAAATTGGGGAGTAATCCTTTCTGTATATTTCTCTTTATAATCCAACGTTGTCTGTCAAGAACTTTACAATCCAATATAGTCTTATCTCTAAGAATCTTCAAATACTTCTCTTCATCCTTATCAGACTCTAAAGCAATTCTCATAAGATTGATTGTAGATACTTTTACAGATCCGATAGAAAGAGCTGTACCTCCAATAGAATTAATAAATCCACTAAGCTTAGTAGTATCAGATAATAATCTACAACAATTGCTCAGTGTGGTTACATCTGTAGACATAAAGAAATTACTATCATACCACTGACAATTATGATCAGAGCACCATCTAGCAAATTCATTATCTTTAAAGATATGATAATCCTTTGTTTTTACCATATCTAACATTTCCAATTTAGTTAAATCGTCTCTCTTAAGTAAAGAATAAGTTAATACAGGGAATGTAAACATATTTACACTACGAATCTCAGAAACAACTTCCATAAATATCTTCTGTTGTCTAATGAATTCGTCCACATAATCTATTGCAAAACTACCATCAGGGAACTCTAATCCACCAAACAGAGATTCATAATAATATCTATCGAATATAGATACATTTACAAATGCAGATTGGTCTACTCTCAAGAACGGCTGATTAATTCTAAATATAAACTTCTGATAAGCTTGTCTAAGATAGTAATCAGGATTCCTCAAACAATAGTCATCCTCTATATCTTTCTTCCAGAAGTACATTGCCCAAACTAATATATTAGGAAGTCCGCAAGCACCAGATGTTCTGTTAGAGAAAAACGATATAAATTCTATCGTATCATCTATAAATGTAGTGAGATGCCTTGGAGGTTCATTATGATAGTCGTCTAAGAAGAATAAACCTTCTCTTGCAAGACGTGATAAATCGTATGCAAAGCAATAACTTGCATAACTAGAACTAGGTGCGTCGTGCATATAGAATTGTCCGGTCCATTCGTCTTCCAACCATTGATCCGCTGTGCGTTTTCCGTACTTCTTTTTTAATTCATAATAGATTTTATTAAAAGCAAATAGCTTATCTTCAGATTTTCCTTTCTCTCCTCTAAGAGAACAAATATCTTTATGTTTAGCATTTGCATTTCCGTCTATAGTAGTATCGGCTACGGTAGATTTGTCCACGAAGCCAGCAATAAATTGAGAGAAGTCTAATTGTGATTGGTGGAATCCGTTAAGATACTGGAAATCTGATCCATACTTCTGTTTAAGATTATTAAATTGATATATAAAATCATCTTCCTGATGTACTTGAATATTTAAAATTCCCATTACTATTACAAACTCCTATTCTGTATAAATTTTACTCCGAATAATTATTTACCAATTTTACAGCTTCACCAAAAGTATATTTAGTATTATCTACTTCTAATACAGGCATTTCTCTAAAGCCTTCTTCAAATAATTTATTTAAATCATCTTCAGAATTCTTAATAGAAAAATTAATATTCTTCTGTTTCAATTTAGTTTCTAGTATAACACAACGGGGACAATTGCTTGAATAGAGAATAACGTTATTCATGGATACCTCCTAGAAAATAATTAATAAAATCCCATATAAATATAACTAATATAGGAAGATTATACAAGTGTTTTGGAAATCAAACATTATTATAATCGACCAAATCGATCATATAGTATCATGAAGATAAAATCTATACAAAATAAAGTAATATAATAGTCTTAAATTTATTAAATCCCAGTAGGAAGAATCCTACTGGAATATTTTTATACAGAGGATTATCTATATGTATAAGGATATGTATTAGCCTAAAAAGACAGATGATGATTATAATAGTATAGACAAACCAGGAACAACAGCTTTAAATGGAAAATATACTAATACCAATGCTTCTTTAAATTTAGTTTGTGTGAAATACAAAAGAATTGGAATCTGTCATTTTAAGTTACATACTGGTTCTAACATAGCTAGTTATAGCACCAGTCCCAATATTAGCATTTTTAGTTTTCCAACAGGATATATTCCAACATTAGCAGGTAGAGTTTATCTTGCTCCATCTACTGATAGTTATTCTGTAATGGGTTGGTTTGATAATGCGAATTTTTATGCAAGAGAACAATATAAACCAAATAATGATTATTATGGGTCTTTTTGTTATCTTGTTGAGGTATAAAGAAATTAAAACTCAAGAAAAACAGGTTATATAGATATAAAAGTCGACACTGAAATGACAGTGACAAAATATGAGTTGATATCAATCCATCTTTTTGTTTCAGTCGGAAAAGCATTAACAACTACTTTAATGCTGTACGGGTATTTGAATATTATACTCATAGCCTTATGATGATCTGGTTGGTTTTTTAAAAGCTTCTACTGTTACGAATACAAATACTGGAGTTATAAGTATTAGTAATCTTAATATGTATAATTCTTATATATTAACTGCTTATTCGTATAATTGGGGTGGTTTAAATTGTATTATCTCAACAAATAATAATACTGGTTATTATGAAATATATGTATATAGGTTAGATAATAATCAAAAAATGACAGATACGCGTGTTAAAGTATCTTTTATATACTATAATAAATAAAATTAAAAACGATGATGATGCTGTTATCAATGAACAATATTCAAACCCAAAAATATATAGTGGTGGTGCAAGTGAATCAGTTAATGCAAATGGTTATAATGAAATAATTATAAACTATTCTACTGCTAAATTTAAATCGACACCTTATATAGCATTATCAACTATAGCAAATATTAATCCACAATTTATAGATACTATTATTTTACAGAGTATATCAACTTATTGTAAGATAAAGGTACATAATTCTTATAGCACAGTAATAACAGTATATTGTCAAATTATTGCATTTGGACAAACACAATAAATATTTATCTAAGAAATAATGGATTTTCGTATTGGACAAGTGCTAGATATAACGAATCCCAAGCCTATTGTGTCACCGAATTAGGATATATCAGCACTTTTGACTTTTCGAGTCCCATTCATGGTGTGGTACTTCTTGCTAAAATCATCCTCTAATCCTTCTACAGATAAAAATCATGAACCGAACTAAAAAATAAATAATATTATAGATAATTATGATTTATTTACCCGTAGAGTAATAATACTCTACGGGTTTATATTATTCACAATAAATCAACTTAAGATCATTATATAAATAATAATCTTACTATTTTCATTTTCTCTTCTACAGTAAGTTTATCTTTTATTTCTTTTATAGTATTATAAGCACTATCAAATTTCTCACTCTCTTCTTCTGTTTTATCTTTCTCTCCTAAGATTTCTCCAACACTAACTTCTAATACTTCAGCCATCTTCTTTAGTATATTAGCATTAGGAATTCTAGTACCACGAATATATCTACTCACACTGACTTCAGTAACTCCTATTTTATCTGCTAAATCTCTTTGCTTTAGTCCTTTTTGTTTACATAATTTTAATATTTTATCCCCTAATTTATTACTCATATTATATTCTCCTATTTATAAAACTTACCAATACACTTTACCGGTACTATAATCAGTCCAAACTTCTATTGGAATATTATTATATTTTTCTTTAAATTTATTTATAGCTTTATATAGTATATTAATATTATCAATCTCCAACATATTATCATACATAGATATTACAGTTTCATTACCGTAAGTATCTTGTTTCAAATAATTTGCAACAAATCTATTAGCTTTTAAACTGGACTGATTATTATAAGTATTAAGAAACACGATTCTATCAGCTTTATTAGATAAAGCAGTATTAAAGATAATGTCTATATAGTTATACATCTCATCTACAGTACGTACAATAGATAAATTCATATATTTTACCTCCTTATAAATATAGTATATTATTATATTTATATTTAATAAATTAATTTTCAGAAGATTATGATGATTATGATAGTATAAACAAACCAGGAACAACAGCTTTAAATGGAAATTATACTAATACCAATGCTTCTTTAAATTTAGTTTGTCTAAAATACAAAAGAATTGGAATTTGTCATTTTGCATTACATACTGGTTCTAACATAGCTAGTTATAGCACCAGTCCCAATATTAGCATTTTTCAATTTCCAACAGGATATATTCCAGGACTAGCAGGTAGAGTTTATCTTACTCCATCTGCTGATAGTTATTCTGTAATGGGTTTTTATGACGATTCGGGTTTTTTTGCAAGAGAACAATATCAGCCAAATAAAATGTATTATGGGTCTTTTTGTTATCTTATAAATTAAAACTCAAGAAAAACAGGTTATATAGATATAAAAGTCGACACTGAAATGACAGTGACAAAATATGGTGAGTATCAATCCATCTTTTTGTTTCAGCCGAAAAAGCATTAACAACCACTTTAAATAATGTACGCGTATTTTGAATATTATACTTGTAGCCTTATGATGAATTAAACTCGAAATTCGAGTTTAATCGTACTAATAAAATAGCATTTGGTACTAATAATACAGGAGATACACATTGGATAAATTTGCATTTGAATTCGAATTCGACTAGTCATGTATATTCGCTTGTATTTAATAATAAAAATATAATGTACAGATGGTTTAATGGAACAGAGTGGGATACAATTTGGACTAAATAATAAAACTCGATTGATGATCTGGATTCTAAGACAGAAATACTTACAAATGCAGTTGGAATATTGCCTAATGTAGGCAATGCAGGATTTACAGATTTAAATAATCTCACAGCTAACTCTGGATTATACTATTTTGGTGCTAATATTAATAATGCTCCCGAATCATTTATTGCTGTATTAAGTATAAGAATGGGTGAAGATGTACTACAAATAGCATTCTCTATGCGTAATGCAAAAATGTATAGAAGGAGACATTCATCTAGTGGTTGGACCAACTGGACTGTTATAAATTTTACATAATATATTATAAATTATAAAAATAAATCCCAGTGAATAATTCACTGGGATTTTATATTATTAATCTCTAATCACATTCTCTCCAAGCTCAGTAGAATAACCCATTTCAGCTCTATCAATAAATATATCTTCAGCAATATTTTCATACAAAGTAGAAGTTACACTATTAGCCTTACTGAGATCATCGCTAAAGTACTGAACTACTTCATTCTTAAAGATTACATAATTCTTACCAATAACCTGATTGGTAAGGTAATCAGAAACCGCTCCATTTCCTTCCAAAGCCTTTTCATAAAGATCTCTAATATTAGTATCGGTATAATTCGGAGGAATTACAGTAACCTTAAGGGTAATAGTACCATAATCAATACTATTCCTAAGAATCTTTCCAAGAGCTTCTGCCTTATCAGCATCATCTACATACAACTTAACTTCATAATTATCCTGATCAAACTTTACTGTTACCTGAGGATCTTCAAGGAACATAGCCTGAAGCTTACGATAATGAATAAACCACGGTGCAGAAACTGTTAATTTAACGTCAAGCATAATAAACCTCCAGTATGATAAAAGATAATACAACTACAAAATTTATTATACTGTGTATGCTATAATAAATTAAAAATAATATAATATAAGATGATGATAGCTCGTTTAGAAATAGAGTTAAAGAAGCAGCAAATTATCATAATATAATATATAAAAGAGATTATACTACTATAACAAATATAAATCAAGCAACTGAAACTGGTATATATTGGCTTAATACAGCTGGTGGTGGTACTATTTTAAACATACCTTATCCAACCATATATTTAATTGTAATTAGAGTTATTAGATCACATTGTACGCAACTAGCATTAGAGTATAAAGGAGGTGGAATTGCTATTAGAGGAACTTCAGATCTTGCGTCTTGGTCCAGTTGGAAAAAATTGTAATTTCTTGCAAAATGAACGATGATGAAAATTTTATAAGAATTTATAAAACAAAGAAAACTCAAATAATACCTAATACCTTTAGTGGTGTACCGGCAAATTCTAAAGCTAATGTATTTTGTACTGCAATAACCGAAACCAATTATAAACCAATACATGCTTCAGTTATTCCAAGTGATTATATAGATAACGGCATAATATTTCATTGTGCAGGTGTGTCAATAAGAACCAATGATATTTACATTGGTAGTGTATTTCTTTATAATTTTTCAAATCAATTAGTTATTCCTAGTATTAATGTACTTAGTCTTTGGTATAAAGCATCGTAAAATAAATTTATATTTTTATAACGATTGATGATAATAGCTTTCATTCAGCTTCAGTTAGTACAAATAGATCTAATACCGTTGTTAAAATTGTTTATACTAAATATATTGGATTTGTATATGGAGTTTTTATTGCAAGTTCTACAGATACAGACGAAATTACATTTAACTTACCCAACAACTTTAAATTTCCGGTACAAGGAATATTAATAAGGGATAGTACAAATGGTAATCTAATAAAAGCTTGGGCTAGTGATTATAGGTTAAGCACTTTTAAACATGATTCTACAATAACAGTAGGAAAACAGTATAATTTTTGTATTTTTACTCTTGTACCACCGGCAAGCTAATGATATATAATTATTAATATAACGCATGATGATGTGGATGAGTTTGGACAAACTAGAATACCTTTTATACAAGATATAAAAAATAACATAGATGCTAATTCTATTAATGATTCTGGTGTGTATTGTGTAGGTACTGCCGGAAATAATTTTCCAACAGTTTTTACTGGTGGAGTATTAATTGTTTTGAAATCAACGTATTCAATACAAATAGCTATTAGAGAATATGAATCTGCTAGTTTGTTTTTTAGATTTAAATATGGTAATGGTAATTGGACTAGTAAATGGATTCAGATTAAATAAAATTTTTAACCGATTGATGATAAGTCGTGGAAGCATACAGCAATTACTATTTCCGTAAATACCAATTTGGTAGACAATACAACAGAAATGTTTTGCACTTATAACCCATTAGTGAAGCTTGGTATTTTCTTTTCTATTATAAAAATGAAATCTGGAGCTACATATCAAAACAATACTGTTTGTGGTATAAATTCAAGTAGTGTAATAAGACCTCAATATCGTACAACCTTTGATTATCCAATTTGTATGATAAACAGAAACGATAATCAACAAGATCTTACATTATATATAAATAGTAGTTTAGAAATACATACATATTGTGGTAATGTTCACACAGGCCCAGAACATTTGTATTCTATATTTATTGCACCTTTATATTGATAAAAATATGGAGATAGGGAATATATCCCTATCTCCGTTATTTATCTATTTACATTATCACAGAAGTTACTGAACCATCCTCTATGGTTAGTTTTAAGATAGCATATTTTAACACGCTTATCGTCTATTATTTCTTTAAACGCGTCTAAATATACGGAAAATCCTGAATCTTTCTTATTTCGTAAATCACATTGTCCCTGATGCCCAATTATGATAACTTTACAGCTATCTTTCACTCTTGTTAACACCTTTTTTAATTCGTTAAACGGAAAGTTCTGAGCTTCATCTATAATTACTACTTTATTTTCTAGATTACATCCTCTCATATATGTATCTGTATAAAATTCTATATAAGTAGTACCGTTCTTTAATGCTTGTATATTAGAATCTAATTTTAAACAAGTATCCGGGTTCAATCCTATAGTAAGCATAGCATCTATAAGAGGTCTCATATAAGGTGCTGTTTTCTCTTCTAAATTACCCGGAAGATAACCTAATTTATCGGCACAAGGAGACATTAAGTATACTATTCCTTCATATAATCCATAACGTTTAACCATAATATTAGCTGTAGCTAAACTAATTAAAGTTTTACCGCAACCAGCTCTAGAATCACATAAAGTCACTATAGTATCTGGATCGTATATACTATCTATGAATATCTTTTGCTCTTCATCGGGAGTAATATCATAGAATGGTTGACCGTCCAAATTTCTTGGAGCCTCTTCTGTTTTCTCATAATCAATATTAAATTTATATCGCTTTTTTCCCACAGAAAAAGACCTTCCTTTCTTTTAAATTATCTTAATGTGATCGTATTGAAAAACATTAAGATAATAGTAAGTCACTAGGATTAATCTTAGTGACTAATAATATATACATATATGGAATAATTATCCCAGTAGGTATTATACCTACTGGGAATTATATTTGTAAAAGTTACTAATTTGATTCATATATTATACCTCTAGTATGAGAGTTATAGAAGAAATACTATTGAAAGGAGGTATAATATATGAATTTAGGTTCGTACTATTTGCCCAAAAGTACTATGTTGTATTTATTGCATAGTATTGTAGATGGTGATATTACTGAAAACTCGATTTCGGAAAATCCTAATAATAGATTTTCTAAAGAAATTATTAGATTTCTCAGTAATTATTTCAAGGTGAAACCCAGTAACCTTGAACATAAAGATATTAGAGTATTATCATAACATAATATTCTAAATCTAAAAAGAAATCTGGTTTATCTTCTATTACAACTCTCATACACCAGATTTCTTTTTTATAATATATGTAGACTATTTTGTAAAATCAGACCTAGTTGAAATAAGAGTTTATAGAAGATGAAATCATGAAATCTGATTGGGCTGAATCAATAGAAAAATTGATTAAGAATTCTCCCAACCCATCTATGAGAAAAATAGAAGAAGGATTTGTCCTATTCGAAAAGATTAAGAATATACTAAATATAAAAACTAAAGTATAAAAGTTGAAGACTGTAGAAAAATATAATTAAAGGTTTTGATGAAAATTCTAAGTTTAAAACAATTAGTAAAAAAGTATTAACAGATACTACAAACGGACAAGGTGAATGTATTACAGGATATAGTATATATAATTATATTGTTTTATCTGCACGATGTGAAGCTAATAGTGCATTATTACATTCTTCATTATCAATTAAAACCAGTGGAGAATATATATTGATAGTTAATAATAGATTAGATAATACACCGTATATTAATAAAAATTTTACATATCATATATATTATATATCATTATAAAAATTAAAACAAAAAAGATCCCCTAGGGAATTATTCCCTAGGGGATCTGCAACACCTCTAATTATTATTAATTACGGCCATTCACCAAGTGGTTTACCAAGAGCAACTTCCAATCCGCTTTTTAGAACATCTGCAAAACTAGCCTTCTTATCAAGACTATTCACAACAACAACACAGAACTTCTTTACAGGTTCTCCAGCCGTAACAGCTACAGGAGTTACCTCCGCAGCAAAAACGTAATTAACTCCCTTAACAACCTGAGTTGCAAGAAGAGCTACCGGCTCAACCGCAGCACCAACAAATCCACCAAGCACTCTATCAAATGTCTTCCGAGCATCTTCCGGGATATCGGTCTTAACGTCTACAACAGTACCGCCGAGTGCTTCTCCAGATTCAACGATTCTCTCAATCGCAACGAGATCTACATCCATTCCCTTTTCGTTAAAGATAAGAAGAACTACATTCTTCTGATCCTTACCAGTAACAAGAAGCTGTTCAGCAAGAACTGCATGATTAGTTCCATTCACCACCTGAGATCCTACATAAGCAATAGGAGTATATTCGGCACCAACAAACTGCTCATTTACCTTAGATACTGCCGTAGCAATCTTCTCAGGCATTCCACCAGTAACTACATTTACGTTCCAAGCTCCAACACCCATAGGTTTAAACCTCCTTATAAAATAGATTATGAAGTAATTATTTTATAGTTATATTATTAATAGTATACAAATAATGACCTTATGATGAATTTAATTACAAAGTACCATGGTCAACATTGTCAGCAAATCAAGGCACAATTATATATTGCGTACTGAGTAATATAGTATGGATTGATGGTGATAGTATGAAACCAACTACTATGTGGACTACTGTACTGAATGTTGATGTTATGCCAATAGCATATTACCCAAGCTATGGTCTTAGCACACAAGGACACTTTGGTGATTATGGTGTAAATCATATGACTGTTATTATGGATGTATATGGGTGCATCAAGATTTCTGCTGCATCGGCAGCAACATCGGCAAATGGAGCATTTACTATAATATATCCAATACAATAAAGTTTTATATTATTAAACTCCAATATAGTTTATGAGAAGCTACTCAAATACGAAATATAGGTGTAAGTACAACTTTTTGATGATTTGAATAATATAAAAGTAGGTACATTTGTAAGAGGTTCATATAATGGAAATCAAAAAGGATCTATGCAATTTATTTGTGCTTATAGATCCGGATCCGCTGCATGGTTTTTGGGAACTGACTTTACAATTGGAAGTAGAAAATATGATACACAATATAATTATAAAGGACTTAATGAGGATAGTTTAAATTGGTCTGATGCTTGTAACTGTTCTTGGACAGTAGTCTTATATCTTAAATCTAGTGATATTAGGGTAGAGAATTGTAAAATCCCAACTCAAAGTGAAGCCAATATGATAAATAAATATGTGCGAAATAATGGATTTCCATATTGGACAAGCACTAAATATAACGATTCTAACGCATATGTTGTCCTTGAGAGTGGGGATATCTTGTACAACATCAAGACGGATCTCAGTCGTGGTGTGGTTCCACTCGCTAAAATTAGCTTCTAAGACTCCTTATATACAGTGAGTTACCAAATCTACTTATATTTCACTGACTTATGATGAAAATACACAGATTAAAAATCAATTATCATATACTACTTTTTTCTGAAAATCTATAATATTTTCATATATAAATAAAAAATATGTAAATATTACTGTAGGGGATTTTAATGCTTGTTATGGTGGAATATTATTAGTATTAAATGCTAATATGTATTTATGTTTCTTTTCTGGATCTAATAATCCGACTATTATATTTATTGGTGGTGGTGATAGTGGTAACAATCCACCCACCCCTACAGCTACAATTACAAATAAAACTATAAAGATCACAGCAAACATTCAATATACACATTGGTTAGGTATTATATATGGGCAAGTACCAAATACAATACAATCAATATCAGCATCAATATGATTAAGATTCTAAGCATCAGAAAACTATAAAATATAAAGAGGTAATTATAAATTATTATACAGATAAAAAAGAAAAGTAAATATTTAATATTTACTTTTCTTTTTACAAATAAATAATAGGAAATAGATTAGGATAAAAGATTGGATTGTTACTACGGGTTTTTGTGATTTATTATCTGTATCCTAAATCTTTACAGATAGTTCTGTAAAGATTAGAAACTTCAAATAAATCTTTATAAGATCTCCCAATGATATGGTTGCCATCAGGAAATAGATCAGGTCGTATCGACTTTGCAATCTGGACAACTTGATCTATTTGATCTTTATTAAGATAAATCAATCTCATTCACCTCCTTGTCTATTTCCTATTTCTTTTATCCTTATATAATCACCACCTTTCTATAATTTAATCCAGTTTCCTATTATTTATTTAAAATATAATATATGATTATTTTTAGCAATTTTAACGGCTCTAGGGAATTAACCCTAGAGCCGATTGTTTTGATGAAAATGGTCCTATTGAGAAATTAAATAAAATAACTAGTTATATTGGTAATTCGTTTTATTTAAGTTATAAAAATACTAATCAAATCAAAGATGTTATATCTACAGCTATAGATAGTATAGATAACGATAATAAAATACATATAGGTATAATATTTGTATATGGAAATTTTACTTGTATAGTGCAAAAATTTGCAACTAGTGATTATGCTGCTGGTTTAGTTTTTGGATATAATACTAGTAAATTACTTTATCAAACAAAAATTAGTGGCACTTGGCAGCCTGTAAAAGAATTATAATTTTTAATCGATTGATGAAGCTACACAGTTTCGTAGTAAATGTACATTTTCACCTATATTATTAAATGAATCATATTCATGCGCCGATCTATTTAATAATCAACCTACTGGATCAATTTCCTTTAGTCACGGTCAATATGAAACTGATGCTCATTTAAAAGGTAATATTCATTTTATCATATCATATCGTAGAACATTAGACTATGGAATACAAATACAAATATATACTAATCAAACTGTGCTTAGATATAGACTTAATAATAGTTTTACTAGTTGGTACGTACTTGCTAAAACATAATATAATTTTACAACCGATTGATGATTTGAATAATAATTATTGTAAATTGTCAAGCTATCCGTTAAGAAATAGAGGTTATTTTTCCGGTAATATAGATAATACAGATATAGGTGTTGGTTATTATGCTATAGGATCTAGCACAGAATTTGTTCATACAAGTTTTCCATCTAAATTTTCTCCATGGTACGGAGTACTTATACAATTCGATACTTTCAGAATACAATTAATTATAGGTGGAAATTCACAAGGGTTCAGGCGAAGAGTTGGAAATCCTCAAACATGGGATTCGTGGAAAATTCTTCAATAATTAACAACTAAAACTTATTTATAATATAAATTTAGAAGATGATGAAAAAATAAACAAACAATTTATCGTTATTAACGATAATACTACAAGTTCTCGAACACCTGTTGATGTTACTATTCCTGACAATATATCAGATATTATGGTTTTGTATGGTAGAGATAATAGCGGTCAACCATTTGGTGGAGGAATTATATATACTAGCAGATATATAATTGGTAAACCATGTTATTTAGGTGTAATAGATGACACCAGTACAATTATTGCGGTTCTATATATATTTTTTAATAATTCGCTTGTAAGGTATTATATGGAAAGTGGAAATACACTACTTCGTGTTATCGTATATGGAAGATAAATTCATTTATCTACTTGACTATATTGGGGATCTATTACTTTAAATTAATATATCTATATTATCATATAAAAACATAATAGTAATACAAAAAGGTGGTGCGTTAACGGTTTCATAAAAATTCTCCTGTATTTCCCCGTAGGGTAAAACCTACGGGGAATATATGTCTTTTAAATAATTTCAATCATATACTATAAGTATGTAATATTAATTACTGTCATTGTAGAAAGGAGATATCATGTACAAGGAAATGACAAAGAGTTTGCAAGATTGTATCATATCGGCACTCGCAGAGTCTGATAACAACAGTTTATCTTCGTTAAAAAATATGGCGAAGAAATATGGGGTGGATATATCCCAGGTATTAACCATAAGCAAAAGAAACAAAGGTAGGATTATTGCGTTGAAGAATTCTATCAAAACACAGCAGCCGGTGGAAACTGCAAATTCAATGGGAAATGAATATATGATAATAAAAGAAGAACCTCATTCTGTTGTAAAAAACAACGACGTAGAACCAAAATTTGTCTGGACTCGTACCAAAGAAGATCAGGATAAGAAGAAGCGTTTCACCGATGACGAGAAGCTGTTTATAGCGGATAAGATTGAGAAGGCTGCTACTGCTGAAATTGACGGTACTAGATATATTACCAGATTTGAATTGAGTAAACTTGCAGAAAAATATTTTGTATCTATAGTGTCGCTTATTTCTTATATGAAGGAATATACAAATGTAAAGATGGATCATAATTTCTACGCCTGCTATTCTCCTTCAAATAAGATACCGAAGGAGATTGTTGATCGGATTATCAACGATCTTAAAACCACATCATTAACACAGTACGAGATTGCTGAACTTGCCAATGTGAGTCAGAATACAGTAAGTAACGTGAAAAAGAAGAATGATATTAACAGGCCGAACGAGGAGGATGAGGAAGTGAAAAAGAAAACTAAGGCAAGGAGGCTCAAGCTACAGAATAATAAAAATAAAGCTTCCTCTAATAATAAAAGCAGCACAACAGCTGTAAAGAAAGAAGAAGTTGTTGCTGTAGAAGAAAAGGTTCAGGACCCTATTCGTGAGCCGGAAAAAGAAATACCGGCACCTACAGTAAATACAGTAGAAGTTACAACAGAAGAACCTGTTGTTGATACCATTGTTGAGAAAGCTAAAACTGAAATCATCGAAGAGTCATATATAAAACCTGGTATACCTGGTATGTATACGCGGAGTATTCTGCATAATAAGAATATTAACAGAATTACTTCTGCATCTCCGGTGTTTGAATGTGTATTAGTAGATGGAAGACATTCTACTCCTGCTGTTAAAGGAGTATTTGAAGATGGTCTCGACAAAGAGACTATGTTTGATTATGATAAGCAGCTTCAGATATGTAAGGATTTCCTCAAGAAATATCTGAGGTTCGATTCTGAAGGTAGAGCAAACAAATCAGTTAATCTTTATTGTACGGGTCTTCAGAGCCCTCTTGTATCGTTTATTAAAGCCTGTGAGGAACTTAAAGTGAATCTTTGTTGCTTGCACTATAATAATGATACTAGAAAATATAATGTGCAGCCCTATAGTGTCAATAAATATCCTACTTATAGAGAAGTGGGTGTGGGAGTGTCTGCAATATATAGAACGTTTGGTGATTATATCTATAGATATAAATGCAGTACAATGAAAGATATAGAGCAGAGCACTAACTGCCTGTATATTATCGTTTGTAACGAGAATGCTCATAACCCTGCAAGGAAGACTTCTGCTGCTATTGTATGTAAATCTATTGCAGATTATAAAGAGTTATTTATAAACATCGTATCGACGATAATCAACGTGAAGCCAGAATACTTCTCAGTTGAGGTTAGAAAGTTTAACTTCGACTCGGAAGGAAACGTGATCAAGAATAGCCTTGAGAGCTATTATGAAACCAAATAAATAAATAAAAAGATTGGAGTAGGGTTATCCCTACTCCTTTCTTTTTTAATATGTATTCTTATCTAATCTATCAAGAGCATCATAATCTATATTTAAGAAATTATTGAAGTTCTTACTGACAGAATTTGTATTAAACTTCTTACTTCCTAATTCTATTCTAAGATTTCTATATTGATCTGCTACATCCTGCCAGTGTTGTCTTTCATAATCAGTAATATCTTCATTAGCAAGATAATCATCTAATATAGATAATCTAGTATTAATGCATCTCAGAATATAAATTGCGTCAGATTGTTCTGTACAATTCTTAGTTCTTAATCTATATTCATATAAATCATCTTCTATTGATCTTAATCCATTCTTCTTAAGATTCTTAAACAGACTAAATTTCTCTGCAAGATATTGTTCTTTTATAATAGCTGTAGAGTTGGTATTATTCTTAATATTCTCATATACAGAACTTTCTGTAATTAATTCACTAGAAGCTCTTTTAAGAGATTTAATCAATTTATTAATTTCAGATATATCTAATTCAGATCCAGTAACAGCTTTCGCATTCGTAAGAACCTCTATAGCATCCTTATATTCTATATCTAAGTTCTTATAAACTAATAAACACCACTGTAGAAGGCTCAGATCTGGTTGAGTCTGATCACTCATAATCTGAGGAACAGCGTTTCTGATATTAGCCCGTATATCTGCTAAGCGAGGCCAAGATTTTTCCTCCTCGTCGTTATAATGTAATAAATTGGTTAATTTTCTCATAGTATATTTAATACCATATATGAGAATATTACTATAATTAATACTATTCTTAAGATCTATATTATCTTCCTGATTTGCCATTAATATATCCATAAATGCTCTTACTCTAGTAACAGCATAAGGACTTGTAATAGCATCTATATCATGGATAATATACATTGCTAAATCATCTGCAGATAAAGCTGATACAATTTTAGAATCTATTTCTACCATATACTTATCTATAGACATTTCACTATCATTCAGTAAAATATCCATAAGATCTATATTACTAATTACTGGGTTTACTATAACACTAAAGCAAACCTTATCAGTATTTAACGTTACGCTTACATGTAAGCATTGTTTATCGGGAAATAATCTATTAAGAATCTCATTAATTTCATTCCAATTATCTTTAAAATTCTCATCGCTAATATTTACAGAATCTACAACACTCTTTAAAAATTCACAAGCTTTTGTCAGCTCATGAATAATAGGCATCTTTGTTTCTAAAGTAAGATTATCCATTATCTCTAATCCTTTCATATTTATTTTTAATATCTAATCAGATACAGATATCATATAAGTCATTATTAAAGTGTTAAAATCATACGAATTTTGATAAAATAAAAAATAAAGGGATTAGTTTAACCAATCCCCAAGTATATATTACAACTTAGTATAATCCGGAACAGGTCTATTAACGTCATAAAGAGGAGTCTCACAACCACTCTCCATATATTCGTTAATAGCTTCAAGTCCACGCTTATAATTATCCATTATAACCTTAATAACTGCTCCCCTAATATCTTCTGGAAGTCTATCACTCCCATAAATATATTTAGGTTCTTCTAAAGATATACGAAATACTTCTACAGGCTTGCCGTTATTATATATAAAATTCGTACAAACCATAATATAGAAATCATCTTCTTTTGCTTCTGGATACTGAAGCTTATTAATAAATCCAAAGAATACAACTACTTCAGAATCAGGTACAAAGAACTGTGTTACAGAACCCTCAAAGTTTCCCATTAAGTCTTCCATACTTATTTCCTCATAAATAATCATTCCCAGTAGGTATTACCTACTGGGAATGATTTAAAAATACAATTTTATCTCTTCTTTAATTCTATTACCTCTAGCATATTTACAAACCCATTTATATATGAAACAACTTTCTTTCCATTGTTGATATTTATACGGATCACGAGTTATAGTATCAAAAAATCTTATACTTTCGTCAGCACCTTTACATATATTATCTCTAGCAAATTTATATATAGTATCTTTATCTCTTGGTAAGTCTTTATATCCTTGATAATTCTCCATAAAATCTACTACTTCTAAATATATATTTTCTAATACTTCACCTTCATGAAAGAAATCGATACTTTCATTTACACCGTAGTCGTCTAATTCACCAGGACCATAATTTAATAATAACCAACCAATTTCACTAACCCAATCAACTTGTTGTGTTACTCCTATCTGATAACAATACCTATATTTCAAACACATATAGATTAATCTGATAAGACACCATTTAGATTTATATTTAATAATTTTATTGTCATCGAAATTGGAGATTTTATCAAATAATTTATCTATATAATCCATAATAAATTACCTTTTAAATTAACTGAAGATATCTTCTAATCTTATCTGTCTTAGCATAAGTTTTTAGATAATTCTCAATATAATCTATATCAGATAGATTTTTAAGAATAAATTCTTCAGTTAATTGATTCATTAATTCATCTCCTGCTATATCAGCATAGTTGTCGTCTCCGTAAGTTAACCGAAAACCTTCACAAACACCTCCATATATAGTAGTTTTACTACAACCATATTCAACTATATTTGGATCTATACTGATCCAAGTATGTAAGGACCAATTATCCATACGTATAGGTTCTATTAATTTATAAGATTGATTCTTTTTGAATCTATACTTAATTAAAAGAGGTATAATATCCTGAACAGTCCAAAATATTTTCTTACAAATTGAATTATTTATATCAATATTACTTAATACATATAATAATTCATTTACACTATTTTCAGATATATTACCCTTTCTCCATTCGTCACGATATTTGTTTTGAAAATCTTCAAAACCTAATATATTATTCTTTATATTTGATTGTATCATTAATATATTCCTCTACAGCTTTACAATTATCAGCATAATTATTATGATCATACAACCAAGCTTTTATAGCTTCTTTATTCATAATAAATTCTCTATCCCAATCAATAGGCCTACTAAGATAACTTAAATTTTGACCTATTGCTCTTCCAGCATCATGTGCAGCTACAACAAATCTATCATCCAAATATTTAGAATTAACTTGTGTATATATTTTTCCTCTCCGTGGACCTAATAATGTCATTATATTTGTATTATTGGTATTAATAGTTTTTAACCAACCTCTAGATCTCCTCTCAGGCTGATATTCGAACTTTAATAAATGCTCAAATAATAATTCTATATATCTTGGCAAACCTTCTTTCGTAGCTGATTCGTCAAGACACTCTTCTTCATCGTCTTCCAAAAACAGATCTATAATATCAAAATCATCTAACATAATAAATTTCCTCCTTATAAATAAATTATTTGTTTCTTTTTACATTATTATAGTATATTATTAAAATATAACTTACTTTGTAAATTATACAAATAAGTTAATGATAATAATCTGAATATGATAAAAAGAGGTGTAGGGATTTCTCCCTACACCTCCTCATTATGTGTTATTATAATCTATACTCTAAATTACTCTCCAGCACGAAGACCGCTCGGATTAAGAATAGCAACCTTACCAAGCACAGGCTGATAAGCAACAGTCTTAAACCGCTCGAATGCATGAATAGCCGGAAGAGCCGGGTTGTTGATATTACGAATCTCGTTAGAGACATACAGCTGATAATCATAGATCCTCAGGCAGATACGCTCACTATTGCGCGGATTCAGAATAACCATAAGCTCATTGGTATTACGCATCTTATCGGAGCCAACGAAGTTGTATACTCTCTTATCACTCATATTGACAATCGTCTGAGTGTAATCAAGTGTAACAGGACCGATATTGCTAGGAGCCTGATAACTATAATCCTTCGGAGTAAGCTTACGGACAATACGAGGATCACCAACGACAGAAATCGTCATGTTCGGATCATTGAGAACCTGAAGCATACGAGTAGCAAAGTCGTCCAGGAAATCCATGAACGTAGCCTGTCTCCACTCGACATGAGACAGTGCGTACTCATCCCTCGGTGCGAAATCGAATGACTCTGCGAAAGAGGTTCTCTCATCGAGCCTATTATAAGTATCATCGATGAAGCTCTTGATCTTGTCATCCTTATAGTTACCAAGAACAGTCTTGATAAGCTCAAGATGCTTAGTAAGCTGGTTGACGTTGTACATAGCAGCAAGGTCCTTAACTTCTTCCGGAGAGATCGTTACATTAACCGGAGTAGCGGTTCCGATCTCAACCAGATCAGTATCAACCTTCCACTTAGTAGATACAGTGGAGAGCATTGCGTTACTGGAATCGAGCTTCGCAGACAGACGAATCTCCTCAATATTACCAGACAGATCAGCAATATTGAAACGGTTCTTATTCATAGAACCAGTGATAACAGCCTTCTTCGTGGTAACAGCACCCGAATTAGCAGCATCCTTATAAGTAATCTGAAGCGGAGTCGTAACAGTTCTCTCGAAATGAGCCGGTCCGCCGTAGTTCGGAGCAAAGCGAATATCCGTACGGAACCAAACATCAGCAGTCGTATCTTCCGTAGCAACCTCGCCATCCTTATTGATATAACCGTCTGCATCCGGAAGGATATCACCAACCTCAAACAGAACGTCCTTAACCTTAACAGCAGAGATATAAGTAGAAACATCCAGATTATCAAGAGAAGTTCCACCAAACTCATCTGTAATAATATCCTTATCTTCCGTTACCGGGAGAGTAAGATCAATAACCTTAACCGGGTTAGTGGAATCGATAGCATCAGTCATTTCATTCTGCTGAAGGAACATATCAATTTCAGTACCATCCGGCTTAACCAGAAGCCTTCTCTCAAGAGAGATCGTGAACTTCGGCTGTACTGCGGTCACTTTTTGTAATACACCTTTATCATAGACGTTGTTCATAAGAATAAGCTTATGAATCGGCAGAGCCATACCAACGATCGGGTTATAATCTGCCGGAGCAGAATGCTCCATCATAGCCTCAACGTCATTCTCGAACTGAGCACTAGCCTGCTCAAGGAGATCTTCACGATCTTCAGCATCGAGAGTATTATTCTTCTCATCGTACCAATTCTCCATGAAGAATCTCTTCATTGCAGCATTGGATTCCTTGCGATGATAAACCTTCTGCGGTTCTTCAAAAATATCATAACCATCCTCTTTCAGGATAGATTGAGCGCATTCTGAAAATGCCTTTGCATAAGCAGCAAGCGGACTCTTACGATAAGAGTTGCCAACAGTCTTTGTTTCTCTTACACCAGCGATAGGCATAATGTATTCCTCCTTTTATAATATTTAATAGACATTGCTATTGAATTTATTTTAAAATATAAATACTGAGATTTTAAATTATATGATACCTGAAAGCGGTATACACTAATTTTTACTATATTGTTGAAATTTATTTCTTCAAAAGTGGCAATATTTAGAGTAATAAAGTAGGATAATATTGCTTATATTAGGGGATGATACGATATCTATTATATAAATAATTTTTGAATAATATACTATAAATATGATAATATGGATTTATATACAGAAAGGAGTATAATATGGTAACTATTGGTATTTCTGAACTTGAAGGAGTAAGAAAATATAAAATAGCAATGGAAGAGCTTAAAAGATATGATGCTACAAATAATGAAATAACTTACTTTTTTAATAATGAATATAATAAAAAAGAGTATGACGATCTGAATGAAATGGGTATTAATGGAGATGGATTTATATACCGCAAATGTTTATCAGATTTTTATTCTCAGCTTACAGAAGAACAGAAGAAATTTATAGCAAAGTTTCATGTGTTATTAGGATCTGCTATTACAGAAGATAATCAAGATAAAGAGTACAATTTAAAGAACTATGAAGAGTTGAATAATAAATTTTCAATAAAAGGAGGAGTAAAATGGAAGATTTAATGAAGTCATTTGAAAGATTTCGTGATACACGTAATGAAATTGATTGCTTATTGAATGATGCGAAATATAAAGATTTAAATATAAAGAGTATTAAAGGAGAAAGATTTTTATGTCGTAATTATCTATCTGATTGGTATTCTCAACTTACAGAGGAACAGAAAAAATTAATAGCAGAGTTTCGTGTATTATTTGGATCTGTTCTTGCAGAAGATAAAAAAGACAAAGAGTATAACTTAAAGAATTATGTTATGCTGAATAAGACTTTTTCAATGAAAGGAGTAATAAAAAATAAAATATGAAAGATTTAATGAAGTCATTTAAAAGATATTATGATACATGTAATGAAATGGGATCAATATTTAATACTGAGGTTACTAGAAAAGAGTATTCGGATTTAAATATAAGGAGTATTAACGGAGAAAGATTTGCGTGTCGTGATTATCTATCCGATTTCTATTCTAATCTTACAGAAGAACAGAAAGATTTGATAGCAAAATTTCAAGTAGTATTTGGATCTGCTATTTTAGAAGATAAGCACGATAAAAAATATAACTTAAAGAATTATGAAGAGATGAATAATAATTTTTCAATGAAAGTAGGAATAGTGATTGGAAAATAAACTAAGATAAAATTATTAGATAATGAAAAGGGCTAATAATATGGAAGGAGAAGTGCACGATGTCTACCCGCTTCTTTAATAAACCAAAAATCAATATTAATATAAGACCTATATTTGATACTACTGATTTTCTTCTTTATCGGACGGAAAATTGTAATTGGATTTTAACTAGCAAAATTAATGCTAAAATATTTAAATTGCCGAAAGATACCAATATTACGATCAATACTATCTATTTAAATTACATGATCAAAAAAGCTATAAAACAAGGTATTCAACAAGCTTTTGTTGTAAGCTATCCAGATGAATCTCTTGGTGAATTTTTATCAAGGATAGGGTTTTTAGAATTAAAGATATAGGAGGAGTAATGGAAAATAAGATAACGTTAATGGATATGGTGAAACAGGTCCAATTATCTAAGTTATATAAATTTCAGAATAAGTATAAAGACGATCATTTCATTATATCGTTTAGGGAAAATAAAGAGAAAGATAATTATTTTCGATTTCACGTTATGGATATTAAAAGCATAAACGTGTTGCTGAGTCAAGGAAAACCAATAGATGAAGCTATTGTCAATACCTTTGTATATCATAATACTGAGTTTAAGACTTATGACGGGAAGAAAAACGAGAAACTTCTTAAGATGTTTGATAGAATTGGTTTTCCTCCGATCAGTAAAGCTACTATGAATCTGAAAATCATAGACCCTATAGATCATACAGTCAAATATACAGTTACAGGATGGAAGAAAGAAGATATGATCAGATTTGAATAAAATCACCCGGTAGGTAATAATACCTACCGGGATATTTCTTTTTTCGTAAAAGTTGCTAAATATAATAATATATTATATCTCTGATATAAGAGTATAGAGAAATACTTTTATAGGAGGTAAATATTATGCAAACTTCGTATTCATATCCTGGTTTGTCCGACCAAGCCAGGATAAAGATACAGAATATGATTGATGCTGGATTGATTAGTATAACTAATTTACCCAGTAGGCATGAAGCTTCTGTAATGCAGAAGTTTATTTTAGATTATTTAAAATCCAAGCAATACTTTAAATAATCGAGATATATTTGTTTCCTATTTAATGTATTTGTTTACTAGATAATCTCTATACTCTTATATTATAAAAATGTAATCAATATAATAAATTCATACAGGAGGAAATGAAAATGAAGAAACATGCATGGGATTGGCTGTTGGTAGTTCTTGGAGGAATCATTGGTACTACTATCGCAGATAGTCTGGAGTCAGATGAAGATACTGTAGAAACAAAGAGAAAGAATCGAATCCTGAAGGGTTCGTTCTTTGCTATCTTCGGGTTAGGATATTGGCTTGTTCTGTTTCTGCTTGACAAAGCAGGGTTAGAAGTCTGGCATGATTGAAAATATTGCTCGGTAGGTTTTATCCTACCGAGCTTTCTTTTTAGTTATTATTTGTATTTGGTGTACTCTTTTCTTTTTCGATATCTTTATCATTAAGAGGTGTATTACTCTTAACAGCTTCTATCTCTTCCTTATGACTATCTCTCATATCTTTAGTAATTAACTTAATCTGATTCATAGCTACTAAGAATCTATTAAACATAATATCATTCTCTAAATAAGTTTTAGAATCAAATAGATATAATAAATATGAAGATATGGTATCTTTTAAACCATATAAAGCATTTACAGAATTCTTTATCGGTTCAGTAAGATCTTCATATCTTACACCAAGAGAATCGTATTTCTCTATAATTTGACCACAACGAGAGTATAACTTCATAAACAGTTCTTTTAATTTAACTGTCTTTAATTTCTGTTCTTCTGCTGAAAGAGAATCAAATATTTCTCTATCTCTTTTCTTAGCCGCAGTATCTACAGCAGCTTCAGAATCACCAGAGCTATTAGAGCTATCGTTATTACTGTTATTATCTGTATTATCATCTCCACCACCAGTATTCATACCATCATCGGTAGGGGTATCGTCAGTTGTATCTATATCAAAATCACTATCAGTAGGTTCTGTATTATCATCCCCAGTATCAGCATCATTTGCAGGAGCATCGGGTTGATCATTAGCATTATCATTATCTTGTTGCTGATTGTTGTCATCCTCTGCTTCTAAGAATATAGATTTATTATACTTTTCAAACGGAGAACCAAACTCAAACATTTATACAAATCCTCCTTAATCATTATCTCTATTTATAGAATAACCGCCAGGAATTAAATCTTTCTTAAAACTACTACCCACAAGAATTCTAGCAGCAGTTCTTTCTAATTCTTTCTTTAATCTCATTAATTCTCTCATCTTCTTAATTTGATTCTTATCTTCAGCCATCTGTAATTCTTTATCTACTATCTTAAGTTCTATCATTACATCATCGTACATAAGAGCTCTTTCTTTCTTAGTAAGATTCTTACTTACAGCAAATCCACCAATAGCAGTTACAATAGCTAAAGGCGGATTAAAAGCCCAAAGACCTGCTAATCCAATAAAGATCATAATACATTTATGGAAAGAAGGTATTACCGATCCTTTAATAATAGCTTCCTTATTATCAGATATAAGAGCACGTTTTATAGCATCTCCTAATCTATCACTAGAAGAGGTCATATCCATAACTTTACCACGTATCTTATTACCAGCAGTTCTAGCATATTGTAATAATCCTTTAGAATATAATTTAACTTTGTTAAAAAGACTCATACCTTTAGTATCAGGTTTAACAGGCTTCTTATCTTCTTTTTTATTCTCTTCCGGTTTCTTATTACCAGTAAGCTTATTATTTAAATCCTTATTCTTTTCTTTATCTTTATTTACTTTAGAATCTTCCTCATCTTCATCCTCGTCTTCTTCTTCCTCTTCCCACTTTCTGAGTTGTTCTTCTCTCTTCTTTCTAATAGTCTCTCTCCTCTTCTCAGCAGCAGTAAGATTATTTCCATCTTCAAAGAGAGTTTGAATTCCGATAATAGCTTCTAAAGATACATCCACCATATTATCATCTGAAGTATGATAAGAATCATATAAATAAGAATTCTTAATAATAAACGTAGTAGGATCGCTACAACGGATAAGAGTATTCTCGTATACTTGATCTATAATCTCTCTATCTATACCAGCAGTAGAGCATAATTCAAGATAAGTACCAAATTTATCATAATTAGATTTCTTAGAGAAAAATCCAACCGATTCATCTACGAAATTAAAATTTTCTTTTAATAGATCTGTAACGTATAATACGTCACTAATTCTATTCATATCTTCATATGATATCATTTCATCCAGTTTCATTCTTTCGGATTCTGTAAGACTAATAGAAACCATATTAGATCTTACTCTAAACTCTATTGTATCTCCGGTAATTTCATAATAGCACACATATTCACTATTATTGAAAATATCATTATTAATATCTCTGATACAATTAGTACAATATTCGTGTAAATCCATTATATCAGCATCTGGAGAATAAGCAAAACTAGAAATACAATAATCTATATTTCCATTAATATCTAAAAATTCATAAATATCAGAATTTTCAAATATCTTAGATCTTACTTTATATACTTTAGATTTAACCCTATTCTTAAATTGATCAAATTTCTTCTGAAGAAATTTATCAGCTTTCCATAATCTAGTAATCAGATTATCAAACTTAAATAATTTAAATTCCTGTAATGATATTGTAGCATTGGTTTCATTTAAAGAATATGTCATACATTCTACATTATATGACGGGTAGAATACATCTCTAGTATTATCTATATACTCCTCCAATGCCTTTAAAGCATTGATATATTGATAAATATCAGTACCATTATTATCATACAACACATTATATTTATCATTACACAACTCTATATTATTTTGGATAGAATATCTGATTGCTGTCATAATAGTTAAACCATCTGGATCTCCAGATAATCTATTAATAATCTCATCTTTTAATCCAGGTATTAAAGTCTCGTAGATATATTTTACCAATTCTTTATCAGAAGAACTAGTTACAATCTTAGTAAGTAATTCTAAGAAAGAATTAAATTTATTCTTAATATGCTCACTAGAAGAAGATAATAATTTATCCTTTAATTCTACAAGAGATTGAATATTGTGATTATCTCTATAGATATAATTGGCATAAATATCATATTTAGAATTCTCATTAATTCTAATACTATCAGGAATTACCGGAGAATTCTTTACAACATTCTTCATACCTTCTCTAATTTCTTTATCAGTATCACAAGCTAAACAGAAATAATCATAAGCTTCATCTACAAGAATTTCTTTATCTATAGTAGGATCGATATAAGATAATTCTTCTAATGTAGCAGAGAATTTTCCAACTGTAGGCATATCAAATTCATTTATAATAGAAGCTACTTTAGTAACTAATATTTCCTCTTCTATTCTATCTTCTACTAAAGATTCTACATCATAAACTTCATTAATCTTATCATGATTAGAAAGAATTCTATCAGTTACAGTATTCATTTCATATATTCTATTAATACTATTTCTAATACTCTCATTCTGCATCATATCAGAATCTTCTCTAATATCATTTATCGTAAAATCATCTAAATTGGGAATTACTCTATCACAAACAATATTAATAATCTGGGGATATTTATCCCCGTATTCATTAACAGCTTCTATACATTCACGTATATAAACATTACTATTTTCTTTATTATTAGAGCATTCTTCCACAAACTTAGATATATTATTATAAGTAGGATCCTCTCTCATACTATTACTTAAAGTAGCACAATATTTACTACTACGAATATCATAATCCGTAGATTCATTCATCTTCATTAATTTTCTTTTTCTGATATCAAATCCATCTACGATATTAGACATAGCCGTTCCTCCATTAAATAAGGTAATCATTATAGAAGTGTTAAACTTGGTACCATTGTGCAAATTTTTATTTTAAGGAGAATTTATTATGAAAGGAATTCAAGAATTTGTAACCTATAACTATTTTACTCTCTATATAACTATGCTATTTTTTCATATAGTAGCAGATTATAATCTACAAGGTATATTGGGTCAAATGAAAACTGTAAGATTCTGGAAAGATTTAAAAGAGCAAGAATCAAAACGACAAGATGGTTTTAAGATAAGTAAAAAAGATTGGCTGATGCCAATGTTAGAGCATTGTTTTATGTGGAGTTTCATTGTTCATTTACCAATTATGATATTTTATACAATAAATCCAATAACGATATTAGTATCAATAATTATTCATACATGTTTTCATTTCCTAATTGATAGTTTAAAAGCAAATACAAATGATATAAATTTGATAGCCGATCAAATATTTCATATGGTACAAATAATAGTTATAATTACATTTGTATTTAATAATAAATAAAAACAAATCCCAGTAGGTAATATTACCTACTGGGATAAGTCGAAGTGGATTGATCGCAAGGTCAAGTGCTGCTGGTGGGATTCGAACCCACATGGTATTTCTACCGAGGGATTTTAAGTCCCTTATGTATGCCAGTTCCATCACAGCAGCATATAACTAGTCGTAGCTAGTATCATTTTTAAATTATAGTTATATATGTAATAATTTATTACAAAACCACATTGGAATAATTCATTGTTAAAGGTGGTGAGAGTATACCAATGAATTATTTTGAAAAAAGTTATTCTAGTAATAATTATAGTGACTGTTACGATAATTTAATAGCTGGTGTAATTAAAGTAGCTTCTGAAGATTATATAAAAGCTAGAAAGACTTATAAAAAAGAAATGTTATCTGATAGAGAAGAACAGTCTAAAAAATATTGTAAAAAGAAATACGAAAAAGAACTATCTATATACAAACAGGTTATAGAGAATTGGTCTATATATGATTATATAACTCCAGAATATATGGTAAGAAAATGCAATGAGATTGCTGATAATGGAATTAAAAGAGTTAAAGGAAAAAACTATATATACCAAAAATAGGAGAATATTATATGAATAGAAGACAGAAAAAGAAATTCTGGAAAAATCATTTAATATTAGTAAATAATCAAACTGGTAAACGTCAATTAGTAAAGACAGATGATTTTATAGAATTAATAAAAATAGCAGATTTATCAGAAGCAGAAATAAAGAAAATATTAAACATAGAAGAATAAAGAGTAGGGAATATTCCCTACTCTTTTTATTTTTATCCAGGTACTGACCAAATAAGAGGAGTTGTATCTGATGCTGCTAATGTATAAGCATTCTTAATATCATCGATAATCTGTTCCCTCTTATTTCCTTCTTGTTCTAATTCTGATAATTTAAGATCTATATTAATATAGATTGTATCTAAATTATCATAATATCTAAGATTCATATATAAGAATCTTGCTACATCTGATTGAGCAAGACTCTCAAATGTTTCCATCTTTGTAGGAGATATAGTCTGTAAATTAGAATGCTCTACTAATAAGTCTACTACAAAACTGGCAAGATTTACATCTACATTACCAGCTCTCATTATCTTTAACTTATTAGGATATTCAAAATCTATATAGATTTGGTTATTATATAATGAAGCTATATCAGCAGACATCTGTTGTGCTAAGAATGCTTCAAAGGTAGATTCCATTCCACCATAATTAGGGATATAATATCCATAACCAGCAGTTTGTCCTACAGATAAGTTATCAGCAGAACAGTCTTGCCAATCTATATCTCTTACTCCTAATAGTTTAGCACCACCAAGATATTCATCTTTTATAATATATTCAGTAGTACCATTAACACTTTTAACCTTATGACAAGTTTCGTCGTTTACCACAAATCTTACCTTTAAAGGAAAGTATCTGGAGAACGTAACCATAGTATCGTCTTTAATTACTTTAGCCCAAGCTTTCTTTCCTAATTCTTCTGGTAAGTGTGGTGCTAGTGGTATTAATCCTAAACGTCTTTCTATCTTATTCAATAGATCAGTATAATTATTAGCAAGCGCCATTATAGATCACCTCCTAATATAATAATTAATTTCTTATAATCTGATCCTGAAGATCACAATAATTCATTATCTCATTCTGAATATACTTCTCAAGATTTACATAAATCTTATCACCTTCTTTAGTATCCAATATAACTCTATTACAAGATTCATCTATAGTAATCGTATCGTAGATGAAATCAAAATTCTCTTTAATATATTTAAAATTAGCAGATTCACTCTTGATATAACTAACTACATCAGAATGATTAAATCCTACAATCTTATCATTATTATTAAGAATATCACTATAGTAATCTATATTAGCAGATTCTGCTACAGACTGAAGATGAGACTTTTTCTCTTCTATATTAGCAGATTCATTAATAATTCCATGAGTATAAGCACCAGGATGAGAAGGATATATTACACAATCATAAGTAATAATACGGAGATTTCTTACAATATTACCCCTAGGATCTTTAACGATTGTTCCAAGAGCTCTTAACGAAAATGCTGGCTTGCATCCATCTTTAAGATCTTCATTAATAGCTTTACCAAAAGCATTATTCGTTCCTCTATATAATCCTTTAACATCCTTACCTTCAGTCCATAACTTTAAGAACTGTACACAGGTTCTAGTATCGTCTATAGTCTGTTGTCTTACTAATTCTGTCGAAAGTGGATGACCCATTTCGCCTCGGAAATAACCTGCTTCTAATAATTCTCTAGTTCTAGGACAAACCAACTGAGGAAATAATTCATCTGCTGGATAAATTCTACCATTACGATTTAATTCATCTGCTGTTTGAAGATTAGCCTCAGCAATTAATCTACCTTCTTTATCTTCACGGATAATATTTGTTTCTGTAAATCCGGGGATAAAGGATTCATTCACAATATATCCGACTTTCATGTCGTTAAAATAATCAGTACGTATCATAATAATAAAACTCCTTTCAATAGGATTAAAAATTCGTATCATTATAGGAATGTTACGGTTAGCACCTTTACTGGTATTAATGATACGACATATAATAAAGGAGGTGTATTATTATGAAAATAACAACTAAAGCAATGGGATGCAGCTTACAAGCACAACAAGCTATTATTAATCATGGATGTAAAGCTGAAGAATATATGAGTAACGGAAAGAGAGTATTTGCTATCGTAAATAGTAGAACAGGTAGTAGAATATTAAATACTTCTGAAGAGAAATCATTCGACGATATGTGTAGAAGATTAAAGTGGTTATAAAAAATAAAGAGGATGGAAATAATCTCCATCCTCACAAAATCACAATTTCCAATAATCAGGAATCGGTCTATTAGGATCGAATACCTGTTTATGTATATCTTCATTAAATCCCTGCAACCCTTTACTGTAAGTATTAAATATAGCTTCTATTACACTATCTCTAATATCTACAGGAAGTTTAGCACTTTTATAGATATACTTAGGTTCATTTAAAGATATACGATAGTTAATACGTTTATCCGTCTCTCGATCATAAGTACGAATTTTAATATAAAATTGTTCACTATTTACTTCATGGAAATCATACGAACAATTATAAACGTATAACAATGTTACTCCCTGACGAATAAAATACATAAAACAATCATTTTCTTCATCGAAGAAATAACTATCGAAATCAGTTATAGTAAGATGGTTGAAATAGAAATCAAGAAACTGATCTAATATTTCATCTTCTTCAGTCTCTAATACATTATAATCAGGAATAGGATTATCAGGATTAATAATCTCTCTACGTACAGATTTATTAATCTTTGCTATCGCTTCCTTATAAGTATTATTGATACAGTTTATAATATGATCTTTCATACTCGGCGTTATACGAGTTAACCAGCTGGAATGATATTCTGGTTTATCTAAATATAAACGATAAGTAATAAGATAAGGATGTGGAATACCACCAAATCCAAGATCAATCTTTATACTAAATCTTTCAGATGTAATCTCAGGATGTCTTTTAGCATTACTTGGACCTTCATAGCTAATCCAGATATAATGTTTTGGATCACACGCACTGAAATACGAATAAAAATTATCTACCATAAAATCCTCATTAGCAAATTTTTATAGTCTTACCTTTATAATCGGCAATGTTTCCAATAGGATTTTCTCCATCCTCTTAAAACTACAGTAGATTATAATCTGGAATCGGTCTGTTAGGATCGAGCACCTGTCTACCCCGACAATTATTTATAGATTGTAAACCCTCCTTATAATTCTTTATAATAGTCTTAATAACAAGATCTCTATCATCTTCAGGAAGATCATCGCTATTGTAAACGTATTTAGGTTCATATAAGGAAATTCTATAACATTTTGACTTGTAAGTATCCTGATCTATAATACTTACCAGAATATAATGCTCGTCATCGTTTACTTCAGGATAGTAGTAATATCCATTGGAAACAAATCTTATAGTTATTCCAATACGAGCATTAGCCGAAAAATAATCCCCTTCTTCATCGAAGAAATATTCATCGAAATCCGGAATTACAAGTTTATGAAGATAAAAATCTAAATACTGTTTAAGTATGGGATCATTCCTTGTTTCTAAAGATTCATACTCGGGAATAAGACAATTAGAATCTACAATAGTTCTTCCAGCCTCACTGTTAATTCTCCAAATAGCCGGTCTATAACTATCTCTAATACATTTAACAATAGGCTCTTTTAATTCATTCATTATCCTTTCACCCCAAACCTTTTCCCTATATTCAGGTTTAGTTAAAGATAATTGATAAGTTTTGAATTTAGGGCAAGCAGGAGATGTACCTCCAACTGTAATTTCAATATAACAATCATCCGCAGTTACTTCAGTATGCTTTCTCATATTATAAGGAGCTATATAACTTACACTAAGAGCATTAGCCGGATCACGATCAGAATAGTACGTATTAAATTTCATAAATTTACTCCTCCCAAGGTTCGCTATAAATTTTTGCTATATTTCCATAATATTCTTTATAATTATCAATTACAGTAAAATCTATAGAATCTTTATGTGTAACTTCCATATTATAACAATCATACCTCATAAAGTATTTTACAGCTTCAAATAATGTATAGTACGATGAATTATATAATATTTTATAATTCATAAACGCTTCGTTTAGATCTCTTAATACTTTCTTATTAAAAGCTATCTGTGTATATCTATCATCGTTATATAAAATTCTAGGATTTAAAAGAGTTATTTTAGAAACACCTATAGACTTATCCCAAACTGCAGCTTCCACATTATCAGAACTACATAATTTTATATAAGGATTTACACTGAAACCATATCTATCGCGAGGATCTATTTCCAATATAATAGAAAATTCATGACCATTAAATAGCATATGGTGATCTGGAGCTTCTCCATCGATATTATACATATTCCACCATTGATTATGTGCTTCTACTGAATTTAATAGTAGTAGTTTAGATTTATCAAACATATAAGTTTCCTTTCTTAGATTAAAGATAGGTGCTACACTATTATAGTATATAATTAAAAATAATTTTGATAAAAACATCCCGTAGGATATTCCTACGGGATATCTTATTTGTACAAATATAAAATATTACTTATTGGTTTCACCGGTCTGAACTTTCTTGATATATTGCTTCTGAGCAATGCTTGCATATCTTGTAGCAGGATTACCATACTTCTTAAAGATAGCAGCCCTATGCTTCTTCCAAAGAGCACGATACTTCTTGCACTTAGCCCAGTTCGGGTCCTTGGCGTTCTGAGCAAGGGTGTAGCAAAGAAGACGAATTCTACGGAGCTTGTCTGCAGCCTTGTCAAGTCTCATAAGTGTCGGCTTTGCGAATGCTGTCTTTTCCTGAAGAGCCTTGCACTGTTCTGATTCTAAGAATTCATTAAGAGCAGTATCACTCATACGAGAAAGATCGTCATAAAAGAACGACTCCATTACAGCATCCATGTCAAGTCCGTTAAGATCTTCATTCAAATTAGAATGACCATATAACGACATTTTATTTTCCTCCTTAATATTAAGAATTATCTATTAGATTGATTTATAAATATAAATATACCCCGGATTAGATTATTTGTTTTATTCTTTGACTTTAATTGAATGTTATCTGTGTTAGATTTTGATAAACTAAACCTATTTTCGATCGTATAATATAATTATAATATTGGAAACACACTTTCATAATTAATACACTGGAGGATTAATAATCGATGATTATTGAAAAATATAAAGATATAATGACTAGAATCATACAACTATACAATCCTTTTATCAGTAAGGAAGAATTATCTCCTATAATAGATTATTCTATAAATAAGAGATATAGAGAGAATAAGAACGTAGAGGTTGTAAATACTTATAAGAATACGACTAGTAGATTATCTCTATTAGCAGTAGCAGAATATATAGCCAGTAAAGAACCGATTGTAACTAGTTATGGTACAATGTTTAAAAAGAAAGGTACTGTTCCTAATCCGTTAAATGTTGTAGTAGAACAATTTCTAAACGCTAGAGGAATTCATAAAAAAGAAATGTTTAAATATCCTAAAGGAAGTGAGGAATTTGAGCATTATAACCTATTACAACAATTGGACAAGATTGATACGAACGGATTATATGGATGTATCGGGATGTATACCTCCGCTATATATAATATCAATGTAGCTACTAGTATTACATCTCAAGGTAGAACTAGTGTATCTACAATGATGTTATTCTTTGAATCGTTCTTATCTAATAATGTAAAATTTGGATCTTTAGACGAAGTATTGCAATTTGTAGATAATGTAATTAATGAAAGAAACGATAGAAAATTTAATGATTATCAGATACTTGATACTTACGTTACCGCAGCAGATTGTTTTGCTAAATTAGTATTAACTTCTGGATTTAGATGGGTTCCGAATAACGATGAATTAGAAATTATATGGAGAGTGGTAAATAATCTCGGACAAGAAGATCTTAATAGAGTATATTATAAGAATAATCTCTATAACTTCTGTGAGAATAGTAAAGTAAGAGAACTTATCATATCTATGATTAAAGATCTTAAAACTCCATATTACGAACCGGCTAAATGTCCAAAAGAGATTAAAGAATCTTTGGAATATTTCACAGCTTTATTGAAAGAGTATGTATATTATCCTTGGATGTATGCTGATCGTATAGAGAAAGCTGAGAATATGATTAAGAATATCTGTGTAATTTCTGATACAGATAGTACAATAATATCTCTTGATGCTTGGTATCATTTCGTATTAGATATGGTAAAATATGAGGATCTTAATATAAAGAGATATGTTCCTGATAGTGTATTTGAAATATTAGAGAGAGATGAATTTGGAGATTTTACAAATAAATCTCAATTATCTCCGTTTATTAAAGTAGATCCTGAATATGATTATGATTTTGAAAATGACGAATTAATCGAATTAAAGCACGTTATAAATCCATTTAAAATATATCCAGAAGATAATCTTAGATTTACTATAATAAATATAATCTGTTATGTTTTGGATAAATTAGTAAACGATTATATGGAGCAACAGACAAAGAGAAATTTCTCTTATGATAAAAATTATCCTTGTAGAATGTATGCTAAGAACGAATTCTTATTTAAGAGATTATTATTAACAGAGTCTAAGAAGAATTATGCTTCTATTCAGGAACTACAAGAAGGTAATATGATTCCCAAGAATAAACAATTAGATATTAAGGGAATTCAATCTATGGCTAAATCCAGTACAGCAGAATCTACAAAAGAAGCTTTAAAGAAGATCTTATTAGAGGATATAATGAATACTCCTACAATAGATCAATTTAAAATTATTAAAGATATTGCTATACTGGAGAAGAAAATTGCTGATTCTATTTTATCTGGTTCCAGGGAATTCTATAAACCTGCTACAATCAAATCACAATCTAATTATGATGCACCTTTTAGAATCCAAGGTATAAAAGCATCTTATGCTTGGAATAAGATTAAACCAGCAAATATGCCAGCGATTAATCTAGATGAAAGAAATGCTATAGATATTGCTAAGACCAATATCACTCCAGCTAGTGTAAAATCTATCAAAGATAAATATCCTGAGGTATATGAGAATATATTAAAGGTATTTGAAGAAGATGATAAATTAGATAAAGATCATAAGATATTTAAAGGATCAATAGATGCTGTAGCAATACCGTTAGATCTAAAAGTTCCGGATTGGCTATTAGAATTTATTGATTATAAAACGATTATTAATAATAATATATCTGGATTTACGTTTGAATCTGTAGGAATTCAGAGATTACACAAGAATTCGGTCAATTATACGAATATAATTCAATTATAATCACAATTAGGTAATCAGATATAATTCTGATTACCTAAAGTTTACATAAATAATGTAGGAGGTAATTATAATGGCTAACATTCTTATGCAGTCTATGGGGTTAGAAAAAGAAGATAAGAAAGATAATGGTACTTATTTTATTGGAGAACAGGGTGATTTAGGTGGATTTTTTGAGAAGTTGAACGAGAGTGATCAGAAGACTTATGATCAACAGGTGTTAAATGAGAGTAAGGATAATTCTCGGAATAAATAATTATTTTAATAATATACTATATAGATGTAATAGTAATTATATCTATATAAAGGTATAGATATGCATGATACTACTAAAGGAGAATGTAAATGAACTCTAAAAAATTCACCACCACACGTAACTTATCAACCAGTTCAAGATATTACTCTCAAGACACCAAAGATAGAAATATCTATACGATGCAACAAAGTATTCATCGGTTTAGATATTTAACTATCGCTGCTTCTATTGCTGCCGTTGTTTTCTTCGTAACTACAGTGATAGCAATGAACAAGCTTACTACTGTTGAGAAGGAATTGCAGAATAATACTTTCTTTAATAGCACCCGTATTGTAAGTTTAGAGAATACTGTAGAACGGCAGGATAATGAGATCAAATCTTACCAGGATGATATCGTAACTGTTGTCAATGCCTATAATTCATTATATAATGATTTTGTAGGAATGTCTCAGACAAACGCAGAGTTGCTTAATCAGAATTCAGAAATTGTTAGTAAATCTAATACTGATAATTCTGAGTTGGAAGATCTTAGACATAGAGCTGAGTTATATGATAAATACGATTATGCTATAATCAATTCTATGGATGAGAATATTCCAGATGAAGATCGTAGAACGGATATAACTTACGATCAGATCGATACTCTTGAATCATTAGCATCTCAAAATGGATTATCAGATGATGCTGTTGCTTTAGTTCTAGCTATAGCTATGAACGAATCTAGAGGTCAGGAGGATTCTAAGAATCCGAATTCTACAGCAACAGGCTATTGTGGTATTTTGGATTTCACTGGTAAATATCTATATGAAGATATTATGGGAAATCCGAAAGGAAGTTATAGTCATGATATGTGTTATAATGGCTATATTAACCTAGAGTTATCTCTTCAGTATATTAAGTATTTAAACAATATGTACGGGGGAGATATTATGAAGATAGTAGACGGTTATAGAGGTTATAGAGATGCTGTATACGACTCTCAACTCGACGCTAATCTTCAGAAAGCTGGAAAATCACTATATACTCTTAATTTAGGAGGTGATTAAAACATGGGAAGTCTTTTCCCTAGCTTAGAAAATATTAATGAAAAAGAGACGAATATATCACCTCCTAATGGAGGGCTGAACTTTGCGTTCAGCACAGATGAATATAATCTTTCTACCTTCCTGAAGAAGATTCAGGAAGGTAGTATTTCTGCTCCGGGTATTGAATACGAGATCGGAAATCATATATCTAAGTATTGTGATTACGATGGATTCAAGAACCCGGAGACAAGAAAAATATATCAACAGTTGTGGACGAATGAAACGTTCGTTGATATGTTTTTTAAGATTGTTTCAGAATATAAGAATATTAGAGACTATGTAAAGAGATTCTATAATATTTCTATTTGTAAGATTTCTTATGATTATTACGTAGAAATAGGAAGAACTCTAGTAAATGATCCGGTAACTAAAACATTAATCGATATTGTAAAGACTATTAATATAAATTCAATATTACCACTTACAACGATGATGGAAGAAATTGATGCTATATTCATCGTTATGAGTAGATATAGCTCTTTTAATATAGAGGAGTGTATTAGAAGAGTAAACGAATTTATAATGAGATTAGGTTATGATTTTTCACCAAAACAGATCATAGATATATATTCTCATCTGTATGAATCTTTTAGTATCGTATTTAATGTAACTGCTACTCAAATATATGATCTTGATACATTAAATAGTACGGAGTTGTCTAATTACTATAATATAAATTCTGCTATATTGATTATAGTAAACTCTATGACTAGTCAAGATATATTTAAAGTATTAAACAGTTACGCTAACTATGTAGCAGTATTCGATAAGCAGACTAGATTTGATATAAAGAAGATATCCTCCGAATATAATAGGATAATTCCTGTATTGAATCAGCTTATTATAGATGGGGTTGTATTTAGATAAAATATCCCGGTAGGCTATTATACCTACCGGGAGTAATATTTATTTTTTATAAGATGGTTTAAGAATAAGATTTGAAAAGAACCCATATGAAATCAGCACAAAACCATATCAAAAGCGGAGTGATTTTAAACCTTTATTACAACACACTTGTTAAACCCAGCAACCTTTATCTTATTCTTAAACCACACTTTATCTTTATGTTAAAATCGTGTAAATAGCTACACTTTAACAATCTTATAATAATCCCAGTTTTAAAGGAGGGAGATAATAAATGTCTATTGTTTATGGAAAAATGACAAATGTTATAGCTACTGAGCTATACAATTTTATAGAAGATAAAATAGCAAAAAACGAAAATAAATATAAAGCACACTTAGCGAATTTCTTTAATAAAAATCATGATATTATGTATGATATAGGTCCTTATGATATTATATATTATACTAAAACCGATATTAATAATCTATTTAACTCTTTAGGTATTACAGAAGATCAAGTAGCTAAAATTCTTGAAGGATGTTATTGGTACGGAAAGGATATAAATCCTCCGTGTGTAAAAGAACCTTATGTAGAAGTAATAATGGTTATTATTCTATACTTCTTAAAGCATAAGAAACAAAAAGAAGCGGAGATTAGTATTATATATTTAGCGTTTAGTGGTAAATTCTACGCATCGTTATTTGCTAAATGGTTCCCTATTCCTCCCAGTAAATATAGATCAACAATGGATTATGTAGTAAATAATATGCTTAATGATAAATTTGATCTTAAGACTACTGGTAGTGTATTTGGTGCTATTAGAAAACTAGCAATAACTACATTAGAAACTTATAAAAATGAAATACTTACCGATTGTGAAGATGAAGATATTAAGTATTTTGTACAGCAGTTAAGAGATAGAGAATCTGCTTTCTTGAATAAAATTGCTAAATTATATTATAATGCTTTTGAAAATAAGTATTATCTAAATTATGAATCTGATAACGTAACCGATGCAGATGAATTTAGAATTACCGATTCGGATGCTACTATAGCAGCTAGAATTACAGAAAATGCTGTAAACTTTATGCTGGTAAATAATGTAGATCTTTCTATTTGTAATGAATTTAAAGACGCAAATCTTAGACCTACAGAATTAAGAGATATTATAGAAGCTATTGTATCTGATAAGCATAATATCAATCAAATGTATAGGGTATGTAATATTCTTATCTGTGATTTTATGAGAAATAATCATGGTGTTAGGGTTGATAATATTGCTTTTATAGAATATAGTCTAAAAGAAAAACCGAATAGCAAAGATAAATATATTATAGAATTACAAGAAATTATAATGAGTTGGTTGGATGAGAATTCTCCTAATTATAGAAGGAGAAAGTCTAGAAAAGCTACAGCTATAGCATATAGAAAAGCTATAAAATACTACTTTATTAGAATTATCTCTAAAGTAGCAGGTAAGAGCAGTTAATAATCACATTAGATTAATTATTACTCTTATATTTATCTGAAAGGAGATTAAGATAATGGGAATCTATTCCGATAATGCAAAGGTAAGAATTCTGAAAGAGCAAGAGAACGCACAGCGAGTTAAGAATAGTTATTGTACTGGTAAATTCTATGGTGGTGCTGAGATTGTGGTTGTAGCTAAGGATGATAGTGAAGCTGAGAGATTAGAGAAGCTTTTAATTGCTGATTTCAGTAAGCTTAAATCTTATAGTGAATCTTCTATCAAGGAGCACAATATAGAACGTATTGAGTATGACAGTAATGGTTTTACTCTAATAAAGGAAGGTAAAGATTGTGGTCCTGAGTGCGAAAAGAAGGAAGATGCTAAGGAACCTAAGGAAATAGTAAAGAACACTAAAGAAAAAGTTACTGAGAACTATACAGATCTTTTAGATGATTAATCTATATTCCCGATAGGATATGGTCCTATCGGGATTTTAATCATTTGAATCGTTGTAATTCTTTATATGTTTCAATCTCTGCATCTTTTACCATCTTATTGAAATTGGCCTCACAATAATGAGCTAATGCAATAACCTTATCGATTATATGATTCTTAAAGTTTTCTAAGTATTCGTCTATATTTTCACCATTATAGGTTTTTAATTTAATATTATTTGCTAATTTATCTGTTTGATTAATTAAGAATTTTAAGACATCTTTTTTATAATATCCAGCTTTAAATCTTACAGCGTTTGGATTAGTAGTATATAATTCAGTTTTTAATAATTCTCTATTTAATACATTATATATGCTAGATAATATCATTTTATACTCTGCACTTAAATATACTTCAAAATAATCTTTTATATCTTTGAAATTATATTTAGTCGCTGTAGAATCATTGTATCTTTTAAATGATTCTATCCGTTTATCTAATTCATCGTTAAAATAATTTTTGATTTTATTCAAATCTTCATCTGGAATAAACATATCTACATGCTCAAATTTAATCTCGGTATTTTCCTTGAATTCTGATTTATACTCTTCAAAATCTTTTATTACACCCTTAGCATCAGATTCTGTCTCGATATTATCACACTTTACAAGGAGTTTTCTAACTTTTTTGAGAATTCCTTGTATTATTGATTTAACTTTAGAATCTTTATGTTTATTTAACCAATTATCTATTTTATCTATAAAGCTAAGTACAGCACGTTTAATACGTTGCACAAGTACGTTTTTAGCTTCTTTAAGATTAAATTCATAGAGATAATTCTCCTCAATAACTCCGTAGAACATATCTATTATCTCCTTTAATACAGTAATATTATAATAAAGTGAAATTAAATGGATTTTAATCATATACTATAATAGTGCAAATAACAATAATCTCATTTCAAAGAAAGGATAACAAAAATGAAGTATAATACTTTTGAAGATAATGTTTGTTGCAATAATGGAGGCAAACTTTATAGAGATTGTCTCTTGGTGAACCTGAAGACTTTTCAAATTCAGGATCATCTCGATGGATTTGCCTATGATCAAAAAGATTTAATAATATCCGATGAGGATATTCCTGAAGACTGTATTGTAGTAGACGCACTTATGGCACCAATTATCCTGGAACTCAACAGAAAGGGTTACAAGACTATTTATTCTTGCCAAGGCCATTTTGATAAGGATATTTATGATGGAGAAGATGGTGAAAAATATAGTGGTGTAACTTCCACATATGTAATCTTTGAGGCGGGCCCTCATCTTGACAGATATATAAATAATCTGCTTGATATCCCCAGACAGTTTGAAGTAAGAATTGACAATGGGGAGCTTGCTGATAATAGAAGTGAAGAACTTGAAAGAACGTATGGTGTTCATAGGGACAAAGGATCCAATAAGAGGATAGCAATATACTCATCGATGCCTTATATTTATACGGACGACATGGAGATAGACTATGATAAAATAGATCCGGAAATGTTTAACAAATATAACAGATCCGATCTAATGATGCTTGCAGCTTGGGTAGGTGGATTGCCGGATTTGACAGAAGAACCAATAGAAAAATCTAATGCTCTTTATGACGAGCGTATCATAGATAAAGATACAGCTCGTCAATGTGGATTTGATTTTGAATCCGTGCAGGAATTTGCTTCAGATATCAAAGACTGTTATGATGTAATGGCTGAATCTATCAATGAGATCAACCATGAAATGAGTATTCTCAATGATATGGTTGAGTCTATTTCTGTAAGGCTGTCAAGTCTTAAGGTGGTCGAAGATATAAGAGATATAGATGATACTTCTATGCATGAATCTTGTGTAATCGAGGAGAGTTTTCCGAAAAAAGACAATTATAAGGATTTAGTAAAGTATCTTAATGATCTCAAACACCACCCGTTAAAAGATTACGATAACAAGTCTAAATACGATACACCTATTTCTCCCGAAGAAATTAAAAAGCTTGGAGAAGAATATTTTAATACAAGACTTCATGTCAAGAATTTGGTAAATGAAGTTTATGACGAATCATGTGATAAAAGGCGTAAAGAATTCTTTGACGGTATTATGAATCATAAGACGAAATAAAAATTGGAGTAGGGATTTAATCCCTACTCCTTTATTTTTAGATTTGATTCTTAATTACCTTTAAAATATATTCACTATTTACTTTTTCAAGCTGAATAGTATTTACAAACTCCAAGAAGCCGTACATTACTCTAGAAGATTCTACTATCTGAGCAACGTTAATCTTTCCATTTATATCAGTATAGCTCTCTTTAAGAGATACGTCTTTCATAATATAATCAAAGTTATCTTTTACAAGCTCTTCAAATATACTATGAAATCTCTTCTCTTTAATATCAGTAATCATTCTAGTAGCTTCTTGTTGTGTTGACTCTATATCTTCTTCCTTAGCTTCGGGATCTTTATCGGAATCAGTAACAGCTTTAATACGATCATCGACCTTATTTACAATCTGTTCTATCTTCTTCTTATCCTCAGCATTCTTCTGGATAAATTCTGTTTCAGCATCGGAGATTCTCTTTGCTATAATATCTACAGCATCTGTAACTTCAGCATCGTTCTCCAATTTCTTAAACATTTCTTCCTTATTATCTTTAAGATTACCGTCATCGTCTAAAGTATCGTCATCTATAGAATCAGATACATCATCTTCTGTAGATTCTCCTCCAGGAGTTTCACCATCTGGAGATTCTTTATCTAATGCATCCTCATCTGATTCTTCTTCCTTAGAATCATTATCATCTTCATCGTCTGAGGAATCATCTTCAGAATCATCGCTAGAATCATCTGCAGCTTTAAATCCGTCTTCTACATCGATATCATCGTCAGAATCGTCTTCCTCGGAATCACTACTATCTTCATCGTTCGAATTCTCGTCATCTGAGGAATCATCTTCTTCGTCATCGTCGTCATCTAATTCATCGGTATAATTTTTCTTTTCTTCTTTATCTTCACTATCCTCAGATTCTTTATCATCTTCACTATCATCCTTAGGCTTATCGTCGTCTAAGGTTTCCTTAGTATCTTCTTTATCTGTTACCGGATCTTCTTCATTATCATCTTCGGATTCTTTAGAAGCTTCTGCTCCGTCGTCAAGCTGTTCGGCGTCATCTTCACCATCTCCGTCAGCATCTCCGACTTTGATATCTTCTCCAGACTTATTTTCATCGCCCTCAGCAGGGTTATCATCCTTCTTAGAATCTTCTTCTTTATCTTTCTTTTCTTCCTCTTCTTCTTCCTTTTCAGCTTCTTGAAGTTTGAGGAATTCAGTAACGTCATTATTGGTAGCTGTAGATACAGCTTCAAATATAGTATCTAATAAAGAGGTTCTTCCTTTATTAGATCTAATTATATTACGAGCTCCACCATGCTCTTTAATATAATTAGCAGTATTCTTTTCTGCTAATAAAATAGATTCTTCACTAAGAGGAGCTATCTGCTGTAGAGCAGAAATATAGATAGCATTTAAAGCAGTTTCCATATAATTATCACATACAGATTCTGCAAACTTTCTTAATTCACTTCTCTTCAGTTCTCTCTGTTCTCTATACTTATTCAGAGAATTATAGAAATCTTCTCTTTCTTTTTTCTTTTCTTCTGTCTTTTGTTTATCTGCAGATGCTTTAAGATTAGAAGCTTCCTGAACGGCTAAATATCTTTCATAATATAAATGATCCCTTTGTTTCATTTGAGGTTATCCTCCTTATAGATTAATCTGTTACTAATTCTATATCAATACACGGTACTAAAGTAGTACCATCGTCAGCTAATTTATTACGAACACTAATGAATTCTGGTACAGCATTTACATCCGTTATAGGAGATAATTCTATATGCTGAATACCTAATCTATTTTCATTATAGTTCATATATTCTATATAGACAATTGATTCTCCATATACTTCTTTAATATCATGAATAAGATTTGGTATATGAAGATCAGTCATTGCATTATTAAGATTTTCTATATAATTCTTAATCCAATCTCTAATAGAGTCCTTCGTAGCAAGATCAGAAGCTCCAGAGAGTTTAAGTCTAAATTTAAATTCAAGATCCAAATGATCAAGTTTCGTTCTGTCTTTATCTCCAAGATTATAGATCTTAGAAGGACCATAACTATTAAAGAATTTAAAATCCACTTTCATTGTATTCTCTATGATAGAAGCACAATAATCTATATGTTTCTTTCTATCAGCAAGAGAATTTACTAAAAATGCTACATCATCTTCAGATTTGAAGTAATGTAATCCTACCATCGGTACGTTAAATATATCATAATCAAACAGTTTTTTATCCGGAGAAGTATTTCTTATTATCTTGGTATTGATAATATCTGTAAAGTTTTCGTAGAACGTTAATCCTCCTTCTACTTCATATATAGATAATAAGGAATAATCATCTAATCCAGGACAAAGTTTAGATAATAGCATATTCTCGTCTTTATATACAGTATCTAATTTAGCTGCTATATATAAATAAGCCTGACAATTATTGCTAAAGAATCCACTATTATAACCGTTTAATCCATATTCAAATACATTACATATCTGAAGTTTATTATGCCTATCAAATTCATTATCTGTGGTGAGAGTAGCGATCCAAGAAGTGGTATAACTATCTACACTATAAGCGGTTAATTCACATTCTTGATATCTATACGGCTCTCCTTCGTCGTATATCACCAAAAAGCATTTGATATTACAACTTTCTACTTTACCATCTTCTGTAGCTGATAATAATCCTAAGTCGGTATTTACTGATTGAGCTATAGTAAAGGTGAATCTATAATCATTAGAATTTTCTAATAAAGTTCTCTCAAAATGATTTCTTATAGTAGTAAATCCTATATAAGCATCTTCATTAATCCAATAGTAATTAAAATAACTATCCTTATTTACTGTAGTCATATAATAAGCAGCATATAAAGGATTATCATTTACCACGATATTATGAATTGTCTTATAATAGAAGTATCTACTTCTCCAAGTTTTAGTTTCTTTATTATTTTCATCGTATTCTGGTTTATTATAGAAATATTCATCTGAATACGGTGTTGGTACATTTGATTCATTTATATATTCAGCAGTATCTGTCAGTACATCATATCTAAATACACTTCCAGCAGGTACTACATATCTGTTATCATTCGCTACGGTTACATATGATGCAAACGGATCAAAATGTATATGAACCGTATTCGTAGGAATAATATTATTATTGTCGTCTCTGAGTATATAATAAGCGTACCATAATCTATATAACTGATTATCTACTTTCTTCTGAAGTCTAATCATATTATTCTCATCTGATATAATATTAAAATAATTATTCAAGTCTGTCTCTGTAGTAATATAACCTCTACTCAAAGCCATCTTCGGAATAATTGCTTTTAATTCTTCTACAGACTTTGCATCTTTACCATCTTCAGATCCGGTAGCACATCTTACAAAACATGTAATCTTTTTATTCTTAGTATATTCAGAAGCAAAATCACAATATATATCATTCTCATTATTATCTTTATAAGCAAATAATGCTTCTGCTCCCAGAGTAGTTCTTACTGTAATATTTATCTCAGCATTTATACCAGGCATATAAGAATTAGAATCAAAAGATATTCTTACAGTATTATCATTGGTATATAAATACCAGCAATATTTATCTACAGTATTCTCTATTGGAGATCCGTAGAATAATGGAGTTAATCTGGTTGTTTCTCCATTTTCTGTAATATATACTTCAAAATCTGCTAACTGATCTGCAAAATCAAAACTAAAGGTTTTATTATCTATAATTGATTCACTAATTAGAGTATCTGATATATACTCTATATGAACTTGGTGTATATGAGTAGTGAAGAATATATAATGATTATTATTGAATATCTGATTTAGTGGTTGAATTAGATAAGCATTATTAATCTGAGAGATATTATTCTTTTCATCCATATCATATATAGCAGTATAGATATAATTCTCTTTAGCATTTGGTTTATATCTCTTAAATATAATATCATAATCTAAATGATATTCATAATTACCAATGTATATACCGGCATCTTTAGAGAATATAAACTCATTATTATTCATATACTCATCTAAATCAGATTCTCTTACACCAATATTCACAGTCATTCTAGCAGGAGTAGCATTAATACCATCGATATTAGCATATATTGCATGAGCTAATATATTCTTAGTAAGTCTAGCTCTAGCAGGAAACATTTCATTTCCTAATTCTCCGGCCATAATTGTAGAAGTCTGAATCTTTTTAGCTTCTATATCTCCGAGGAAACCAAAAATACCGAGAGCTAATGTAGTCTCGTCTTCGTCTTCTACATATTTCTTTTTTAAATTATCTACCATTTCAACGATGGAATATACATCTGTAGATATATCCCATTCTGAATGTGTAAGAGACGAACTCATACGGTTTGATCTCCTTTCCATTTAAGCTTATATACTACACCACCAGGTACGTGAGATAGTAATTTTCCTTTTCCATTATAACTAAAATCTTTACTACTATCTTTACCAACTATTTGTGATACACTACTACCATTTTTCTCTCTTACTACTATAGCACATTTAGCGGTTCTCATATCCACTTCACCTTTAGAGACATTAAATACAGGAATCACATTAGGTTGTGCCTTGAAATAATCGTAAGCAAGAGCATTGAAATCAGCTAGAATTAAAGGATTACTATCCTCTACAAAAGCTGCATCAAAATCAACAGAATAAGATATTCCATTATCATAACTAGTAGAATTAAATACATCTCTAGGAAGATTTAATGATTTTACTCCATAATATTTTGCGTAGAATATAATAGTCTCCATATCTTCATCTAATATAAATTTATATATAGAATATTGATCGTGGAGTACTTTATTTATAATATATTCTATTTTAGGAGTTATAAGACCATGATGCTTATATATCTCATATAAGTCGTATGCTTTAAAGAAATTATATACAGGAAGATATTTAGTATCTTTAAATTCTAATGAAAACGTATGATTGTCGTCTCCACCTTCAGACGATCCTCTATATTTATAACTTACACCATACATATTAGCAGGAGTTTCTATCATTTCTGCTGTAGTAGCAGGTACGTCTAAATTAGATTGAACCATATTTCCCAATAGATTATTAAAAGGACATTTATGCTCTTTATATATTGAACCACATGAAGACTGGAGAGCATATAATACTTCCGGATATCTATTTTTCAAATCAACGAAAAAAGGATCTTTTTCTAATACAGTATTAAGTTTAGTCTTGGGGTTGTAGCCGTCCCCATCCCCAAATATAGCTAAATCTGGTTTAGTAAAAAACAAAACTTCTCTGGCAGTAGATATATTCTGATATAAATTTAATACACCATATCTATATCTTTCATTAAATATACTTTTCGTAGTCTCTGTACCAGAAAAGATATTGGCGGAATGGTACATATCTTTATGACTAGCTGTATTAGAATCGTGATACATTCCTTTTACAATAGTACTATATGTATTATTCTCAAGAATATTATTATTCGTAGCAATTTCTTCTGCTGTTTGATCTACAGACTGTACTGTATTTGATGGTGATAATATTTCATGGTCTGTTCTTTTATCTAAATCAGCACTAGTTACAGCTTTACCATTCTTATTATTTACTCCCCCATTTGCTACATTGGCATAAGGAGTATTAATAATATTAGAATCTTCTACCATACCTTGTGGTAGAGATAGTCCATTAAAAGAGAATCTATTATTATATAATTGATTCATCTTATCTTGTATAGACTGAGTATTAGAGTTATTTGCTCTTGGATTTGCAAGACTTGATTCAACGCTCATAGGCTCTAAATCCCCCTTTATAGCATCAATTATATGGATGTTGAGGGGCTACTACCTTAACATTCGTGTAATATAACTTTTTAAAGAAAAGGAGGGCTAAAAGGTATGCCGTCTAATTATCAATATATTACATTAGATGAGAGTGTTATCGGCGATCTGTTTAGTGCGTTTAGTAAAGCAGTTGAATTTAAGCGTAAATACAAATCTAATTTGGCAAAAATTAAAGCCGATAGATTAACTCATTCCTCATCTATAGCACGAGCTACTAAGAATCTTACAATGTCTTTTCCAACAATTTGTAGTGATGCTGTATCTGGCAATACAGCAGCTATTATTAATAAAGCGATTGAGCTCAAGAACGTAACCATGATACAGATGCTTGCTGCTGCAGCTCATTTCACTGGTTATAATGGTATAGATGTAGTTTCCCAGATTCATAATAATATGGGAATAAAGTATAATGTAGATGATTATATAGATTCATTATTAGCATTTAAAGATGCTATGTTTGAATCTGGTATTCCGTTAAGTGGAATGTATAGTATTCTTGCTGAGCAAATGAGAGAAGAATTCTTAGAATCGCTTACTCACACTTATCCTGATAGTAGTATTAATGAAGTATCTATTAATAACTACTATGTTGTAGATTCTTACGGATCTCCTCAAGTAATGCTTGAAGCTCCTATGACATATGAAGATATAAAAAAGTTAGAAAAAGAGCAACTTGATAGATATAAATTTGTACATGATGTAAATAATGCTGAAGCAAATAGGGATGCTGCTAGAGAAAAAGAAAACACCAGAAAAGCAGAACGTGAAGAGGATAGAAAAGAACGTCAAGCTGATAGAGAATATAGACGAGCCCAAGATCAATACAGAAATAGTGTACAGGCTTTAAACTATAACGCTAATCGTGACGATGAAGCTTATAGAAGATCGAGAGATGCTAGTAATGACTCTTATAATAGACGTAGAGATGCTCAGAGAGATGTAAATGATAGATATCAACAGAAGCATTATAATATCCAACAGAATCTCTCTGCTACGGATGTGAAGAAAGCGAATGAATTAATCCCTACAATGATTGTTCTTCGTTATCAGGTTACTGATCCTAAAGCTAATCCTTCTGATGCTAATCTCTATATATCAGATGAATTTGTAGCTGGTGTTAAGTCTAGATTAGTACCTTGTTCTTCTAATGATATTATAGACCGTATTGTTAATTTCCATAACAATAAACCTGATATGAAAGGTCTTATTAAATCTACTACTGGTGAGACTAAGTTTACTAAAGATTTCTTAGCTAGTGTTCAGATGGCTAAAATTCAAGCTAAGAAAGATTCTAAGCTTAGTAAGACGAATCAGATTTGGAGATCTCTTCAGGCTAGGTCTAATAGATCTAAACTTAATAGATTAGCTAGAATGCAGAACGGATCTGCTGCTATAGCAACTCTTGTTATTACGCAGCAAGAAGTAGATATGATAAAAGATGAGTATAATATAGATATGAACAACCCGGCTACTTGTGTAGAGTTTATGGATCATTATAATCTTATGGCTTTATGTATTGTAGACGAGCAATTAGAAGTAGCTCATTTTATTTACGATGGTGATGCTTATTTTGAAGATCTGTCATTCTCCGCATTACAAAGAGAAAATGATAAATCTTATAAGCAGGTAATTGATTTACTGAATAAGTCGCGTTAAGAGAGGAGGTGCTCTTTATGATAACGCAAGAAGTTGGTGAAGTGTTTAGAGAGTATCTTGATCTCTCTACTTTAGAGAATCTTAAACTGGTAAATAATTTAAATGAATCTTCTCAGAATCAATTCTTAGTAGCATTAACAAGTAAGCTCTATGATAAGATTCAGGCCAAAGCTACTAAGGTAGATTATTCTTCTGTAGAATATTCTCGTGGAGATATTACTAAGATTCAGAATTATCCTCAGATAGTAGAATCCCTTGATATTCTCAGAAGGATTGTGGTAGAGTATCATGAGAATACTGCTCCTGTAGATACTGTAATCAATGCGATAAAGAATATTAAAGATAGAAGGACTTTATTTAGTAAAGCTTTTATTATCGGTAGTTCTTTATCTATACTGACTTATAATACAATGGCTATGGCTGTTGTAGAATCTACAGCATTCTTGATCTCTTGTTGTATTGAATATATTAAAGATCCTGGTAGTGATACTTTTGAAGTTGCTGTAGATAAAACAGCATATCAAAAGACCGGACAAAATCTCTTATTTAGATCTTTAGCAGATTTTAATGAATCTTGCCAGTCAAGACAATTAGACGATGCTTTAAATATTACTATGAGTAGAAGTATTGCCAGAAGAGAATCTGCAGATCTTTTAGATCGTAGACAAGTAGAGATAGAAAAGGATCATCCGTATCTTACCGATGAAGAGATTGAGAATGATACTTTTGTTGCTATTCATGACGATGATAAGAATTTAAAGGAAGGATTCTTTGGAGGGATTAAGAATATCTCTATTTATGCTTTCGAGAAAGTATTTGTCTGGTTGGCAAAGTTTTTCCTTCCTATGATTAGAAGTGTGGTTTACTTCTATTATTATCAGAAACAGAAGATGTCAGATCATTTTGCTGATATTGCCGATTTCTGTGAAATGAATGCTTATAAGGTTATGGAGAATCAGGAAATTCCCGAGAAGAAGAGAAAAGAAATTTATAAGAAGCAGATGGAGAAAGCTGCTAAGAATAGAAAGAGAGCTAACGAACTCTCTATAGATTATAATACTGCTAAGTCTAAAGCTGATAAAGATAGTGGTAATGAAAATAGAAAATATGATCCGAACGATATAGATACTGAAAATGATAATGACGATGGTGAAGTTTGGGGTTCTATATTTGAATCCGTCATAACAGAAGGTTATGAGCCGTTTAAATTTGAATCTCCTTTTGAAGCTGCCGATCTATATGAACGTAATACTATATAAAATGATAATCTCTTAAGACAAAACATAATTATAATAGTATTATTTTACGCTTTTAAGATAAGCTGAAATACTTTATTAAATTTTTAATAGGAGGAATTAAAGATGGGTGTTTACTCAAATTTAGCCGTTCAAAAGATTAACGAACAGGAAATGCTTGAGAATTTCCAGTTCTCAGATCTTCTTGAATTCGCTATTGATATACAGAAATCTGATCAGGCTATGTTCGACGCTATGCTTGAAATGGATTTTCACGAAGCGTATGAATCCAAAGGTATTATTACCTTAACGGAAGCAGATAAAGTAGGTGCTTTAAAAGCTGCAGCTAAAGGATTTTGGGGTAAGATTGTAGAAGCTCTTAGTAAGTTTCTCAGTATTGTAAAGACTTTCTTTGCCAAGGTCAGTAATGTTTTTGCTGAGCTTTCTGGTAAGAATAAGATGCTTATAGAGAAGATAGGACCGCTTGATCAGAAGAAGCTTCTTGCTGCTGTTGGAGATAATGAAAGTCAAGTTACAATTATTGATCAGCCTGACGCTTTTAAGAGAAATATCTTATCTAGGATCGACAAGGTTCGCAATGAAATGAATAAGGCTGTTGCTGGCGATACTGATAGTATTAAGTCTGATATCGAATCCGATATTAAAAATTTGCATAGTGCTATTGAAGAAAACTTCAAAAAGGTATCCATTAAGGAGAGTGTCTCCAAGGTTAATCTTAATAATCTTTATAATTCAGTAAAGAATCCTGAGATTGATAAGGATCTTAAGAATACTATCGATAAGCTTATTGAAGATATCAAAAAGCATATCTCTGAATTTGACAAGAAGAAAGATGGAGAAGAAGTTTCTCAGGAAGATCGTGCTAAGTATAGTAATATTATTTCAGGACTTAATACTTGTATGAGTGGTGCTGTTAAGATCTTTAGTGTTATTAAGTCTTATTTTGCTCGTAAGGCTGCAGCTGAGCGTGCTCTTTATACTAAGTATGGTACTCTCCTTGGAACCAAGCTTACTGTTGGTAATAAGGTTGACCTTGCTGCTAATGCTGGTAAAGCTGTTGGTGATAAAGCTAAGGAAGCAGGAAAGAATGCGGCTGGTAAGGTTGCTGATGCTGCTAAGGGAGCTAAGGAAGCTGTTAAGTCGAAGCTTACTAAGGAAGCTGCCGAGGAACTCGAATACCAGTTCATGGCTATCGATGTTGTGAATGAAACTTATATCGAGGAGCTTTTTGCTTAATATAAGATAATAAGAATGGAAAGGATGAAATATCATGGATAATGCTTTTAGTTTTAAAGATGTAGAATTAGATATGTCTGATATTCCTTCTTATGCTTCTTTGGATGAGGCTACTCTCTATGTAATGGAGGCTAACACTGTCTTATTCAATAATCTTAAGAGAGAAATCGGTCTGAACGAACTTGGAGTATTCGAGACATCGGGTTGCACGATTTCTTATGTTGTAGAAGCAGGTGAAGGTGAAGAAGGATCCAAGAAGTCTGGTCTTGTGGATAAGGCTAAGGCTGCCGGAGGTACTGTTGTAAATAAGGGTGCTGCTCTTGTTGATAAGGTTCTTAAGCTTATTGATGCTGTTGCTGGTAAGATTAAGGGATTATTCGAAGCTGCAATGCTAAAGATTAATGAGCTTACTGCTAAAGCTGCTAAAGCTTTTGGTGGTCGTCTTGACGAGGAGAAGCTTGTTGCTGCTTTAGACAAGACAGAAATTAGCTTTACTTCTGGAGATTTCGAAAATCTTGAGCAGTTCATTTCTTCTGGCGGTGATTTATATCCTGTTGTATTTGGTTCGGCACCAGAAGCTGATATTAAGGGTAAGATTGGTGATATCATTGGCGGAGAACTTACTAAAGCGAATCTTGTTAAGTTCTTTGAAGGTGAATCAAAGAGTCAGAAACTTGATGCTACTGGAGTTAAGCATATTTGTAGTCTGATTAAAGATTTCAAGAGTAATAATACTGCTATCAAGAAGATCTACAAAGATTGCGAAAAGATCCTCAATAATAAAAAGAAAGAGGTTAAGAAAGCTAAAGAAGTAGATAGCAATTTGCTTAATGCTATTAATGCTAATCTTGCTGCTATGACCTTAGTTTATGGAACCGCTCTGTCTTCTTATTATAAGCTTATTTGTAAGGATGTAGGTCTTGCTATTAAGCTTAGAGGAAAGGCTTCTAAGCTTGGTAAGGCTGTTGAGGCTGGTACCGATAAGGCTAAGGCTGCCGCTAAGACAGTAAAGGAAGCTCCTGGCAAAGCCATTAACAATGCTAAAGAAAAGGCTAATGCTAAGAAAGAGCAAAAGCAGGCTGCAAAAGATTTTGCGGCTAATGGAGGTTCTTTAGATGAATCTGCAGTTTCTGATATTCCTGAGGGAACAATGACTTATACAGAGGAAGTTGAATCTCTGTTTAATTGGAGTTTCTAAACTATTATTCAATTAACCTTTTAGGGGAGAGGGATTAGCTTCCCTCTCCCTGTTTTTAAAGGAGATTATTATGATTATAGATAAGAGTCTTTTATATATAAATAAAGATAATGTTTCCTCTGATAGTGAATCTTCCAATTTATTTGAATATTCTCTAAATGCTTTATTAGAGGCTAATAATGATATTATTAGACGTTTAGATGAAGAAGCATTTGTAACGGAAGTTTGGGGATCTAAACCTGTAAAGATATTTAATTTTTATGGGATATTAGATGCTATTATTGGAGCTTTTATTAATATAATAGAGAAATTGATTGGAAGGTTTCTTTCCTTATTGGTAACTCTAGCAGGTCAAGGAAAAGCATTTGATATAGAAGCTAGAGCATTTTCTAATAAGATAAAGAATTATAGAGGAGAATTTGTTTTACGGGATGTTTGGAAGTTTACTAACTTAGAAGCTGGTAAATTTCCTGGGATGGATTTGGGTAATTATTTTACTGACTCTATGAATAAATCTATAGATGCGTTTAATAGTATTATAGAGGATTCTAAATCAGCTGGGGTTGCTATAAATAAATTAGAATTAACAGATATTGACCTTCAACATGATGTAGATAGGTTTAGAAAATATCTATTAAATAAATCTGATAAAGAATATGTTATAAGCGACGAAATGTTTGCTGAAGAATGTTTCAAAATATTCAGAGACGGTAATACTGAACCGTATAGTAAAGCTACATTTGACGGTCCTAGTACGTATAAAAATTTCTATATTCCTTATATGGAGAATCATAAACTTCAAGCTCAGACTAAGAAAGATTCCAAGAGAATACAAGATAATTGTAAATCTGCTAAGAATAAATTAAAGAAATTTTCTCCTAGTATATCGAAATATTCTGATCAAGAATATGCTGATATATTGAATGTATATAATAACGTACAGAGAAATATATGCAAATTATTTGATTATGAATGTAGGGATGTAGTAACTTTATACGGAGCTAAATTGCAGGCTTATAAAGATTCTTACGTACAATCAAGAAGAGTAATTATGAAGTGTATGCAAGAGATTGCCAAGAACGCTCCGTTTGCTAATAAAGAGGAAGGAGAGTGGTGATTATGTATGATATGATTGATAACTCTCTTATTTATAATTTATATTTAGCAGAAAACGATTTAGTAAGAAGTTTAGCTTTAATAGATAATAAAGCTAAGTATGTTACTGAAAGTAGTGATTATATAGTATTAAATGAAGCTCTTAGAGATACTATAAAACAGTATCTTACTAAAGTAATAAATTCTTTAAGTGGTGCATTTAATAAATTTAAATCTATTATAACCAATGATACATCTAAAAAGGTTACTGATATTATAGCTAAAAATGATAATATAAATAAAGATTTTGTAATGCTTTATCCAGATGATTTTGATATTCCCGATCTTGATAAATGGGATAATGTTCATAAAAGTATTACAAGCAATTTTAAAGAATTTACAATAGAGAATTATAATAGTTGGAAATCAAATAATGCTTTAGAAACTAAAGAAGCATTTTATGAATATAATTATAAAGACGTATATGGAGATGGTCGTATAGCAGATCCGTCTACTGGGGAATGGAAACAAGGTATCTATCCAATGATATATTATAACGTCTTTACTAAAAAAGGTAAGGGTAATAGATGTACTTACGATGACGTTCAGAAATTCTCTGATTTTATTACTAATTTTAAAAGTCAAATAGACGTTATATCTGATCAGATAGATAAAATAAATTTATCTACAAAAAATATAGATGCGTATTTATCTACTATAACTGCTGCTAATGAGACGTATTTAGGATCAGATACAATACTATCATTACTCTCTGAGGCTGAAAATGATCAAAGTAGTACAAATACACAGAATACTAATCAAAATGCATCAGAACCCCCTCAGGTTGATGTTAACAATAAATTCAGAGATGAGAGTGATCCTACTGGAGAAAAGGCTAAACAGAATAATGATTCTGTTGACAGAAAGTTTATAACGAATTTCTTTGCTGCTAATATAAATGTATTATCGGCTGAAATGAAAGTTGCTAATCAAATTCATTCTAGGTGTATTAAAATTGTATTTTCTTATTATGGTTTAGCTAGTAGATCTAAATCGACTAAACCAACAGAGAATAATAATGAAAATACTGAACAGAATCAATCTGCGGATAATTCAATGCCTACTGTTAATACTAATGGTTGATATGGAGGTAATTTATGTTTTACGGAGTTATTCATGAAGATTATATGTTTGAGATATCTTTAGGTGAAGGTATTGAGGCTGTTAAGAAATGGCTTAAAAATTTTATAGAAACTATTATGAAAAAGGCTCAAGAATTATGGGGAAAAGCTAAGAAAGCTAAATCTGCAGCAGCCGATAAGTTTAAAGAAATATTTGAGAAAGCTAAAGCTATAGATAAAGAAATTAAAGATATTAAAGATCAAAACGGTGCTAAAAAACTTAAATCTGAAGCAGAGGAAATAGGCGAAAGACTTGACAGTTTAGAGAAGACAACAGAAGAAATTAAAAAGGGTATTGATAATAACAATAAAACTGTGGATGCTGCATTAGATAAAGTTAATACTGAAGCAGATAATGCTGTGAAGAAAGCTAATGATATAGTTAATAATAGTAATAATTCATAAATAATTACCCCAGTAGGTTATAAACCTACTGGGAATTATATTTGTAAAAGTTGCTAATTTGATTCATATATTATACCTCTGATATAAGAGTATAGGAGAAATACTTTTGAAAGGAGGTATAATATATGAATTTAGGTACCTTTTATTTACCTAAAGAAACAATGCTTGCAATTATGCACGGTATTGTCGATGGTAATATTACCACCGATAGCTTACAGGAGAATTCAAATAATGAATTCTCCCGTGAAGCCATCAGGTTTGCTAAAACATATTTAAAACACAAACCAGATAATATTACACATAATGATATTATGGTATTATCATAGGGCTAATATGATAATGATTTAATATCATTATATAAAGAAACTTAGATTATCTTCTATGATACTCTTATATTATCTAAGTTTCTTTTTTATAATATATGTAGAATATATAATAAAAATATAAACGATTGATGATTTGAATAATTCAAAACTTATTAATTTTACATATAAAGATGTATTGACTGATGTTGATCTAAATACTATAACAGCAATCGGTATTTATTATGCAACTACCGGTTTAACAAATTCTCCAAATACTTCACCTTGGGGAGTTTTATTCGTTTTAGGGAGAAGTATTGAGCCAATGTATCTAATGCAATTATTAATAGGTCAATATGGAGATATTTGGGCTAGAAGATTAGATAAATCATGGAAGAAATCATCTGATAGTAATTAATGTATAATTTAAAACCTTTTGATGATCTGAATAATATAGGTAAAAGATTTTATTCTATTTATGAAGCTAATTCCAAAAAAATAACTGTAATCAGTAGATATGATAGTGGTTTGGTAGGTATAATATTAATATCACATACTGGAGGTGCAAATTTTTATATTTGTTTTTATTGTAGAGAAAATATTCGCGAGATAACGAAATCAGGGACAACTGGATCGTTTAATTTATCAGAAGTTAATAAATTTGTATATACAGTAAATTTACCCTATTGGTCATTTTCTTTTCTTAGTTTGTATCCAAGTGATATTGAATTGGTGTAAAATCTCCAATTTTAGTCGATTTTCTACTAATATAGTTATTCAATAAAAATACCCATAGGGTTTTATCCCTATGGGTAAATTATAATTGTTTTATATTACCAAGTAAATGCATACCCAAAAGGATGTGTATCAAAATCATCCGAAAGAATCTGCTTAAAAGCAACCTTACCAGTAAGCTTATTTACAGAAATAATATAGAATTCCTTATGAGGATCCTTTACAACAGGATCACACTCTACGCCAAACAGATAATTTACACCCTTAGTAATCTGAGTACCAAGATAAATTACCGGCTTGAAATCTCCACCAACATATCCTTCAAAGGAAGCATCATAAGCCTTCTGAGCTTCTTCCGGGATCTGAGTACGGACTTCAATATTGACTCCACCAAGAGCTCCACCACCAGATACTACTCTTTCGATAGCAATCAAATCACAATTCATTCCCTTTTCGTTAAAGATAAGAAGAACGATATTCTTAGTATCCTTACCAGTAGTAAGAAGCTGCTCTGCTAAAATAGCGTGGTTAATACCATTAACTTCCTGAGTACCGATATAAGCAATCGGAGTATATTCTGCTCCGGTAAGCTTTTCACCAAGACCAGCAAGAGCAGTAGCAACCTTCTGCGGATATATCCCCATCTTTACATCTACATTCCAACGACCAACCATGATTAGTACCTCCTTTAGGGTAAAACTATATTTACAGATTATTTTAAAGTTATAAATATAATATATTACTACTACTATTACTAATTATTAAAGGAGGACTAATATATGCTTAATGTATTATTGGTGGTATTAGTGATACTAGTAATTTTATTATTTATAGCATCATTTATTTATAAATCTATACATCATAAAAGATCTAAATATATAGAGAGTGTTATTATAGCATATTTACTATTAATAATTCTTATCGTATTAATATCCAGAAATATAATCAATATATGAGATAGATTGCACGATTGGACAGTATTAACGTGGAGTTAAAAATTTCAAATAAAAAATATAATCCCAGTAGGAAATAATCCTACTGGGATTATATTTGTAAAAGTTACTATTTTGATTCATATATTATACCTCTGATATAAGAGTATAGAAGAAATACTCAGAAAGGAGGTATAATATATGAATCTTGGCACTTACAATCTGTCAAAAGAGACAATATTAGCATTGCTGCATAATATTGTCTCCAGAAACATTACTAAAGATTCTATATCACAGAATCCTAACAATATGTTTTCGACAGAAGTTGTCAGGTTCTTAAACGATTATTTCCCCGTTAAACCTGACAACCTTGATCATAAAGACATTAGAGTATTATCGTAATATAATGCTCTGATATCTTATAAAGAAATCTGGATTATCTTCTATGATACTCTTATATCATCCAGATTTCTTTTTTATAATATATGTAGAATATTTGGTAAAAACAGACCTGATGAAGCTCAAGAGATATCCAATAGAATAAATGGAGTTACACTTTATTGTAAAGCGTTCGATACCAACAATGGTTCAACATCTATAACATTTAAACCACCTATGATATTTAAACAAGCATTTTATTTATTTGGTAATTTTAATAGTATAGCTGGTATTGGACTGTTCTATATTACAGGTGGGGATAAATCAGCAAATGGTAGTTTGATATTAGACGGTAATATTTCTACTTTATCTATTACTGTAAATAAAACAACGAATTATGTTACTATATCTGTACCTCAATGGGGTAAATATAGATTATATAGTTATGAGCCAATAGGCGATTGATGATGATAATAGTATAGTAACCTATGACTTCGTAGTTAATACTGCAGCATTAAAAACTTTTGTAATATATGTATATGGTATTAATAAATTAATATTTTTCTCTGGATATGTAGAAATACAGGCAAATAATATAGCAGTTAATTTAAAATTATTAGATTTCAATATACCAAATCCATTTGCTACTTCTACATATTTTTCAGTAATAAAAAATAATGGAAATAAACAATTTTGCCATAGATTACAAGAAGGTACAAAATCATGTATTGTTGATGCAACGCCAAGTGTAACTATAAGTGCTGGTGAATATTATATTATTAATGGATTTAATTATACTATTTAAAATAATATCCCAGTAGGATTTCTCCTACTGGGTTTATTCATTTCATACATCTAAATATCCAAATTAATAGACAAGCTCCTAAAACACTTGATATTAATCCTATTATATAACTAGAAGTATTAACTCCAAATATTCCTAATATAACAGATCCAGCTAATCCTCCAAATAGTCCTAATACCATATTGGCAAAGAAATTTCTTTTAGATGTCTTCATTATAATTCCTGCCAACCATCCTGCTAAAGCTCCTACTAAGACGGTTAATATTAACCCTAGTATCATAAAATAATCTCCTCTCTATGAATATAATCATAAATTTTTAATATTAAATATATTATTAATACAGTTAGAGCTACTATAGATACAGAAATAAAAATAATCATTAGTATAAACTGAAAAGCCCATTGTGCAAATATCGTTAGCATAATACATACCCCCTATATAATATATTAATTATAATAACTGTATTTATAGTAACTGCAATCCGAATAATATATTATAGATTATATTTATTCTTATAATCTTCCCACTTAGTTTCAATCACATAATCTACAATAGCCCAAGGTTGTTCTAACCAAGGATATTTTTCAGGAATCCACATAATTCCATTATCACCATATATAGTTCCCCAACTATTAATTACTTTATACCAGAGGTTATTATTATCATCGAACCTCCAACCTATTACCGTAACAGCATGACCACCATAAGAAGTAAGATCTTTATTCTTATCATAATGAACGATACCATCTTCTTTTACTTCATATATACAAGGTAATACATTTATACCTGCTAATACAGCTTTACATTCTATTATAGCTTGTTGTATCTGCTCTCTAGAAGTGCATTGATAATATGAAGTAATTCTAAATGGTTTTGCCATTTCTAACCATTTAGATTTATTTAATAAAAACTTCATTTTACATTGAGCATATGTATAAAATCCGGGAAATACACTCCAAGGAATACTACCTTCTTTACCCTTCTTACATACAGATCTCAGATACATTCCTTCGAAATCTTCTCCTTCTAATCTATTACTATAAGTAAAACTGGGAGAAAATCTCTCTTTAATTCCACTACCGCCAGATTCTGTATCAGATTCCTGCATATATCTTATAGTAGAATAACTACACGCAGCACATTCACTAGAAGTTCCCTGATCGTATATAAACGGCGGTAATTCTGAAGAATATTCTCTAGGAATATCTATAGCTCCCTTAGGAATCAATTTATTTAATTTATAATCCCTTTCATCGTAAGGACTAGCATAAATTCCTACATAATTATTTCCATATTTTTCTTTAAAATCAACCATATTTATATCAACCTCCATAATATGAGACTCTACAGATGTCATTTATTGCAATGTGAATATTTCTTATATCTTCACTTTATTATAATAATATACTATAACTATATAGGAGGTATATTAAATAATGTTTTATGGTATAATTTATGAAGCTACTTCGGATAGATTACAACTATCAGATTTTAAATTAGTAAATCTTACTAAAGCTTATATAGATAAATATAATATTAAAGGAATTCAACCTAATGATAGTAAACATAAATCTGTAGGTTGGGAATATGAAGAAGGTAAATTAGTAGGATTTGTAGATGTATATTATGATCCCAAGAATCCAGATTATGGTGAAAGACGTTGTATAAATAATCTTGAAGTAAATAAGAAATATAGACGTAAAGGATTAGGAACTCAGATATTAGATTATGCTGTAAAATCTATGAAAGGTGATTTTATTATAGTAGAAGCTTCTAATAAAGTAGCTTTTAATATGTATAAGAAATATGGATTTAAAGTAGGATCTGATACTGAAAAGAAAAATGGTAAAGTAAAATATTATCAAATGTATTTGAAATTCCCTGAAGGAATAGCTGAATTAAAATCTTTATCTGAATCTTCTCTTAAATCCAATATAGATAAAGATTATAAAGCTAAAGGTAAAAAGAATCTTGGTAGTTTTACTATGATTAAAGCTAATAAAGACTTTATCAATAATAACAAGAAACAATATCCTATGTTTAAGCATATAGACTATAAAGATACTGTTTGTGTGTGGAAAGATAAAGATAATATAGTTGCAGTATTAGCAGTAGATCCTGAAGATCGTGGTGATAAACAAATATGGATTGCTGCATTGGAAATAGTAGCAGATTATCAAGGTTATGGATTAAGCAAACAAATACTAAAATATGCTGTTGATACTTTAGGAGCAACTGCTTTAACGGTAAATAAAGAGAATAAAGTTGCTATAAAGATATATGAAGATTTTGGATTTAAGAAATCTCCAAAATCTAATAAAGAATCTGCAGTATATTATATGTATTATAGAGGATAAATAAAATGTTCTATGGAGTGATACAAGAAAGAAGCTTAAGTTCTGGAAAGGAATATACGTTATATCACGGTAGTTCTAATCCTAATATAGATATTATGTTGGCTAATTCTTATAATACGGGAAAACGTTATGAGAATAATAGAATGAGTTCTTATTGGTTTCTAGTAAAGGATTATGCTATCGCATTTGCTACTGCTGAAGTAGTAAATGAAAATTCTGAAAATATAAATATTCTTATTGATAATGATATGAAATTTATTATTGTCGATAAGTATATGAACGAAGCTATAGATATTCTCAAACATAATAACAGCTATGTATATTATCTGAATATAGATGGTAAATATGTAACTGGAGGTCAATCAAGATATTTCCCGGAATATACGATAGATTTTCCAGTAAAACCAACAGGAGTAGAAATTGTAGAATTTAATATAATGAAAAACTATATAAAGTTTGTTCCTGAATCATATTGGAATAAGATTATAGATGATTTCAAACAAGATAAAATGAGATTTGGAGCTAACTTCTTTAGTAGAATAATAGACCCATTATTATATCCAAAGAATATGGATATAATGCAAAATAAAAAGACACTTAAAAAATTAACCAAATAGGAGTATATCATGTTTTATGGAGTGATAAATGAAGGTTATATATTTGATAGTAAAGATATCAAATATCAAGTAGAAGAATTCGAACAAGGAAAAGTAAAAACTCTTTTCATTACTGGTCATTCTGGTTCGGGTAAATCTACAGAAGCTCATAAATACGAAAAAGAGTTAGGAGTTACTTGTTACGAGTTGGACGATATAGGAAATAATTATATATTTTCTGACGAAAATCTTAAGGAATATGGTCAAGAATTTTACGATTGGTTTATGGGTCCTGGTAAGAAATATCGTATAGAACCAGAAGTAGACGAAAATGGAAATAATACTAGAACAGAACCTAATAATGTAGATTTCGATCTAGTAGAAGCTTGTACTAGTTTTATTAAATATATACTTTCTAAGAATGCTAGATGTATTGTAGAAGGAATATCTATATTTATGGCTTTAGACGAGAAGAGATTACCGATAGAAGTGTTTGAGAATTCTGCATTGATTATTAAAGGAACTTCCGGAATTAAATCTGTTTATAGATCTACTAAAAGAGATGTCGATTGGAATAATTCTAAAACTCCAGACGATAAAATAAAAGGAAAAGAGATATTTAAATACGTTATATCTAAGGTAAAATATATGCTTCACGATGAAAGTGTATTGAGAGAAATGAGAAAGAAATATAAAAAGAAGGATAAAAAATGAATAAAGAAGATTTGCACGCTCTTACAGTATTAGGAAAAAAGTTTGCTGAATATACTGCAGATAATTATAAGAAAGCTAGAAGAAAAGAATATATTTGTGATTCTGAGATTCATTATCTGTTTGATTATATGCATAAGAACGAACCTAATTATATAGGAATTACTACCAGATTCTTATATAATGAAAATATTGGACAGATAGTAGGATTTGAAGTTTGTGAGTTGTTTAAAGGTGCTAATTTTGTAGAAGGTATTAGCAAAATTAACGATGGTATAGAGATAGGAACTGTTCATAAAGTAGCTTTTTTAGGAGGCTTTAAAACAGTAAAAAGACGTGGTAGATTTGATATAAAAAGAATTGATATTCCCAATAAAGATAGTGTGATTCCTTATGTAGATATACCTTAAAAGTATTAAAAATAATAATCCCGGTGGTATAATAACCACCGGGGAAATATTTATTTTTTTATTTTATAATAGAATTTCTGGGTGGAATCGTAAGTGAAGTTATATCTATAATTAGAATCCGATATTTGTAGTTTTATATTTCTAGTAATTTTTCCATCGGTTTCATTATCTATACTTCTATAACTGTATTGAGAAGGGAGAAATTGGACAAAATAGAAAGTTATATTATTATATTCTTTTATTATAGGATCACTAAAAGAGGGTACTATTGAATTTACTATATAAATTTCTTTTACATTTTTATTTAATTCTTTATATATTATTTTTATTATTTTATCTAATTCCTCCTCTAAATCTATAACTTGACGATAAGTCATAATACTTTTATCCTCCTATCAACTTGTATCATAGTGTTAGTTGATATGATTGTAAGATTATATTTTTTAATATTATTATATAGACGAAACAAACAATTAATGATTAATCTAAGGGGGATAAAAATGAATACAATCAATAAAAAGAATGTAATTGCTGTTGTTCACAATAGTGTGTTTCATGCAGATGATGTTATTTGTATATCTCTCCTACGTTTATATTACGGAAAAGAGAACGTAACTGTTGTAAGGAGTAGAAACCCTAAGGATTTCAAAACTGCAGACTATATCCTTGATGTCGGTGGAAAACGTGAAATCTCAGACAATCAGGTGTGGTTAGATCACCACCAGGATATAACCGAATACCAGAATGGAATTAGACGCTCTGCTTGCGGATATTTATTTGATTATTTAATGGCAGCAGATTTCCTTCCATTTGAATTTACAGAAGGATTCCGGTCAAAAATTTTATATCCAGTAGAGGCCTATGACAACGGTCAAGATGTAAAAAATTTAAATCTG